ATGAGTATTGTGCGTCATCTGAAAGGACCACAAAATAAGCTACACATCAGAAAGGAAAATAAGATTTCAATGGCACAGACTATTAATGATGTGCTACGAACAACAACAAGAAATTATCTCAACACGATAAATCCGGCAAGTCCACCCAGTCCGGCAACAATCGAAGAGGACTTACTTTCCAATATTGCCACAGCATTTGACCTTGCAAATTCAATATTACCAAAAGGCAGTAAATGGAAGATTCCACAAAAACTTGAATTTCAGCAACTTGCAGACATAGTTGCTTATTTATATCCTGTATGTAGAGTTGCTACAGCAGGAGAAAATGCTGACAGTTCATATGATTTGCTTGCAATATATCAATCATCAGGACCTGATGAGGGCACATATGTAACATCAGATGAGATATTCAGAAGCATTGCTCGTAGCTATTGTTACTCTATAACATCAAGAGAATTCAACGAATTTATGACAGCGTTAAGAGATATTGTTCCTCGTGTTAAGCGTTGTACAGATAAAGACTTAATTGCTGTAAACAATGGTATATTTAACTATCAAACCAAACAGTTAATGCCGTTTACGCCAAATAAAGTATTTTTAGTAAAATCAAAAGTAAACTATAATCCGAATGCACAAAACGTAGTTATACATAATCCTAAAGACAATACAGATTGGGATGTAGAGTCTTGGATGAATGAACTTGCTGATGACCCAGAAGTTGTAAATCTGTTATGGGAAATACTCGGTGCAATCATAAGACCCCACGTTTCTTGGGGTAAATGTGCATTATTTTATTCAGAAACAGGAAACAACGGTAAGGGTACATTATGTGAGCTCATGCGTAGATTATGTGGAGACGGTTCATATGCATCTATTCCATTGTCAGATATGGGTAAAGACTTTATGCTTGAACCTTTGACAAGAGCTACGGCAATTATTGTTGATGAAAACGATGTCGGCACATACGTAGATAAAGCTGCAAATTTAAAAGCTATTATTACTAACGATGTAATACAAATAAACAGAAAGTTTAAGACTCCAATACCGTATCAGTTTTATGGATTTATGGTTCAATGCTTAAACGAGATGCCAAGAATCAAAGATAAGTCTGATTCTTTTTACAGACGACAGTTGTTTATACCGTTCTATAAGACATTCACAGGTCATGAACGTAAATATATCAAAACTGATTATTTACAAAGACCTGAAGTACTTGAGTACGTATTATATAAAGTCTTAAATATGAATTACGAACAGCTTTCAACACCTGAAACCTGTAGAATAGCATTAGCTGAATATAAAGAATACAACGACCCTGTAAGACAATTTGCAGAAGATATATTACCTATTTGTAATTGGGATTTATTACCGTTTTCATTTCTTTATGAGCTGTATAAAGCATGGTTTACAAGGTATATGCCATCCGGTACAGCACAATCAAGAAACACATTTATAAAAGATTTGCTAATTGCAATAGCTGATGATGAAACATGGGAATGTAAAGATAAAAATGCCGTTATACGTACAGGTAATAAAATATCTGTACCTGAACCACTAATAATAGAATATGATTTAAAATCATGGATGAATAAACGCTATATCGGTAGTGCAGACGTAGCCAGAGTATGTACACCTACGGCTTTATCCGAGAGTTATCGAGGATTAACAAGAAAATAAATAAATATAAGAAAGGATTAAATAAAACAAAAATGGCAAACTTGAGTTCTGTATTTGGAGATATATCAATATTTGCACCGTCTATTAACGACCTTGCAGTATTTGCATATTACTTCCAGAAATTAAATAATAATGTAACGTATTACACAAACCTTAATGATATCGAAGATTTGCTAAAATATTAGAAAGAATAAAATATGAATAACAATATAACAATATGGTCCGATAAAGACGGCGTAATAGCCGTCTACGAACCACACGTATATAGACCTAAAGACCCTAATGAAACACCGTTATTTATGATAGAGGGTGTACATTATTATCGTAATTGTGAGGCAGATGCCCGTATTATCGAAGCCTATAGACTCATACAAAAAGAGCATCCTGAAATTCCATTTACTGTAATAACTAATGTAGTAGATATAACGGCTTCAAAAACACTGGCGAATGAACATAAAACCGATAAACATCTATGGGTATCCGAAAAAATGCCATTTTTAGATATGGACTCACAATTTTACGCCATTCAAATGCCAAAGTATATTAAAGCCGAGCAGTTATTAAATAGAAAATTAAGAAAAACCGATATATTAATCAGCGACTATAATAACGATTTAATACCTTGGGAAAATGCAGTTGGAAATGCAGTTGGTACAGGTGTTAAATACTTAAATGGTCAAAACAGTGCTGATTCATTTGATGGAGCAAAAATTACACCTGATATGACACCTGATGAGATAAAAACATTTATATTGAATTTATCTTATTAGCGAACCAAATAATAAATTCATGAAAGAGAACAAACTATGCCAAAATTCAATTTTTATGATATAGAGTCTTTGGCGAATGTATTTACTCTTGCAAATTATAAAGAACAAGAAGACCATGCAGATATATACATTCTAAGTGATGACCCTATATTAACAAGAGACCAGCCTTATATAACGTTTCACAATAGGCTGTTAAATGCAATATATGATGCCAATCACAATTTTAGAGGCACAATACAAATACATGATTTACATACAAAAACAGGTTGTGACCATTTAGCAAAAACCTTTGGTCTGTCAGATGCCTATATTGTAAATAATCCAAAATCAAAATCAAATTATCCTGATGAGTTTAGACCGGTATGTGATACAGACCCCAACTATGATGACAACATTCACCCATATATTTGCTCCTATAATGGAGCAAATTATGATAGTACAATGTTATCTTTGTTTTTTTATTATGCGTATACATTAGATAAAAATAAGCCGTTTAATCCACCTACAGCAAGACAGATGCGTATAGAAAACGATAGCTTATTTACTCCCAGATTCAAAGAGGCAATGCCGTCTTATTTGGCAACTCCATATAATGACGGATTATATGGTAAACCTGATTATAAAGACCCAAGATGGGCTATTCGCAAAAATATGCTTATGACAGGTCGTCACATAGATATTGCAGCCTTAAACGAAAAACAAAAGAAAGTTGCTCTTAAACGACTTTTAGGTCTGATGGGATTTCAGATACTTGAGTCCGATAAAGTAAAACATGACGCTAAGTTGACAACACAAGAAGAGCTGTTAGATGTCATAGCTTATAACATGTCAGACGTAGTAAATCTAAAAGAATTATTTCATTTGGATTATTATCAGGGTCAGTTTACATTAAAGCGACAGCTGTTAAAGACATATCCTGAACTTAAATACGAAAAACAACCAAAAGAATATGCACCAAATGTAAGTCAATTTTCGGTGCGTAGAGATAGATTATATATTGATTCAACATCATCCCAGTTTGCTCAGAAATGTTTATGCCCATATGAACATTTAACAGATATACCTGTTGTAAGTTTTATGTATCCGGCAAAAGAAAAAGCGGCTGAACTTGGCATAAAACAAGTAGACGTATTAGAAGAAACGAAAAAGTTCTTTTATTCTAAATTCCCACAGCCTGAAATACGTGCTCAATTTGATGAAATATATAATTATTACAGTGCCATCAGAGGCAAAAACTTTAATGAATCTATAAATTATAGAGACGATTATGCCGTTCAAGATGTACTACCATACCCTGTTACAAAACTGTCTGAAATACCGAAAAGACCTAATTCTTTGCCATATTTTGACAGAAACGGTAAATATACATCTTGTTTTGTAAACTTCTCTACAGGTGGTGTTCATGGTGCTGAATTTAATAAAGCACTATATGAAGCCGATATGATAGCATACGAAGCTTATGCTGATGACTTTAAATACGCAATACAAGTTTATCCAAATCCTGTTGATTTAAGAAACGCAGGTGTAATAGAAATGCCTGATGGAAGAATATTAAAATATAACGTATTTTTACGTTCAGGAAAATCTATTGCTAATTCAGAATACAAAGATTATCTAAAAGATAAACCTGAATTATTCATTGCAGATGATGACGGCACAACCAAACTCAATATCAAGTATGTATTCACATCAACCGATTTTGCAAATCACGAAGACTTCACATCATATTATCCGAATCTACTTAGAATGATGAGAGCATTCTGGAACAACGGACTCGGAAAAGACAGATATGGTGAGATTTTTCAGCAAAAACAGGATTACAGCAAACTTATGAAAGATAAATCTGTTTCAAAAGAAGACCGTGAATATTATGCTGTTTTAAGAGAAGGAACCAAACTTATCTTAAATGCTGCATCAGGAGCAGGTGATGCCACATTTGATAATAATATTCGTATGAACAATACTATAATTTCTATGAGAATTATAGGACAGTTGTTCTCTTGGCGTATCGGTCAGGCACAAACATTCGAGGGTGCGAAAATTCCGTCAACAAATACTGATGGCTTATACTCTGTACTTGAAAAAGATTTAAATAATTTAATTCTTGCAAGAGAATCAGATGATATTGGCGTTGAAATAGAACCTGAACCTATGTATTTAATATCTAAAGACAGCAATAACAGAATAGAATTAAAAGAAGATGCACAGACAATTATAAGTGCATCAGGCGGTACGGTAGGTTGCCGTAAAGGACCTGTTGTAACAAAAGCACTTGCCCATCCTGCAATAATTGACTGGGCAATGACAGAATACTTAATCGTTGCTTCTCAACACTATAAAGGCTTATCACTTGATAAACCGTTTGATGAAACAATAGGTATGAATATATTATTGTCAGCCCAAAATAAATTCGAACCTGTTCACTGGCTTAGAATGTTTCAAAATGTATTAGCTTCATCTACCGGTTCCATGCGTTATATCTTCGGCAAAACTAAAAATAGCAATACACCTGTTATATTGCCACACTATAACAGAGTATTTTATATGAAGCCTAACACAGTTAAGACACTAAACTTAAGTGCAGCATTTGCAAAAACAATAACAGATGCTCAGAAAAACAAACGTCAAAAAGATGGTTTAAGACCTATCACAATAGACCATATTGCAATGCAAGTATTTAATGCAAATAAAGTAAATATTCCAACTGATAAAGATATTGTTGTAGTCAAAATAACCAACGTAGAAGATGATTGGGATGTTTATATTCAAAATAAAGATTTACATGCAATAGATGATATAGAATTTGAGTTTATAAAATTAAACTTAAATTATGACTGTTATCTATCATTACTTAAAGATTGCTTTGAGAAAAACTGGCGTAATAAGCTTCCAAATAGAAGATATGTCACATTCCAGAGACAAAACAATACATTAGAAACACAAACAATAACTGATAAAATAACATTACCTGTAAATATTGCAAATCATTGTTGGGTGTTTGAATCAAAAGTAAAAGATAAAATAGCTTATACAAAAGTTACACCGGATGTATTTATAAACGATAAAACGCTCTTAAAATCAAATGAAAGAGATTTTATAGCAAAAGAAATACCGGTATCAAATTATGATGCCTATATTGCATCCATAATCAAGAAAGAAAAAACTAAGAAAATGCCTAAGTCTTGGTGTGGATATACTTTTACAAAAGATGATGCAAATCTCTTAAACAATGACAAAGAAATAACTATTACAGCCAAAACAGCAAATGGTAATGAATTCACCTGTCAAATCAAATGGAAAAATGTTGATGGAGAATTCAATCTTGTTCCAAAATTTGATACATAAAATAAAACGGGGTGTAATATCACACCCCGTTACTTAATTTAGAAAGGACTTATTTATGGGAAAAGCTGAAGGATACGTGGAAAATTATCTAAGAAAAAGAACCCGTGAGGCCGGATATTTATGTTATAAATTTGTATCACCCGGAATAAAGGGTGTGCCTGATGAAATTGTCATTCATGACGGTCATATCACTTTTATAGAAACAAAAAGCTTAACGGGTGTAACATCAGCGTCACAAAAAAAACGCATTCAAGAAATGCGTGATAATGGAGCTGATGTCAGAATCTGTAACACTCGTGAACTCATAGATGACTTTATATTAGAGTGTACCTCTCTAAAGCCTCTAAAACGCTCTACAACGAATTTTAATAACTAAGCCATACCAAGTTATGCCTAACAACATTAAAATGCATCTACGGGGCTTTAAACAGCTCTAATAGCCATTTAACAATAAATATATGGAGAATAAAAAATTATGATAGATAAAATTAACTGGGATATATGCCCAAACGGCAATAAAAAAGCTAAAATAAACGCTAAATCAAAATATTATATTTTAGAACATCATCTTACAGATGTAGATGACTTCAAAAGATTTTATTCAATTCATGAATATAATAATCAAAATAAAGCAATGTCATTAAACACTACGTTTACAGATACAGACGAAGAATTATATGATTTACTATATGATATGGCAATAATAAAATAAGGATTTTTCAAAATGCATAACACAAAAATTAATATGTTAACAGAACTACTTGAAGATATTATTTACGATATATCAGACGAAGAAAAAGACCCTGAAACTAATCAATTTTATGCTAAATTAATAGATTTACATAATTATATTATTGAATCATTATAATAAAAAAACTCTGCAAAATGCAGAGTTTTTTAACCCAAATTCTGAAAGGACAAAACATACTACACAGTATATCTCAATCACTATACACATCATATATCATTTATGTATATTTGTCAATAAAAATACACATAATTATTTAAAAACAATAGTTTATAATACAATAATTTTAAGTACTAATACTTAAAAAAATACGGGTGCATCAGTGTAATTAAAAAACAATTTAAATTCAGAAAGAGAGAAAAAAAAATTATGATAAATAATTCATTATTAGTTCCTACTGTATTAGAACAGTCACCTGAAGGAACAAGAGCATATGACTTATATTCAAGACTGTTAAGAGACAGAATTATAATGCTCTGTGACGAAGTGAGTGACCATTCTGCTCAGCTCATTATAGGGCAGATGTTATATCTTGAGTCAGAAGACCCGAATAAAGATATTTATTTTTATATTAACAGCCCCGGTGGAAGTGTATCAGCCGGTTTGGCAATTTATGACACTATGCAATACATAAAATGTGATGTATCAACTATTTGTTTCGGTACAGCTGCATCTATGGGTGCTGTATTATTATCAGCAGGAACTAAAGGTAAGCGTATTTGTCTTCCTAATGCCGAAGTTATGATTCATCAGCCACTTGGCGGAGCTCAGGGTCAAGCAACTGATATTGCAATTCAAGCAGAGCATATGGCATTCACAAAAGAAAGACTCTTAAGACTGCTTGCCAATAACACAGGTCAGGATTTTGAAAAGGTTAAGCTTGATTGTGAAAGAGACTGCTGGCTTACAGCAGATAAAGCAAAAGAGTATGGACTTATAGACCAGATAACAGAAAAACACTAAGTACAGAAAGTGAGAAATTGTCATGACAATTAATGAACTTCAAAATGAAATTAATAAATTAGATAAAAACCAAATAGATGAACTTATAAAAGGAATAAATTATCCCCAAAACGATTTAATATATCGCCGTCTATGGTTTGATTACATAAAAGAAGATGTTATAGAGCTGTCAAGTCAAAATCCTGATATAGAGCTAACAGATGACCAAATAAATAAATGTGCAAACAGATATGTGTATGACTGCGATTATGACTGTGAAATACCTTACTGGGATAACATAGATATACTCATATATGACGAATGGGAAAAATCTAAAAATAAATAAATAAATACCTGTAATATAAGGAGATACCAAATATAGCCGGTGCTTATTGCACTGGCTATTGTTTAAAAAATTATGAAATATATAAATTACGCAAAACTATGTACAACCTATAAGCTAAATATAACAAAACCGTCATTTTCTGATTTATTAATCAATTTAACAAAACCAATAATTATAGTGCTTTTATTTAATACTATTATTGCAAGCATAATATATTCAATAAATCATAATATGATAACAACTACAGTAATATATTCTTTTAGTTTATCAGCTACATATACTGTTGTACTATTATACCAATATATTTGTTATACAAAATATAAGAAAAACTTGAATATATACCAAGAAACATCAAATGTCTTGGTGGACCAATATAATATTAATCCTGTAAATTTAAATAAAAACTATCAAAACTTAAAACAGATTATGTCAATTAAATATGAAGATGATTCATGTAAACATAAAAAGACGTTTATAAAACTTTATACAACTTATTTTAATGATTATATAAATATAATTCTAAATAAGTTTTATAATAATATTGATGTACCAACTGCAAATTTAAACGAAAAATTGATTAACATGATAGAAAATGACCCGGATATAAAATACAGTAGTGTATCCCGTTATTTAGTCAAATAAAAAAAGATAAAGTGAGAGACAAATATTAATGAAAAATACTAAGACATTATTTAAAGCATATATGAATCCATCAAGAGATAGATTATATATCTTATATTATAACCCTGATAGTGATTCCAATGGACAATATGTAATGATGATGATTGATAAATCACTCATAGAATATGCTGATTTAAATTCAAAAACAGACGCTGAATTTGAAAACATATTAGAGTCATATGCAAAAACAAATCTGATAGATAAATCAGATAATGACGCAGACAACCAAGAATTCAAATATATAGATTTATTATTCAAATCAAATGAATTATCAATTATTCCTGATTTGAATAAGCAAACTATTGTGAATATATTTGACAATAAAAATATTAAAATATTATAAGGAGAACATTTATAAATACATTAAATACTTATCAGGCTAATCCTGAAAAAGAACTAAGAATCTCATGGATTGCAAATAAATATCAAAATTACTTAAAAACTTGGATTAAAATTAACGATAAAATCAAAGTTTTACTTAACGAAGACGGAATGATAATCAAAAATTCAGACAATAAAAGAATTGCTATTAATCCTGAAATAGCTGCACATATAGGAATTAAAGAGGTGTAATATGGGAATGTTCGGCTTCACTTATGCCGATACAGGCAAAAGCATTATAGCAAGCAAAGGTTATATTTATATATCTAAAGCAATGCAAAAAGCTATAGACTATAATAAATCTGCTCTTAGATTTACATATGTCAATGAATATGGAGATTTTGATATATTAAGAAAAAACAATAAAGATACCTTAACGCTTGATATATATGCTCTAAAAGCAATGCAGTTATATCTTGCCGGACTTTTAAAAGACTTAACAAAAACAGACATAGAAAATCTGCAAGATACGATTGCTAATTTCAGGCTCGTAATGACACAACCTGATATTGAGATTAAAGAATATGCAGATAAGATAAGACATCTGGGTATAAAAAATTCTTTTAATGATGAAAAGCCTTGTGACAGAAAATCATATACTCTACCTCATATAGGCAATCAAAATGCGAAAATGATTTATTTTGATAAAATATCCAGAACACCTGTTCCTATTATTATTACCAAGAAAAGATTAGAAAATATGGTTGTCACTAAATCACGACAAATAACACCTGATGATGATGTATGTGACATTGCTTACAAATGGGGAATGGTTTCAAGTGATGACCCAAGTCAAGGTTTTTATGAATCAAGAGATATTTGGGTAAAATACGAATATCCTGAAAAATAAATCTACCAAAATCTGCTCATATATGATAAGATATGGGCAGATAAAATTTATATTAGAAAGGAATCAAACATATGGTTTATTTATACCCTGCTATAATACTGGATAACGATGAATTAACAGCTATGTCTCTTGACAACATAACTTTTAACAACGGTTGTATCATAGATAATGACTTATCCATTCAGACCAAGCTCGAAGATTATTTTAAAGTACCGATATTGTCTATTCAGCAGTCAACAAAAGACAATAATTTAATTATATTCTATTATCCAAACGGTTTTGTTGATACCAATCCATTGACAAAAACCAGAATGGCAGTTTTAAGAGGCACACTTGAAGAATTACAAAGTCAAATAACATATATGGTCTCTCAAAGACCTGATATAAAGCCTACACTGTTAATAGATAAATATATTTTCCAGTGCTCACCAAGAGAAACAATGATGCTTAAAAACTGGATTAATGAAAACTTTAAATAAAAGAATTTCAAATACACGCATAATTTATGCGTGTATTTTTTTTTTATAATTTTACTGGAAATTAAACGTACTTTATGCTAAAATACTCATATATGAGGTTTTTATAAACTTAAATTACTTTCCTGAAAGGTTAGAAATATATGCAAAACAATATGTTAATTCCATTACATCCATATCAGGTGTTTGCAAAAGAATTTGCAAAATCCCACCCATATTGTGGATTATTTTTGACAATGGGTCTTGGTAAAACTTCAATTATATTAGAAACACTATATGAAATAAACCCACATACACACGTATTAATTATTGCACCGAAAAACATAGCAAAAATAACATGGCAAAACGAAATCAAAAAATGGAATATGCCGTTCAGAACCAAGTCTTTAGTTGTTGATGATAATGGCAAGGATTTATCCAAGAAAAAACGAGAAAAAATATATGATTCTATAAAAAATAATAAAAACGGAACTGTATATTTTATAAATAGAGAATTGATACCTGATTTGGTAAAAAGATTTCCGGATAAAGCATGGCCGTTTGGTGTAGTCATAATAGATGAAAGCCAAAGCTTTAAGTCTCACAGCTCTGTACGATTTAAGGCTCTCACGACTGTAAGAGATTATATGCAAAGAGTTATACTTCTAACAGGCTCACCTGCACCAAAAGGTGTAATGGATTTATGGGCACAAATTTATTTATTAGATAAAGGCTTAAGACTCGGAAAAAATATTACAGCCTATAGAAATAATTATTTTGATGAAGGCTTAAAAGTCAACAGTTATGCTGTAAGCTATAATCCAAAGCCTATAATAATTCATCCACAATCAGGAAAGCCCGTATTAGACCAAAACGGCAATATAATGAGTGCCGAGGATTTAATATATAATCGCATAAGTGATATTGTAATATCTATGAAAAACACAAATTTACAATTACCTGCATTAACATTCAATGATATCGTAATAGATATGAATGATGATGAAAAAAAGCTTTATAAATCATTTATGAAAACATATATATTAAAACTGGAAGACGGCACTGAAATAGAAGCTGTAAATGCCGCTGTATTACAATCCAAGCTTTCACAGATTGCATCAGGAGCCATTTATACAAATACAAGCACACATGAGTTTAGTGTAATACACAAACACAAATTAGAGATGTGCGAATATATTATAAATAATACAGATTCACCTGTTATTATTTCGTATTTCTTTAAAAGCGACTTAATTATGCTTCAGGAATACTTTAAAGAAGTAAAAATAGATGCCAGAGTATTTGATAACACACCACAAATGGAAGAAGAATGGAACGCAAAAAAAATCCCTGTTATGTTAATACAACCTGCATCTTGTGGTTTTGGACTCAATTTTCAAAAAGGTGGTCATACTTTAATTTGGTACACTATTCCTTGGTCATTAGAACAATACGAACAAACAAATGCAAGAATTTATAGACAAGGACAAACCGAACCTGTTATAATTCATCATTTATTGATGCGTAACACTATAGATAAAAAAATATTAGATGCCATTCATAAAAAAGATTTATCACAAAAAGCATTATTAGATGCAATAGAAGCATCTATTATTTAGACTAAAAAATAAGAAAGGAATTAAACCATGAAAGTAAAACTTTTACCAAGAATTATAAGTGATGACAATCAGGAATTAAAAGAAAAAGATTTAGTTCTTGTTAAAATCAAAAACAGTGATTCAAAAGATGCAGAACTTGCTCAGATAAATGATATTCAAATGACTATTATAACATTAACGTTTAATGATTCACTTGAATTTAACGGTACACATACTTTTAGAGTTACAGACATAGAAAGATTAGAAAAATACTATAAGTAATATATAATAATGCTGTATCATGAATTCATGATACAGCATTAAATTAAACAGAAAGGTGATATATGTGTACAATCAAATTAGAAAATCAAAGTTGTTTTAATTATTTAAAAACACTTAATGATAATTCTGTATCATTAATTTTAATAGACCCACCATATGAAGTATCACGCAGCACCAATTTTCAATCAGGAACTGCCACAGGAAAAGATACCGATAGATTCAGAGTATCTATGGATTTTGGGGAATGGGATAATGAATTTACAGGACTTGATATAATTATTAAAGAATGTTATAGAATACTCAAAAACAGCGGCACACTTATTTGTTTTTATGACTTATGGAAATTAACAACATTAAAAGATTATTTTGATGATGCTAAATTCAAACAAATAAGATTTATAGAATGGATTAAAACAAATCCTGTACCATTAAACAGCAAAACAAATTATCTTACGAATTCAAGAGAAATTGCTATTGTAGGTACAAAAAAAAGTAAACCTGTTTTTCATTCTGAATATGATAACGGTATATATCGTTATCCTATATGCCATGACAAAGGCCGTTTTCATCCGACACAAAAACCAGTAGCTTTATTAGAAGACTTAATTACAAAACACAGCAATGAAAATGATACTGTATTAGATTGTTTTGCAGGTAGTGCATCAACAGCCGTAGCCGCCTATAATCAAAATCGCAACTTTATTGGCTGTGAATTATCAAAAGAATATTATGATAAAGCTGTTAATAGACTACAAAACCTTGGAATCATAAAATAGGAGTGTATTATGGCTAAAGATAAATTAGAACAAACAACTGTTAATATGATTAAAGACAGTAATATTACAACTGATGAGATAATCAGATATGTAAAAGGTGAATGTAGAGATATTCCATTTTCACCTCAAACATTAGGTATGTTATTTGAAAAAATAGCTGATATTAATTATGATGAAAATGACCCAATGAGTTGTTTCTCTAAAGAAATAACCATTGATACACTGACAAATATACACCCCGGGTTTCGTAGTACAAATGGATGCCAGTGGGCAAGGTCTGATAACAGTTATCTTGGAAAAAGATATATAATTATAAGAAAGCACAAAAACGGTAAAGTATTTTCTGTAAAACTGGATGGACCAAATAATAAATCCATTAAACGTAATCGCAGCATAAAAAAAGAAATTGTTGATATAATATCTAAACAACGCTGTAGTATTTTAGATATAGGCTCACAGATTGAGTGCGACCATAAAGACGGACATTATGATGTCTTAACCAATCAGTCAATAGATACTCAAAAACTATCCGATTTCCAACCGTTATCAAAAGCTGCAAATGATGCAAAGAGAAGTCATTGTATAAAATGTATACAATCAGGAAAAAGATATGATGCTAAACGATTAGGCTATTCACAATCGTTTATAGTGGGTGATGAAAACACTAAATCTTGTCAAGGATGCTACTGGTACGAGCCTAAGTATTTTAATAAAATAATATCCAAAGATTATAAAAAAGATAAATAACAAATAAAAACACCAATCATAAATGATTGGTGTTTTTAATTTAACCTAAACCTGCACCTGATTTATTAATAGTTGATGGTGCTGCCCCACCCGGCTGAACATCACCGTCAATAGCATTTTTCAAAGGGTTATCTCCATCTGTTGTTGTCTCTTCCGGTATTTTTTCAACATTTGTAACATCAGGCTGATAATTACTATATGTCTTTATATTAAGCTCTTTAGATTTACCCGAATCTCCAAGTGTATTAAAGAGCTTAGCTCTTTCTATCTCATCCACAGGTGTTGTAGGGTCATCTACAACAAAACCGTTTTCATCAACAGGATTTCCATTATCATCCCATACAATATGATGCTCATGTGCCCAGTTAAGCTGTTCTGTTGTGAAATCATATGATTTAATATATTTTGCAACAGACCCGTCATCAGATACAACAACAGTAGTTACAGGCTTATTAGGAGCTACACCTTCTTTTTCTGCAATAGCCTGTTTAACAGACGCAACTTTTGCAGATGTTTTATCATTCATTGATGCAACAACTGAACGTGAACCCAATATAACAGCAACAGCTGTTCCTAATACTAACATACCACCTGCTATTTGTATCGGTAAAGTAGAATGATGTTTGTTGCGTGAAACTCTATCATCATTAGTATTGCTAACTAAAGTGTTTTCAATATCGGGTGTATCATTGTTGTTGATATTGTGTCGTTTATTAAACATAACATATTCCTTTCTATCATATTCTAATATAAGCTTAAAAAAATATATTGATTTATCAAGCTATTTCTGATATAATGATATCAGAAACAAAGATAAAAAACAAGTTATCAAATTAAGTTTTCACAAAAAAAATTATGTAATAACAAACATAATAAAATATATTAGAAAGAGGTGATACCATTGGGCTAATTAATACTCTAAAATAATAGATATTTTAGACACACATATATTTTGAAATAATTGCAATTAATTCAAATAAAAACGGAATAACAAGAGCATAACATTAGAATAATATTAGAATAAAAAGGAAAATAATTATGGCACATACAATAAAACCAACACAGTTAAATCCAAACCAGTTCGTCTATGTAAGAGGTAATGTAACTTTTTCAAGACTTACCAGATTTCTGACAGACGAACAGCTTAAAGCTGATAATGCAAAGAGACAGATGAGAGGTTTACAGCCTGTCAACGGAAATTATCTTACAATTACAGTAGATAATGCAAGAATAATACCAAGAAATCCCGGACAGTTATCGCTTGAAGAGAATTATATAGCCGAGACTTTTTATAAGTCACAGAAGAACCCACAGGCAAATACTTATACCGTAATTTCTAAATCTGCGGAATTTCCAAAATTCTATGAGCCTATGGTAAACCCTGATGGTTCATATAATACAACTCAAGCTAACGAACTTCCGATTTCAGGAGAGCCTGCTACCGGTCTTGATGTTACTATCGTTTTAAGAAGCTTTAAGCCTAAGATGTATAATAACGTTGGATTTGTAATTCATAGCATAATAGCGAACGAAAAGATGAAATATTATGATTTCAGTTCAGCTGTTGATGATTTTAAGAAAAGAGGTATGATTGTAAACGAGCTTAGTCCTGAAGAGAGAGAAGCAGCTATTGCAAAACTTCAGAACAGGACAGCGTCCACACCTGTTGTTGAACAGAATTATGATGATGTTGTTGAAACAGCACCTGTTGGTGTTATACCACCTGCAAATAACGTAGACCCGTATTCAACTATCGGAAATACTCAGCAGGCTATGAACCCACCTGTTCAGGCACAGCCTAATCAGACACAGGCTACAACCAATTACAATCCAAACAATATCGCAGCACCTGTAAACAATACAGAAACTTGGTCTTGTCCAACATGTGGTGCATCAGGGAATACCGGAAGATTCTGCAATAATTGTGGAACACAAAAGCCTGAAGTAAACCAGACTGTTTCAGGTATTACATATGACCCAAACAGTACAAATAGAAATTATTAATCAATAATTTAAGACCTATGGAGAATCCATAGGTCTTTTTCATATATAAACAAAAAAACAGATACATAAGTATCTGTTTGCTGTTTATTGTCAGGTTTTGATTGTAAAGCCATGTTTGTAGCAATTATAACAAATAAGATAGCAACTAAAAATAAAACAACGGACAATAATAATCCCATATTTCGTAAATGCCTATCTTCGATAAAAATCACCCCCTGTTAATCATTTATAATAATGCCTTTATAAATATCATCTTTGATTATTACTATGTAATCAGCATTGGGAATACTGTTATATTTTACATCATCTTGTACAAGTGTCATAGCTTTCTCGTTCTTAACAGACAATAAACTACTAATTTTTGTCTTTAATGTTGCACCATCGGAAATCCAAGAAAGTATATGATTATTTGTAACAATGCCTAAACATTTATTTGATTTAGAATCAACGACAGGAAGCCAATCTGTTTTTTTATTAATTAGAGCTGTACAGCAATCACTCAATATAGATTTTTCAGATAATGCCTGTACTTTTTTACACAACTGTCCTGCTGTTTTATCAATACAACCCAAATCTTTTAGAACTTTATTTATAAACAAAATCATATCAGATTGCATGGCTAAGAATGACTTATAATCTTCGTTATGTTGTGCGTAATTTCTAATCATACGACATAACCTCAGTTTATTTTGAATAGAACCGTCTTTTGCATGATTTTCAAGCCAAAAGACATTAATATCTTCATCATCAGAATTATCTGCGTCAAGCCAAGATACTTTTTTAAGATTTTGCACATCTATATCAAATAATGCATTTTCTAATTTTTTATATACTGTTAAAAAATCATTTATAGGCTTAATTGCCATAAATTATCCCTCGCATTCATATGTAATATATCATTATATTACATCATAATAATAGATATTTCAACCTAAAAGATTGATAAATCAATATAAATTTACTAACTGATATTATAAAATATATTATTCTATGTTATCATAATATCGGGAGCAATATTGTTATAATATCAAGAAAGGACAAAACCATAATGGAGTTTTACTTACACCCATTTATAAAGACAATAGCTGATATTAAAGCATGGACAATATCAGATAACGAAAAAATACCGATTCATATGGGAATATTGAAGAATGAAGCAAGACGAGCCGGTGCAAATTTTTATGATAATAATTCATTTATGACATTGTATGAGTTATATAATTTTTATTTAACTACTATGAATGCATATCCACCAAACCATGCATTTTATTTAGACTCAATCATACATGGTTTTTGTGTACTGGATATAGAACCTAACTGTCCTGATGACATGAAATCCGAATTATTAAAATTGCCGTATTTATATGGTGAATTATCAATGTCCGGCAAAGGATACCATTTAGTATTTCCTTTACCAAAAGATATATTAGACCAATATCCTATTGTATATCAAAAAGTCTGTCTAAAAGAAGAACATAAATATTATGAAATATTATTAAACCACTTTTGTACTTTCACAGGTAATCAAATTAAAGAAGCTGATAATCAAGCAAATCCCAACGGATTTCATGATTTATTTTTAAAATTGGCATCTGAACAAAAAGAAATCAATAAAGCTGAAGTTGATATAAGCCAAATTGATAGTGTAGATACAAAAATGGCTGATTCCATTTTAATGCTGTTAAATACAGCAACAAAACAATACACAAAAACACTTGCAGATTATTATAATGATGAATCAAAATATGAATTTGCTTTTATATCATTCTTATATTTTAAACTTAAAATGATTCTAAAAGTGCAAGCAATTAAAGACGAAAAACACGAATATACAGATGCCGAAAAAGCTTGGTTTTTATGGCAAACAGCTAAGAATTATTTAAAACCGAGAGCCAAGCATAAAGAATTTAGAAATGACTTACCATGGTTGTTATATTTATCATTTCAAGTAATAAGTATAACAAATGCTAATCCAACAGATAATTAGGAGTATAAAATATGAAAAATATAGAATTACAAAATTTTCTACTTAATTTAACGCCTAACCTATGGCTAATAACAGCCTTTGTATTAGGTGTCTTTATATCTATTATGGCTTTATTATTAGCAATATTTGTATATAAAGATTTTATAAAATTTATTCAGCCAAACATAGATACCAACGAGAATGTAAGATTTATTAAAATGGCTCAAATATTAAATACAAAAATTCAAACCAAAATACCAATATATAGACTAACAGTATATATATCTGCTATTATCCTCAGTTTAACTGTATCTTTAATGGGATTATTATATATAGCATCTGTTATAACGCTATATACAAATGCATCATCTCATGGTATGTATCAAAATAATTTAAGTATTAAAGAAATACAAGATTTAATTAAGGTTACCCCAAAAGAATCAAAACTTCCAAGTAACTTAAACAATGCACTGATTATTTATTATAAATTTGGTTGCCCTGATTGTAGTGCCATCTATAATGATTTAACAGATAAACTAAAAGACAAACAGGTTTATTGGATTTCCGTTAAATCAAAAACAGGAATAGATTTATTAAATAAATATCCCACATCCGAAGTTCCTGCCGGATTATATATTACAAATAATTCTTCGGGTGTGATTAAGTCACTATCCAAAACACTAAATAATCAAACTGTTTTAGATATTAATAACTTAAATTATTTGATAAACTTAAAGTAGAACTAATCATGATTCCTCATAAAACATATGGTCTTAGGAAATATAAAAAATCTATAAGTAAGGATAAAGATGTTAATAAGTTATAAAACAGAAATAAATCCAACATCTTCACAAATGGATAAAATAAATAAGACATTGGGCATATGTAGATTTTTATATAATACTTATATATCAGAAAATATAAAAGCTTATAAAAATAATAAGTCTTTTGTTACAGCGTATGATTTTGATAAATATGTAAATAATACACTTATACCTAATGACTTATGGATTAAAGATGCATACTCAAAAGCAAGAAAAAAGGCAATTATGAACGCAGAAACGGCGTTTAAACGCTTTTTTAAAGGTGAAACAAAATTTCCTAAATTTAAGAAAAAGAATAAATGCCATACCAGTTTTTATTTTGTCAAAAATAATAAAACGGATTGTATTGTTCAAAGACATAGAATAAAAATACCATTTTTAGGTTTTGTAAAATTAAAAGAAAAAGGTTACATACCAGTAGATAAAGTAATTAAGTCAGGTTATATATCTAAAAAGGCAAATAAATATTTTGTGTCTGTTATTGTAGATATTGATATCTCAAAAACTATATCAACTTATAATGATGGTTTAGGTATTGATTTAGGACTTAAAGAATTTGCTATTTTATCTACTGGTAAAGTATATAAAAATATAAACAAATTAAAAGTAATTAGAAATATAGAAAAACGTTTAAAAAGAGAACAAAAGCGTCTTTCTAAAAAATATGAAAACAAAAAGAAAGGAGTAGCTACTTTAAATAAAAATATACATAAGAAGATTAGCAAAATACAAAAACTATATTATAAATTATATTGTATTAGAACAGATTACATAAATAAAATAGTAAATGAAGTGGTGAAAACCAAACCACAATTCATAACTATAGAAAATCTAAATATTACAAGTATGATGAAAAATAGACATTTATCAAAAGCTATATCTAAACAAAAGTTTTATGAATTTAGGACTAAACTAATAAATAAAGCTAAACGATTAAATATAGAAATAAGATTAGCTGATACATTTTATCCATCAAGTAAATTATGCTCATGTTGTGGTAATATCAAACATGATTTAAAACTTACAGATAGAATATATAGATGTCATTATTGTAATCTTGAAATAGATAGAGATTATAATGCATCATTAAATTTAATGAAGTGCCAAAATTATAATTTAGTATAATTAAATAAAACATATGTACCGATGGCTAGTCGGGAATTTACGCCTTTGGAGAACTACATAAACAAGAGTAGTAATTATACATTATGAAATTGGATTCGTTGAATAAGGAATTTTCTTATATATATTTTAAGTAGCAGAATTAATTATGAAAAATAATATAAAAACCAATATTTCTGTTGATAATCTGGCAGGCCTATTTTATATAGATTATAAAGATATTTTCATTTATAATAAACCAAATGAGTCAGCACTTTTAAAAGAAAAAGACATCATACCTGAAGAATTTAATAATTACGAATTTAATCAGGACGCATCTCAGGCTTATTATAATAATTGTATAGATAAGCTTGCTGACTCAATGTCAAAGAAATTTACAAGTATTTCAAAGATAGACAAAACCGATAAGAAAAAGCATATTATTGCCGGTAATCAACTTTTTGAAATAGCATTAGAAGATAATCAGTGGTCTATTGCTATACAGTTGCTGCCTGTTAAGAAAGCAAACAAAGGTTTACAAAAACAAATGTATTATGCCTTTTTACACGGCCTTAGAGAATCATTATTTGAGCAGTTTAATACCTTATATGTAAGAAACGGTTCATGGTCTCAGATGCCTATAACAATAAATGATGACCCTGATATAGGCAATCAGCTCGTAGAAATGGATGATTAACATGAACTTAAATGCAGATTATCGACCTACTAATTTTAATGAATTAGTAGGTCAAGAACATTTACTAAATAATAACGGTATATTGACCAATATGCTTTTATCAAAACAGATAAACTCTATGATATTTTATGGACCACCCGGAACAGGTAAAACATCAACAGCAATGATATTGGCACAATCATTTGGCTTAAATTTTTATACTTTAAACGCCACTAATTTAAGCTTAAATGGCGTAGTATCAAACAAAAAAATATCATTATCAGATTTGTTAAAAGACTTAGTAATAGAAACCCCGAATAAATTTGTTTTATATTTAGATGAAATACAATATTTAAATAAAAAACAACAACAGTTATTGCTGCCATATATAGAAAACAATAATTTTATATTAATAGCATCAACAACTGAAAATCCATATTATGAACTATATACCGCCTTAATATCAAGATGTAATATTATAGAATTTAAACCTATATCAGATGATAATATTATCAAGTATATAAATTACATAGTTAATGATTTAAAAATTAATATAGAACTTAATGCTATAAAATTTATTACAGGTGTATCCGCAGGTGATTTAAGACGAGCTGTAAATTTATTAGAAACAGCTATAATCACTTATAAAAATAACATTACAGCATCTGATATAGATGCCATATTACCAAGTATAAGAATGGCTCACTATGACAAAAACGGCAATGACCACTATGCTATGATGTCAGCATTACAAAAGTCTATTAGAGGTTCTGACCCAAACTCAGCTGTATTTTATTTATGTAGATTATTAGAGGGTGGAGATTTAGAAACGGTTATTCGAAGACTTATGGTTATTGCTCACGAAGATATAGGATTTGGCAATCCTGATGCAATAAACTTCACTTATTCAAGTTGCCAAATGGCAAGACAGCTTGGTATGCCTGAAGCTAATAAGCCTTTAACTAACTGTGTAATATATCTGGCATTATCCAAAAAATGCTCAACTTGTGAAACAGCATATTTTAATGCTCTTAATGATATACAAGCAGGACTTGGTGGAACAATCCCAAGCTATTTAAGTTCAGCTCATGCAAAAGGCTATAAATTCCCACATAATTATCCTAATCATTGGTGTCCACAACAATATTTACCTGATGACGTAAAAAACCATATATATTATATTCCAGAAGATAATACATTTGAAATTAATCATAATAAATATTGGGATTTAGTTAAACAGGATTATTATAAAAATCAAACACAATATGATGATATAGCAGCAAATAAAAATAATACATAAAAAAAATGGCAACCAAACTAATATGGTTGCCATTTTTTATATTACTCTAAATAAATATCAACCCTGCGTGTGCAGGGAACACTAATCAGGAAACAGAAAAAAATATAAATTTTTAGGAGCACCCCTGCGTGTGCAGGGAACACAGTAAAAACGCTCCACGCCATCAGCCATATGGAATTTAAAGTATCTGATATTTATTTAGTTTGCATATGTTTATTATAACACATAAATCTATTAAAATCAACATAAAAGCATATTATATAATTACTCTAACTTATAAATACCGTTATAAGCTATGAAAAAAATTATATTCAAATTCATAGCTATATTATTCCCGGTCGGGTATAATTTTGAACCAAATATCTTGATAAATGTGTTTATTTATAACACATAATAAGATATAATAATATTAATAAAATTTAAAAGGAGAATGATATTAAAAATGAGAAACAGACAAATCTGTATATCAAAACAAGCAGATAAATATATCATCACTCTTGAGAGTTGGAGAACTGATAATAAAACAAATTTAGAAATTCCTTCATCAAGACATGATAAAGAATTAAGTATAACTCAATCAAAAATGATTAGAGATATAAAGGCTAATATTTATAATAAAATATATAACTGTAACCATCCAATAAAAATAAGGAGCTAAATTTATGATACGCAGACTTTTATTAGCATATATTGCATCAATATCTATTCTATGTACTGGTTGTATTGATGTATCAAACCAACCCACTACACAAATAGAAACTCAAAATACCACAAATTTTAATTATAATTCTATTCCTGAATATACCAATGAGCCTTACGTAGAAGTCAATAACAATAATCCGTATTTCACGGCAGCCGATATAACGACAGACTCATACGAATACTATTCAGATTTAGACTATCTTGGCAGAACAGGTGTAGCAATAGCTTGTCTTGGACCTGAGACTATTCCAACTGAAAAAAGAGGTCCTATAGGCATGATAAAACCTGCCGGATGGCATACTGTAAAATATCCTGAACAAATAAAAGACTTATATCTATATAATCGTTGCCATTTAATTGCATTTGAACTATCCGGTGAAAACGCCAATGAGAAAAATTTAACCACAGGTACTCGTTATTTAAATATATCAGGTATGCTTCCATTCGAGAATAAAACACGCAAATATATAGATGATACAGGTCATCATGTTATTTATCGTGTAACACCTATTTTTTTAAACACCGAACTTATTTGTCGAGGAATATTGATAGAAGCTCAATCAGTTGAAGATAATGATTTAAAATTTTGCATATTTTGCTATAACGTTCAGCCAAATATAATAATTGACTATCAAACAGGTGATAGTCATGTAAAATAAAATAGTTAAAAAAGGAAACAATCAAATGATAGATTATATAAAAATATTAAAAATAGTATTAAATGAAATAAAAAACACAATTAAATTATATACAGATGAGCTTAATAACAACAAATTTGAGCCAACTGAAGAACATGAACTGAAAAAACCTATGTTTATACATAAAATACTTTATAATGTAGGACTAATAACTACATTCATGCCACTTTTTATTATATTTTCATATTGGGTTGTAACAGATGATGCTATAAGCAATATCATTCATAACCGCACGCTAATATTATTTGGCATACCATTTAATATTACCATTATATGTTGTACAACAATAATCGGTATCATATTATTCTTAACAGATTTAAAAATATATACTAAAACCCATAACATAATTTGTAAAATGACAGCACAACACGATAAATTTATATATGAATCAAAAAAGAATATAAAGATAAACAAAACTAAAGAGTTATTAAAGAATTTCACAGGCGAAGAAATAGATGATAACGAAATTGATGCATTAATAAACTATAATTATTATGGGTCATCAAATATACCAGTTAAAGGTAATTTATACGAAATACCTATAAAAACTATGCTACAAAAAGCCAACGTTAAATCAATCCAAAACTTGTATAAAAACATATATTTTTTATATAAATATTACTTAAATAATTATGTTGAAGATAATGAATACGCATGGATAACAAAACAACTTAATGCTTTTTATAATGACAACATAACAGAAAACATAGATAGCATTGAATTACTTAAAAACCTAAAAAATTAAACAGGAGACCCTATATTGGCAAGGCGAAACTATCGCTACATTAACACACAATATGGGAAAAACCAAGATATCAGAGACCGTACTTACAAAAACAGAATTTATATCGAGATTAACCAAAATCAGAGCTGAACTAATGCAAGGTAAAAAGTAAACATATGAGTAATTTAAAAGCAAATGTTAAAATTACAAACACATTTCAAGGTATTATAGGCAATGGAAAGGTCAGCAACACTAAAGCAATAATCATTGCCTTACTAAAAACCGACTCAAATATACCCAACATCACAACGCCTGATGAGTATCAAAATACTCTAATAAATGTATTTGATACATCTAATTTAATACAAAATAAAAACAATTAAAAAAAGGAGAACTAAAATATGAAAACTTTAATAGTAGGTCGAACAGGCTCAGGAAAAGATACTCTAAAAGAAGCTCTTGAAAAAGATTATGGTTGGAAATTTGTCAAATCATATAGCACAAGAGAACCACGATATGATGGTGAAGATACTCATATCTTTATTAATCATGATGAAGCCAAGAAATTCACAGATGACCAAAAAGTTGCACAAACTCTAATTAAGAATGATAAAGACATTCCTGATGAATATTTTGCAACATATGACCAAGTTAATGAATGTGATGCATATATTATAGACCCGATAGGCGTAGAAAAATTAATTAAAAATATGCCGGATACAGTCTTTGAAATCATATACATCAAAGCAAAAGACAAAGAGACACAGCAGCATATGGCTATCGGTAGAGCATCAAATCCTGATACAGCCTTAGAAACCTTTAATAAGCGTTATGAATCTGAAGATGAACAGTTCACCAAATTTGAAAACAGTTTAGATAATAAAGAATTTGGAGCTGATAATTGCAATATAGTAATTCAGACTATTAACAATTATACACAAGACTGGATTAAAGATATGGCATTTACTTTAAATTCAAGAAAGATATATTATCGCAATATAATCGAAGTGATTAATGACTTGTTACAGGCCAAACTGTTAAAAACCGATGATAATAATAAAATCAAAGTTTTTACAACAGATGGAGAAACAGCATATACATTAGAGCAAATGACACAGATTCTAATGATAAACCCTCAGAATATGGGTTTTGTTGCTCAAAACTGGCTTCAGATTCCAACAACAGCTCTCAGTTTAGCTGTAAAAGAAAAGGACGCAAAAGTTTTAGATATTAAGCTTAAAAACTATTTGTATGATATTATGCAGCCAATGTTTGACGAGGGTGCATATTTAGATGACAAAATCAATGACATAATAAAAGAAATCCAAGATGATGATGAATTTTATCAGATGATGGATAATTATTTAAAGCCATTTATTGACAAGAAGTTAAATAGCTAAAATAAATAGGTGGTGAATCAATATCTAATTGTATTATTTACCACCTATGATATAGTATTAATAGGCAAAAATTTGCCACATATATCAGTAAAAGAAAGGAAATAAACATGGATATAATCGAAAAAAGATATCAGGACGATTGGAATGAGGTCAATCCAACTGAAAATCTTCATGTTATGAAGAGATACGGAGCAAGAGTTCCATTTGATATCAACAAAATTAAAGATGCAATCAGAAAGGCAAACACGTCTGTATCAACATATGACCAGATAAATGAAACAGAAATTGATAACATTGCAAAGCAGATTATAAATTCTGCTGTTTCTGCCGGAAGAGACCTTTCTGTTGAAGAAATTCAGGATAAAGTTGAAAATGCCTTAATGAATACAGGAAAACACTCTCTTGCTCGTAACTATATTACATATAGATACAAACATAACGAGAATAGAGAACTTTCTGAGTTAGAAAAAAACATTATGGGAATAGTTGATGTTTCAGTTAATGCCAAAGGTGAAGTATCTAATAAAAATGAAGCTGTCACTCAGGAAAATTCAAACAAGAACCCAATTATTGTTTCCACACAAAGAGACTATATTGCCGGTGAAATCAGTAAAAGCATCACTATGCAGAGAATTATGTCTGATAGAGTAAAGCACGCTCATTCTACAGGCGAAATTCATGTACATGACACTGATTATGAAATTCAGCGTATGCATAACTGTGAATTAATTAATCTTGAAGATATGCTCATGAATGGTACAGAAATTTCGGGTGTACACATTGATTCACCTCGTTCTTTAATCACAGCATCAACTGTTGCAAGCCAGATTATTGCACAGGTTGCTTCACAACAGTATGGTGGACAGACTATTACGCTTTCACATCTTGCTCCGTTTGTTGATATCAGCAGACAGAAAATCAAAAAGCGTTTAACAAAAGAGCTTAACGAATTTGATATTGATATTACGCCTGAAAAGTTAAACGCACTTGTTGAAGCAGAAGTTACAAAAGAAATGGAAGCAAGCTGCCAGACCATTCAGTATCAGTTAATTACACTTCAGACAACAAACGGTCAGGCTCCATTTGTAACTATATTTATGTATTTAAATGAAGTGCCTGAAGGTCAGACAAGAGATGACCTTGCAAAGCTTATAGAGATTATGCTTAAGCAAAGAATCTTAGGTGTTAAAGATTCAACCGGAGCATATATTGCCCCTGCATTCCCTAAGCTTATTTATTGCTTACAGGAAGACAATATCACGGAAGATTCCAGATATTGGTATTTAACAAAGCTTGCAGCAGAATGTACAGCAAAGCGTCTTGTACCTGATTATATTTCAGAGAAAATGATGCTTGAATTAAAGGGTGATGTATACCCTTGTATGGGTTGTCGTAGTTTCTTAACACCTGACAGATTTACTGACACCAATATAGGCAATATTGCAAATGCCGGAAACTATGACCCTAAAAAGCATAAATATTATGGTAGATTTAATCAGGGTGTTGTAACTATCAATCTTGTTGATGTTGCTTGTTCATCTAATAAAGACGAAAACAAATTCTGGGAAATCTTAAAAGAAAGACTGGATATTTGCCACGAAGCATTATTAGAAAAACACAACATGCTTTTAGGAACACCATCTGATATTGCCCCTATTCAGTGGCAGGCCGGTGCTATTGCAAGACTCAAACCAAGTGAAGTCATCGACCCGTTATTATTTAACGGTTATAGCACCATTTCTCTCGGATATGCAGGTCTTGCAGAATGTGTATACTATATGAAAGGCGTATCCCATACGTCTGATTCAGGTAAAAAGTTTGGACTTATGGTAATGCAGGCCCTTAATGATGCTTGTAATACTTGGAAATATGCTGAAAACATTGATTATTCAGTGTATGGTACACCACTTGAATCAACAACTTATAAATTTGCGAAAGCCTTACAGCGTAAATTCGGTAAAATACCTCATGTGACAGATAAGAATTATATTACCAATTCATATCACATTCATGTTACTGAAGAAATTAACGCATTTGATAAGCTCTCTAAAGAAGCAGAATTTCAGAGATTATCTCCGGGTGGAGCAATCAGTTACGTTGAAGTACCGAATATGCAAAACAATATCCCGGCTGTGTTAAAAATAATACAGCATATCTATCACACCATCCTTTATGCTGAAATCAACACAAAGAGTGACCATTGTGATGCTTGTGGCTTTGATGGTGAGATACAAATCAAGAAAGACAACTCAGGAAAATTGTACTGGGAATGCCCTCAGTGTGGTTGCACAGACCAGTCCAAGATGCATGTTGCCAGAAGAACTTGTGGATATATTGGCACACAATATTGGAATCAGGGTAGGACACAGGAAATTGCAGAAAGAGTACTGCATTTATCTACATCTGAAGAATAACTAATTACAATATCCACAGGAGAAAAACAATCTCTTGTGGATATTTTTTAATATAAAGGAACTTAAAATGTACTATGGAAATATATTATACTATGATACATCAAACGGATTAGGAATTCGCACAACGCTATTTGTGAGTGGTTGTAGACATCACTGTAAAGGTTGCTTTAACGAAATGACTTGGAACTTTAAATACGGTAATCCATATACAGATGATATACGAGATAAAATATTAAAATCATTAAATAATCCGATATGTGACGGTTTAACTATACTTGGTGGTGAACCCTTTGAACCTGAAAATCAACTATATGTTGCCGACCTTGTAAAAAAAGCCAAACAAAATAATCCTAATAAATCAATCTGGATTTATTCAGGCTATTTATGGGAAGAATTAAGAAATCAAAAACCAAGCATTTGTTATACTGATTATACAAATGATATTTTATCAAATATAGACATTTTAGTAGATGGTGAATTTATAATAAACAAACGTAATTTAATGCTTAATTTCAGAGGTAGTGAAAACCAAAGAATCATTGATGTACCTAATTCAATAAAAAACAATAAAATAATATTATCATATTTAATGACAGCACCATCTGTTATAGATTATGAAAATATCAAATAAGGAGAGAATTATGGCTAAACCTATTCGTATATATACAGTTACTGCAAAATTTAAAGGACAGGGCAAAGATGATGCCAAATATATAAGAGAATTTGCTATTGCAGCAGAAAATAAAGAAGATGCTAAATTTCTTGCATATAACCGTTTACCGTTATATTTAACATCATCAGCAATACCGAATTTAAACGATAAAATTGATTTTTCTATCATAGATAATGGTATTGTAATGAATAATAAAACATATTATTCAAGCCCTATTTTTCCAGTGAGTTATAAAAACAAATTACCTGAACCATCTATAAATATGCCAATACCACCTGACACTACATTAGAAGAACAAAATGAAGCATTAATTAATACCTATATGTTATTAAGCCGTCTTTGGGGACAACTTATGATAATATATGTAAGCCATCCTGAAACATCAGAACAATTATATTTAGGTCAAAAAATGCTTGAAAACATAAACAGTTCAGTTGATTTATGTAAAACATGGGCAAAAAACTATCTTGAATCTAATAGCAATCAAGACTTAGAAGAATTTTTCAATCATAAAATACAAGCTGAATTTAATTCAGCTGATAATCGTAATGAAAAACTTGACTCTGATTATGCTGAATTGCAAACTATAAAAGCAAAAAATATAGAGTTGGATTCTTCAATAAAAAATGTACATACTGATGATGAATCTGTAGATGTACATACTGATGATGAATCTGTAGATGTACATACTGATGATGAATCTGTAGATGTACATACTGATGATGAATCTGTAGATGTACATACTGATGATGAATCTGTAGATGTACATACTGATGATGAATCTGTAGATGTACATACTGATGATGAATCTGTAGATGTACATACTGATGATGAATCTGTAGATGTACATACTGATGATGAATCTAATGCTAACAACGAACCACCGAATAATTCAGAAAATCCTCAAGGTTCGAGTGAATATAAAAATCAATATAAATGGGAATATGATGATATATCAAAAAGCTGGATAAAAATACCCACATAAATCTATTGAAAGAAAGGAACAAATATGTATAAAGGTAGAAGAGACCCTGAAATTCAAATATTAGTATCACCGAAAGCTTGTGATGTATACAAAGATAAATCAAAAAGACGCTGGATAGAAGTTGCTGTGCCTCATGAGCATATAGCAGATTACAACCAGAAATTCGGAACATTCATGGTAGACCCTGACCAAGTTGATGTAATAAATAATCCAAATCCTATGAATGTAATAAGAGTCAATGATGATGCCAATATATTAGTATCTGTTAAAGACGCAAATCATCAACTTGTATCATGCGAATATTTAACACCTATAGGTATAATAGCAAGATGGCTTAAATATTACAGACATGAAATCTATTCTAATATTCCTAATTCCAATATCGACTTAGATACACCATCTGTTAATCTTTATAAAGATTATTATTATTCAGGATTAAGATTAGATGTATATCTTAATAAATTGCCGTATAACATACCGGATTATGATAAAACATTTAGAACCATCTATGACCCATATACAGCAACAATAGATACACAAACATCTGATAATATAAACAACAACAAATCTGATGCCTCTACAACGCATCAGAATGGCTCAGGAATCACTGTAATATAATTATTGATACAAGTATAGACTATAAATAAAAAACTTATATACGGCCTTATAAGAGCCTATAAAGCTATAATAAAAAAAAGACCACAATATGTGGTCTTTTTATTGTCAATACGTTCTACAGGATATAAGAACATTCCAAAAATATTCAAACCCTTGTCCTGAGATTCCACAAAACCAAATTATAATTACAAATATAGCTATAATCCCAAATACAAAAATTGATTCAGACATATCACTTGTTCGATATAATTTAAACTTATGACCTCTAGCCACTTTTGCACCGCTTTCGTATTCTATATACTTATGAAAAGGATATAACCAACATATACCACATGCAGACGGTGTATCTTCTAGCATATGCATAATATAGCCTATTAATATAGGTCTAATTAATACAAAAAATATAGACAAAATAAATAATAAAATAATTGCCCATATACTATGCGTCCACGTTCGATGCTCAAACGGTAAATGTATTTTTCTACCAATAATAGATGTTTTACTATCAATATCAGGTAACAAAGAACCAAATAAATATCCTGCAAAAATAATTGCTGACCAACAAAATATAATTAATTCACCTGATAATAATACCGAATCAGGATAAAAATAATTAATAAAAAAATGTTTTACTAATAATTGTTGAGGATAAATTCCTGTTGTACTTTCAGCAATTTTAAACGCATACCCATCAAGTGCTACAGCTGCTGTCATAGCTGCACCACTCACTAATAAATGATGTCTACCTGTCATAAAATATAATATCTCGCTTTCTTATCTTATATTGAAAAAATATATGTTATAATATATTTACTAACTCATTTATAAAATGTTTTTTGTATTATAAACCAATAATTAAATTAATAAAACCATAATCATATAAATTAATACAAAATTGCAACATAATATAATAATAATCAAATGTTGCCGAGTGATATTTTGTAATAAAATATTTCAAAGAAAGGAGTTTAAAATTATATTATGACTTACATCAATATCTTTTTTTGGAAGAAATCCAAAAAACCAATAAATATAGTATTACATAAACAAAATAGATGCTATTATCCCGACCCTGATAGTTGTTCTAACTATAACAGCTCACGGGATTGTTGTTGTAATCCTAATGCAAATTGTTCATATCATAAAAAGATACAAACAAATATTTTAAACATTATAAAAAACAAATTAGCAAATTAAAGGAGATAAAAAAATTGAAGTTTGATAAGACACTAATGAATATTGTAAAAAAGAATGTTCAGCTTGGTATAATTCCAATGTTGCTCGGTGAACCCGGAATAGGCAAGTCAAGTTGGGTAATAGACCTTGGTAAGGAATTACATACAAAAGTTTTTGTATTAGCTTGTAACCAGCTTGCTGATAAAGCCGATTTAACAGGTGCAAGATTAGTTCCTGTTAAAAGAACAATTAAGAATGCTGATGGTACAACATCTGAAATTACTGATTATGAACAGCATTTTTATCCACATGTTGTAATATGTGAAGCTATAAATTATGCATTAGAGAACCCAAATGAAACACCTATTCTATTTTTAGATGAGTTAAATAGAACCACACCTGATGTTACATCAGAGGCTCTTTCTATTCCGACACTTCGTTCAATCGGTAATAGACCATTACCTGATAACTTAAGAGTTATTACAGCAGGTAACGATAAAGGTAACATTACATCACTTGATGAAGCGTCTATTTCAAGATTCGCTTTATATCATGTAGTTCCGGATACATTAACATTTTTAAAGTTAGACGATAGCTTAAATGTTTTCATCAAAAATGTACTGACAAAGCATCCTGAAACAATCTTTATGAAGAATCTGCCTGCTGCATTAGTCGGAGCAAATAATAATGATGACGATGATAATGAAGAAAACATTGCAGATATCTTTGATGAAGGTGAAGATATGTATCAGATTACCACACCAAGAACAATTTCAGCTTTATCTAAGATGTTAAATTCATTTACTAACGATGAAATTAAAGCAATGTTGATGGAAACATCTAAAAATGATGATGGCGATTCAATTTCTGTGTTACAGGAAGTTCTTGAAGGACATACCGGCCATACACCATTTACACTTTCATTGCTTCAAGAGATAAATACGAACATTAATACAATTAACGTTCAGAGTAATGTGTTTACAGTTCCAAAGCCAACATGCTTTGATTCACTTAAGACTCAGCCGACAATAGATGCAATTAATGATTTTGTATCTAACATGACAGACAATGATAAAGCCGGTTGTTTGGTATATGCAATGTTTGAAAACACAGATAATACCGACATTGTGGTACCCCTTGCATCAGAATTAACTGTCTTGCCACAAAATGATATGCAGAATTTAATAAAAATGTTTTCAACCAATATGATTGCAGATGTAAATAAGAATGCATTCTTTAGTGTCAATAATAAGCTAACAACAGGATATCAGAATTTATTTACATAAAGTCAGATAATTTAAAAAACACACTCTTGCAAAAATTTCTTTGTAAGAGTGTGTTAATTATAAAAGGAGATAAAAATGATTAATGTTAATGTCACAAATCAAAAACCGGCTGATTTATCGCCAATATATAAAGATGCAATAAATCAACCATTTGACCCAATAAAACTCATACAGGAAGTGTTAATCAATCCGGTCAAAGAACCATTAATAGTAAACCAGCCTGTACAAATTAGTATAAATAAAAATTCAGTAACAGATGATGACATCATTAATTTATGGCTTGATTGTTGTCAGGATGCAACAAATATTCAGTCTGAAGACATAATTAAGGCATTGTATTCAAAATTATTAATTAATTATACAAAGCCATCTATGCTTAATGCCAACAGATTATTTGCAAATCTTGCCGGAAACATTGCAAAACTTCCTGAACCGTCAGCCTCTGTTGTATATAATCCATCAGTAGATGTTATTCCAACTGCCAGAAAATTTCTTGCAGGTCAGTCAAGTTATGAGGAACTATTTGCTGTCTTAGCTTATTATGCAAATCCAACCACATTAGGCTTCTATTTTGCAAATGAAACATCATTTAATGATTTTAAACTTTATTTTGCCAATGAAGCGAATAATTTAATGAATTCGCTTCCGGCTATTACAATTCAGTTGTGTGCTGATTTTCAGAATGTCACTCTTAATGATTTAACAGAATCATTGTTATTAAGAGATGACAATCAGAACAACAATGATGAATTTAGTTTTCCAAGATTACTGGTAAACAGACTTATGGATTATGTTAATCATGTATCATCAGCTGAATTCGGGATATTGCCATTTGATATAGGTGAATTAATTTGTCCTAAGTCTATTGTATTTGTCAATATAGACAAACACGCTAAAGCCACAAATAGACAGGTTGCAGATGAATGGAAATTAATCAATTCATCAGTACAGTCAAAACCACCTATTGTATCATTAAATAAACTCTCTAAGCTTACAACTATGCAAAGACAAATGCAGAAAATAAATGCAAATGCTGTACAAGCTTTATCTCAAAAAGGCTTAGGTGTAACAAGAGCTAAAAATATAGCATTTCGTAAAACTGAACCGACATCTATGGATATTGCAAGATTAATTCGAAAAATTATGGACAAAATGGCTTTTGTAAACAAGTCAATGAATTCATATAAGAAAGTAAAATCAAGTTTTGCAAAACCCAACAGAAGAGACCCTGATAACTTTAATAAAATGGGTAAAATAGTTTCTACTAAGTATAAGCCTGATATTCACTTATATATAGATACTTCAGGTTCCATTTCAGAAAGAAACTATCAAGACGCTGTAAAAGCCTGTATCTTAATGGCTAAGAAATTAAATGTAAATCTTTATTTTAATAGTTTTAGCCACGTTTTATCCCAATGTGCCAAGTTAAATACAAAAGATAAAAGTGTCAGTGCAATTTATAGAGAGTTTAAGAAAATCCCAAAAGTTACAGGCGGTACAGAATATTCTAATGTATGGGATTATATAATGAGAGATAAGAGCAGACGTAAAGAAATTTCAATCTTAATGACAGACTTTGAATACTATGCTCCAAATAGACATATCGACCATCCAAAGAATTTATATTATGCTCCAATGTCACATATGAATTGGGATATACTAGTAGATTCCACCAAAGGTTTTGTCAAGTCAATAATATCTCAGGTTCCGGATATTAGAAACCACATATTATTTTAAATAACCTTAACAAAGTGCGATATAAATAAAATATCGCACTTTCGGGTTCATATTAAAAATTATAAATTAATTAGGAGAAAAAAAATTAATGGGATTACAGAATTTCACAGGAAATAATGATAATGATAAAAATTCCAATACTAATCCAAACAGCGGTATACCATTTGGAATATTTGGAAATAATATGTCAAATAATAAAAAAGATGTAAGTGAATTTTTTATAGATTATAATAACACTTGCATAAACAAAGATAGAGTATTATTTAGAGAGGCTGTTATTCAGCAGTTATTGTCAATTATAATCGGCAAGGATAAGCCAAATGCTTTACTTGTAGGCCCTGCCGGTACAGGTAAGACAGCTATTGTAGAAACTGTAGCAAATATGCTGGCTACAGATGACAGCTTAATTCCAAGCCAGTTAAAAGGCTATACGATTTATGAATTGCCACTTGCCAATGTAGTAGCTGGTGCATCACTTGTTGGTCAGTTAGAAGAAAATATTCAGATGATTATTAAAGAGATGGAAGACCCAAAAAATAAAGCTATACTCTTTATAGATGAAATCCATCAGATTTTAACTGAATCTTCAACATATGATAAGATTGCTCAGATTCTAAAACCGGCCCTTGCCAGAGGCAATCTTAGAGTTATTGGTGCAACAACCACTCAAGAGGCTACTAATCTTATGAAAGACCCGGCTTTTAATCGAAGATTTAGTAGAGTCTTAGTTGATGAACTTACAAAATCTCAGACCATCGAGATTTTAAAGAAAGTTAAGCCTGCATTTATCAATCACTACAAAAATATCAGCATTGATGATAACCTATTTGATTTAATTGCGAATTTAGCTGACCAGTATAGACCGGCAGGTTCACATAGACCTGATAATGCTTTAACATTACTTGATAGAACTCTTGGTGAAGCTGTAATTAACCGCAACGTTGAAATCAAAAAGTTAGAAAAAGCTATATTAGAAGACCCTAATGACACAGCTACACAAACATTTTTAAATGCCTTAAAATCTAACCCTGTTATTCCTATTACAGATAATCAGATAAAGAAAACAGCTATTAGTCTTGCAACAGGTAATCAAAAGAAAGACAGTATTGATTTAGACCATATCAGAGAACATTTTGATTATATAAAAGGACAAGATGATGCTGTAAATGATGTAATAAGAATGATACAAAGAACTGAATTTAATCTATTCCCGAAAAATAAACCAACAACAATGTTATTTATCGGCCCATCAGGCGTAGGCAAAACAGAAATTGCTAAACTTATCTCTAATGAACTTACAGGACATAAACCTATTATGCTAAATATGACTGAATATGCAGACCCTGCAACCATAAATAGATTAATTGGTTCTCCAGCAGGTTACATAGGTAGTGAATCAAAAGCTGAAAAACCGTTCGATAGCTTAGAGAGCAATCCGTTTGCTGTTATAATACTTGATGAATTTGAAAAAGCTCATTCATCTGTAAAAAGATTATTTTTCAGCGTATTTGATGAGGGTATACTGACAGATAATAAGGGTAGAGTAATTGATTTTTCAAAATCAGTTATAATAGCTACAACCAACGCAGGTCATCAAACACAGAAAAGACCTATGGGTTTTGCCACAAGTTTAGAAAATTCAGCTAAAGCTTCTATTAAAGAACTTTCAGGTTCATTTGACGTAGCATTGCTTAACAGATTCAAGTATCGTATAAATTTCAATGCTATTTCAAAAGAAATGTATGCTGATATAATGCGTGAAACATATGAAAAAGAAGTTGCACGCATTTTGAAAGATAAGCCTAAACTGAACCTTAATGCAACAATTTCTGATAGCGAGTTGGATGAACTGGTCGCTAACTCTTATGCTGAAGAATTTGGAGCAAGACCGATTTATGAAACAATTACAAGATATATAGAAGACTTAGTTTTCCCGGCAGTTTAATGTCGGGAGAACTATTTGAAAATTAAAAATTAAATTAGGAGACAAAAAATTATGCCAATCATATTAGACGATTTAGTCAATGATATTCCAACACAAAATAACTCTGTGAAAATCTTTTCACCCAAGTTTTTTGATGAAAAACTTACAGGTAAAGGCGGTACATCTACAGTTGGTGTATTATCAGCAAATGCTCATCCTATAAATACACCAACAAATGTTTCAACTGATACATCTCATTGGCTTATTAATGAAAAGAAATCAATTCATAATGGCAACACAACATTTTATAAGATACCAATCAATCCAATAAATCCTAAAACAGCCGAACATATTAAATCTATTGATACACCTGATTTAAATGATTTAACATTAGTTGCTGAAAATCAAAAGTTAAATGCAAAATTGTATTGCAATATGAAAGTAACTGCAATTTCAATCGAAGAAACAACAACTTCAAATTATTATACAGGTCAATCCAGTGTATCAAGAAAAGTTATACCAACTTATCAGATTACATTTTATAATATTGTCAATAATAATATATCAGCTCCTTGTTCTAACAATGATTTATCAACTAGATTAGATATAAAGAGATACAATACTGCAATAGCCAAATATACATCAAATCCTATAGATGATTGGAATAAATTATGGGAACCCACTTTAAATAACAACGGTCATAAGACATACACCAAGAATTTTATAGATTTTATTGCAAAGTTTGATACATACGATAGTGTAGCTAAAAGTTCTGAAGATTGGCAGGTCAACATAGATGCCATTACTGATAAAGTATTTACAAATCTTAATGACGGATGTTTCATAAATGTAAATAATAAAGCTCTTGGTCTATCATCAACAGGATTAAACGTAATAACAACGTTTGTCAAGTATTTGATGAACTATAATATACCATTAGAGTTATACAAAAATATATATCAGGCTATTAATACACATTTTTCTGTTAATACAAAAGATATTTGTAAGCATAATCTTAACTTATTGCTTTCAAATACCCTAAACAATTTAAATACAAATAAGTCAAACCTGATTACATTCCATGCTCCTGCAAATATGACTGTACCAACGTCTGTAACCAAATTATCTGCACAGCAAATAAAGGCTGTTAAGTGTGAAGACCCTCTTATTCTTGTACAAGCCGGTGCAGGAACAGGTAAGTCAACACTTATTTTATCACGAATTGAATATCTTATCGCAGCAGGTGTTAATCCAAGCGATATAACTGTATTAAGCTTTACCAATGCTGCTGCTGATAATATAACAGCAAAGAATCCAGAGATTAATTCAATGACTATTGCAAGAATGATACATGAAATTTATACAAACAATTTCACCGGTCATGAATTATCATCTCTTGATACAATTTTAAACTCACTGGAAATCTATTATCCAAAATTTAAAAGAACTTCACAAACTGAATATATCACTGAGTTTGAAAGACTCATAAAGTCTATGATTAAAAGTGAAGCAAATTGTTTCACAGAGATGAACAACTTTATTGAAGATAATTATGATGCCGTAATAAATCTTTTAGATACGATTAGTCAGACATCACTGGAACTTGAAATAATTATCTGTTATCAGAAAATTGATTCATTATCTGAGCCAGCATCAGTCCAGAGTAAATTCTTGATTATTGATGAGGTACAGGATAACTCTGTATTTGAATTTGTATATACAATCAAATACATTGATAAGCACCAGCAGTCTATGTTTATTGTCGGTGATTGCTCTCAGACATTATATGAGTTTAGAGCATCAAACCCAAGAGCATTAAATATTCTTGAGGGTTCCGGAACATTTGAAGCATTCCAGTTAACAACAAACTATCGTTCAAATCAGGAAATACTTGATATGGCAAATATAATGTTGCAAAACATAGAAGCCAATCAGTATGCAAAAATACAGTTAAAAGCAAATTCTCGTGCTAAGGTCACTGAACAGAGCTTCTTAGAAAAAGTTCATTTTAATTATCACAGATTAAATAGAACAGGTGATTTACACGACCAGCTTCCATCTATTTTTGCAAGACAGTTGCGTAAATACATCAATGATTGTTTAGTAAGAAAAGAACAGATTGCTATACTAGCTTATACCAGAAGAGATATTGCAAGAATCAAAGAAATCTTAACTGTTCAGTATCCAAACGCAAATATTGTATCACTCGTTCCACGAAAGATGTTTAACTCTACTGTTATATCCAACTTTATTAAAAACTATTGGAACAATATAAAGTTTGCACCAAGTATATCAATAATGAACCTAATAACTCAGGAAATTATGTTAAAGCTTAGTTATTTGACCTATAATGCTCAGGCAGCTGCACCAATGGTTCGTGATATGTTAAATCGTTGGAGAAATGAAAATCAAACAACCATACAGGTATGGGTGAATCAGTTCTTAAACAATCAAATGTCACACGATGTATTATTAGATAACATCAAAAGAAATCTGCTTCAGTTTGAGATTTCAAGTAATGCAATAAAGCAGGCTTTGCTATCAGCTCAAAATCAGCAGAACAAACAGTCTGACAACATTGAAAATGCAAATTTCTTATTATCCACTATTCATAGTGCCAAAGGTCTTGAGTTTGATAATGTTATTGTGTTATACAAGAACAAAAACTCCATGCCTGAAGAAGAAAAGCGTATGTATTATGTTGCACTTACAAGAGCTATGAAATCAGAATATATTCTGGCATATGATACTATGGTGTCACCTCAGATAGAAGCTGATTATCTTACGGTATTAAAAGCATTACATGCTAAATCACCGGCACCAAACTCCCCGTTTAACACAACAACAAATAATAAAATAAAAATCTAAATTACAAAAAGGGGATAGAGTAATCTATCCCCTGATTATATAAAATTAGGAGAAAAAAAATTATGAACTCTTTTGAATATCTTCGTACACCTGAACTTAAAAATAATGATATAGACACAGACTTTGAAACAAAATACGCATATCAGACCAGACATTCACCACTAAGAGGTGAAATGTATTACATAGTTGATAATCCAAATAGACCATCTATAGGTAAAGAAATATGGTCAAATAGAGTCGGATTAGTTGTATCACAGGACCAAGGTAATAAACACAGTGGTTTTGTTCAGGTAGTATATTTATCAACATCTGCAAGAAAAAGAATTGGTCCAACACATATACCGATTTGGTCAGGCAATAAACCGGCAATGGCTCTATGTGAACAGATATATACTGTTGACAATTCAAGACTGAAAACTTGCATTGGAAAAGCAACAGATGAAGAGATGCAGGAAATATCTCAAGCTATGATGTTTGGACTTGGTATAAATTTCGGCACATCTCCTCAAGGCATTTTTCATAAATGGGAAAATATAATTGTTGAATACAATTTAGGCAATGAATATGAAAAACGTAATTTCATGCCATTTGAAGATAGTTTTTATGAATAAAGGATAGAAAAGTATATGAAAACAACTGTAAATTTTTCAGGGTCTAACGATGTAGATATAAAAATACCTAATGAGATAATCGGCAATCCATTAAAAATTGCCGATTATCTATATAAATCCGATTTAAGTTTACCAGAAAATACAGAAACATTATTTGATATAAATGTAAAAGATATATTATCAGATAATATTCTTAATAAAGGATATTTTGACAATATACAAGAAAAACTCAAAGATGCTTTATATTTAAAAACAAAATATGATTTATCAGGTAAAGAATTTTATAGAAATGACTATGATATATATGGAGATTGGAGCTCATATATAATCATTTATACAAACCAAGAAGAGTTACACCAACATACGTTAAACTATATAAGCACCCACAATGATGATATCATATCTAAAGATTCTAATGAATTCATTATAAAATTTTATCAATCTGAAATAGAAAGATTAAAACTTAACAAAACAAATAATATAAAATCAAAATTAAACAAAACATATAAATACCAACCTGATACATTTGGCTTTGATATAGATGATATTGGCTTATATGATATTGTACAAACCATATTTATATATTTATATAAATATCTTGACCGAAAAATAATTGATAAGTTCTTAGATACATCAGTATATGAAATATTAAAAAGCCTAAATAATTACACCCATGAATTAATAGACCCTGATACAAAAGACGTATTAATGACCATTGTAACACTTACAACAGTAACATAAAAAACAGACAGCATTTGCTGTCTGTTTTTTTTATATATCAAACTCATTACTCGATTGAGCTTCATCCTTTGCCAAAATATCAGCAAATTTGCTCATAGCCATATCGGCTCTTGATTTAGCTGTTGGTTTTACATCAATAAAATGTAAATGCCCATTTTGATTTTCAGCAACATCTTTAACTACAACATTTTTGTTATATTGCTCATTTAATACCTTACCGCCAACCGATTGTTGAAAAAATCCTAAAGCTTTTGTGACCTTATCATTCGAATTAAAATTCATTAACCCGTTTTGGTATAAATTATTGGCTTGTTTTATTGTTAAAGAAATAGCTTCTCTTTGTATAGTCATATATATAAACTTCCTTTCTTAATAATATCCAATCTTATGTTATAAGATTACCATTAAACAACATAGAAAGGAAGACCTGAGATAAAAGAGAAGCTGACAATAGATTTAATTAATAATCATATAAACAACACATAAAATCATTAAATGAACAGGATACATCCAATAATATAAATATTTAAACTTATGAGCCTTATTATTAGGATTATAAAACAATATAGGTATTGCCCCTAATAATTCAAACGGATTAGTAGATAAAATAGCAATCATAACCGCTATATATAAAGCTAATCTTAAATACGAAATTTCTAAACAATTTTCATTGCAATAATTTATATATAAATAAGCAAAACCGATAACTAACGGACTTATACCATAATAATCAAGCCTAATTGCAAAACCTATTATGCCAAAGATTAATATAGCAATAATGTTTAGAAATAACACACCATCTCTTGTATACACTTGTTCTTGCGACTTTATAAAGCTTAACAAAACCAACATCACAAAACAAAACAACCAAGAAAACATTATGTTTAATCGAAAGAAACTAATATGCCATATGCCATCATACATAAACATATAACCTAATTGTGATACAAAAGAAAAAAACAACAAATCTTTTAAATGCTTTTTGTAATTTTCAGGCTTTATGTTATAAAAACCTGTCACAAACAAAAACAAAAATAATACGTATGAAAAACGACCAATCAACATACGAAAAATAAAATATAACGGACTATTAAAACTTATAAACATAAATCCAATATGGTCAACAATCATTGAAATTAAAGCAATAAGTTTTAAATTATCTCTGGATAATACTTTGAATTTGGTCATAAATAAAATCCTTTCACGTTAAAATAAAAACGGCTGCTGCATAAACACAGCAGCCTAAACTATTCTTTTTAAAAACCAAACAGTGTATTCATGAATACAGACACAGTATTCTCTAAACCTCTATAATCCGAACGAGTAGATGGAACAAATGTCTTAAAACGCCCATCATTATTAAATATTAATTTATAATGCTTACGGTCATTAAGCGTGACATTAAATCCAATACGCTCTAAATCACTGATAATACTCGGTGTCATATCACCATCGCCTAAAGCCGACTTAAAAGCAGCTTTAATTTCATCATCTTTTCCAGATAACGTATTATTGTCAAGGATATCTTTAAGCACACATGCCTTGCGAGATAACTTTGTATTTTTATCGCTTGATATTAAATTATATTCTTTCTGCACAAGCTTTAAAACAACATCCTTTACTTCACCAACATATAAATCGGACTCTGTAATATTAAGCCCTAATGATACATCATTGGCATCTTTAAAGTTATCCATATTTGATTGAATAGACACACATTTATATTTAAGATTTGAATTTTCGTGTTCTAAATCAGATATTTTAGCTTTTAAATCTGATAATTCTTTATCTTTATCACTCAAAATATCTTCGTATATCTGCGATAACTCATTATTTTCAGATAATGATTTGAGTTTATTTAAAACAAATCTTTCACGAATTTTATCGAAGTTAAAACCATCAGGAACACCTGTATTAATCAAAATTTTTGATATATGTTTACGAACAGACGTGTTTAAATTAATATTATCATTTGGTTTAAATACTTCACACTCACCTGACGGAAAAAATATACTCACAGAGCCTTTACTGACTTTATATTCAGGACAAACATTTGAAAGCATATTTGATATAACAGGACTTCCTTCAACAATAACATGAGCCATTCCTGCAAGGTCTGATGCCAGAAAATCATAATTAACTGAATAATTACCTGTATCTCCAAAACAAGACACATACACAACAGGATTAATAAACTCTAATTTGCCTGAAAAAAGCTTTTGACCGAGTTCAACATTATTCTTACGAAGAATCAATGCCCTGTTATCAGTTAATAAATCACCATCTATACCGCCATATTCACCCCAGAAAAACGGGTTAATTAATGTTGGTGTAGATGAACAGAACTTATTTAATAAAGATTCTTGACTCTCTTTCACTCTTTCAACAAATAAAAGATGCTTATCATTATCATAAACACAAGTATCTATAATATTGATTGTATCGTCTATCATATTTAATCTGAATGATACTCGTACATCTTCTCGCAATAAATGAAACGAGCCTAAATCATTTTTTAAACTGGTTTCAAATTCAGTTTCGTTATTATATGATTCATTAAGCTCATATGTGCCCAAACAATTATCAATGAAAAACGAAATAAATGCATCTATATCACAATCTGAATCAACCATAAATTTAGTTCTAAATAAGACCATCACAGCTCCTCTTTATTCTCGTATTGTTTACTAAATAAGAAACATAACCTCAAAAACTTTTCCAATAATGTAGTCTTTACTAAAACTACACTTTTTGAAACAATCCTATTATTCTTATCTATATTGTAATGAATAACAGGACGATATCGTAAATAATCAAGCATGAATAGCACTCCTTTCAAATTGATTCAAATTGATTTATGAGTTAATTATAGCACCTTAAACCTCATTTATCAACGGATTTCTAACACAAAAATACTATTTCTATTGATAAATCAAGCTTTTTTATACTAAAAAGCTTGACATCGAGAGTACCAATGATATAATAAGATTACGAAACAAACATCGTTAATTGACAATGTTTCAAAAACCCTATGTATAAGGAGAAAAATAATATGACAGAAAAAGATTTCTTAGATGTAATTAAAGAATCATCAGGTGTTGCAGGAATGACTAACGCTGCTGCAAAAAGAATTTATGATGCTCTTATTGCAAAGATTACAGAAACCCTTGTAAAAGAGCAGCGTGTTGCACTTAACAAATTAGGTGTATTAACTGTAATTAACACCAAAGAAAGAAAAGCAAGAAACATTGCAACAGGTGAAGCTATTAATATTCCGGCAGGAAAGAAAGTTAAGTTTTCACCAGCAAGCAGCTTAAAGCACACTGTAAAAGAAAGCTAAAGCCATTATTTAAAAAAAGACCACTATTAAATTAGTGGTCTTTTTTAATTATCGAATTACTACAGGAATAGCTGAACTTTTTATATTAGATAATGTTTCAAAAAATAATTCAGCTATAACAGGTGGTGTGTTAATACAACCATGAGAACCATTCGTTTTATAAATTTCACCACCAAAATGCTGCCGCTTCTTAGAATCATGAATTCCTATTCCGTTTGGTGTTATTAAAATGAAATAATCACACACAGCTGAACCGTCATCATAATTCATATTATACTTACGGTTTAAACTTCGCACATAATATAAACCTTTAGGTGTTTCATATTTAGTATTCAATAATCCTGTAACAATATCTGTATCTGCTATTAATTGATTATCAATATACAACCAAATATGTTGTTCATCAAGACTAATTTCAAAATAACTATCTCCGATATCATTTATACCGGATAAAGTAACACCTTTATTTATCCAACTCGCTGATATAGTTTCAGATGAACCGGTTGCAATCTTTACTATTAAATCATTTGTTAATTCAGAAACATCTAATTGAAACCCCTTAAATGTGTCATTTTCTGTTGGCATAATCTTTATAGTCTGATTGTCAGATGTTTTAAACAATCGTGGTTTTCCATATGTATCATATTTTGATGCTAAACCAATCACATATTCTTTACATTTCTCATAATCTATATATATAGAACCATCAAACTGATATATTAAAGGTTCAACAGTATTTTTAGATAATGATTCAAATATACCATCACCCATATCAATAATATATATAACATCTGTTATCTCTTGATATAATAAATCAGATTTTTTATCATCAGGATGCCTTATAGTATCTTCTATAGGAAATACTGAAATAGAAGAGTTTGATTTTGTTTCAGCGTCTATGGCAATAGAATTGTCTGTAAAAAATGCAATAGCTAATATTATTAAACTGACACATACTATATACTTAATATATTGTATCATACAATTCCTTTCTTATATCAGTTTATACAAAAATTCCCCTCAAATACAAGAGGGGAATTATATCAACCGATTTTATGGACCGCATCTATATCTCTAAGTCTATTATTCAAAACATTAGATGCTGAAAACTTAAACACCACATAATCCTGTACCTTTTCATGAGATGGTGAAAACTGCACAGGATGTCCTTTATGTCTTTGAACATAAAATCTGCCAAATCCTGTCATAGAAACCTCTTCATTATTTGAAACTCTATCAATAATTTCATCATGATAAGCATCAACCACTTTAGATACAGCAGCGTTAGTCATTCCGGTCTTTTCAGCTATAGATGAAACAAACAGTTCTTTGTTTACTTTTTTGGGCTTAAGTGCTGACGTAATATCTTTAGCTTTTTTAGATTTTCTTGCAGTAGGCTCTGTCATTTTTGTTTTGCTTTTATACATATATTCCCTCTTTTTTTTTTATTGTATTGCCCTTAATAACACACACTCAAAAATATTCTTAGGGCTATGTGAATAAATCACAAAAAATCAAATCAATCTTATTCTTATTTACTAATATATAAGACAAATCAAAATAATGCAACTGCACATATATCAGTTTTTTAATATGATTTGTATTTTATATAAATTATATTATAACATAAAAAGATTGATTTATCAAAACATTTAATAAAAATGACAGTTGTAACAAATATTCTAATCTACAGCTTTAAAAATAACTGAATCAGTCACTTTAAAATCATTTAATACTTTAGAATTATAAACAATATTTACTTGTGCCAACCAACTATTATATAAATCAATATAAACTTGCATTTTATATTTAACAATCAATTCATTTCTATATTTTAATGACTCATCCGGTTTATCAACCTGATTTATCTTAATAATATAATATATATTATTATCACCCTTAATAGGCTCTAATATATCATTATTATAAGATTTACTAATTAAATCTAAATCTTTATCAGAGAATACATAATCAGCTGATTTATCTAAAGGGGCTATATCTATTGTTTTATATACTGCATTATATTGCTTAGCCATATCTTCTAATGATTCATTATTTGTCTTAATATCATTATAAATCTGATACATTAATCCTTTAACTGAATTCTCATCAGAATCATATGGAACAGCCATATATGAAATATTAATTACTCTTGACTCGGCATCCGTAACTGTTGTAATAGTCTTAGAATGAATATGATTTACAGTTTTAACAAATAAATAATAATGCTTCATAAAAGATATAACATCATTTAATGATACATTATCATAAGACATAGCTGTTTTATTTTGATTATAATAATCATTAGCCATTTTATTAATAAATAATAAATCAGAATCATCAAGATTAATATTATAATCTTTTGCATGCGATGATGTAATAATAAACTCTTTAAAAGACTCAATAGCCATAACCTTTAATGCATCACCCTCTGTACGCTCTACAATCGCTTCAGACGGTGTTGAAACATTTAGGCTACCAACATTACCACTATTAGAATTTGATTCGTTATGAGATGTGTCAGAGCCGTTCTCAGAGGTCTTAGTGACAGGTGTATTCCAAATAGTAGACATAACAGCATTATCAACATCCGTTTGTCCGGATTGCTTTAAATAATCACGATATGCCGACTGATAAGCTGTATATTGATTTGCCTGAACAAATCGTGTAAATACTGCGTACTCACCTAAAGAAATAGATTCGTTATTTATAGTCATAACCGTTTTAGAACCACAACCGGCTAACAAACAAGATAATAAAACAAACATAACATATTTTAATTTCATATTAGTTTTCACCCCCTATATCATGTATTTTAACCTTTGGTTGTGACGTATTTGTACTATCAACAGCCTGTAAAAAATCCTGCATTATTTTTGTATGTACTTCAAACTTATTAGGCTTATTAAAGCCATGATACATAATTCCACACATAACAGTTAATAAAAAACACACAAAACAAACAATCAATAAATTTTGAATAATTTTTGATTTAGTAAACATATAATTCCTTTCTTATCTAAATATCATATATTGATTATACAACAATTATCTTTATTTATCAATATAATTAAATAAATAAAAAATACAGGGTGAACATAAAGTCACCCTGTATGTAAATTATTATCTATCAGGACCCGGAAGACCTGTATCATATCCGCCCGGACCTGTCATAACCGGCGGTAATCTACGACCAATACCGGGAGCGTGTCTCCAAGTACCAAGAGCCATTGTATGCTCAAATCTTGACATACTCATATCTGCTATAAGAGCCTGACCAAGACTGGCACCAATAGCATCCATTTCTTTCTCCATTCCATGTCTGGCTGAATATCCCACCAAAAGACCGGGTGTAACTGCTAAAGCACCAAAAGTCATTCCAACTTTTGCAACTTTACCTACAGCCTGACCAACAGGAGAGTTATCAAAATTTTTAAAAAGTTTGCCCATCTACTTATTCCTTTCTTATTATGAATTAAAAATATTTGTTACCAAACATAATATATTCTTCAGTATCATCTATTGTTTCATTAATAGATTTGCTTGGATTATTAATCAAGCTTGAAACAATTTCATTATTGCCTTTCATTGTACTAAGTCGTTCATCATCCGTTTTATCTACGCTTTTAAAAACAGAATCTTCTAAAAACGAGGCTGTTGACAATATTTCAGAACGTTTAATAGATTCATTATGTTTTCTATCACCTAACGGATTTTCAAACTGACTCGCTTTTTCACTTAATTCTAAAGCAAGATTTTGATTGCGTTCTTCAAGTTCAACATGCATTTCATCACTTGGCTTTGATGGATTGTGTTCCTGTAAATCTTCGATATATTCTTCATATTCATCAGAACCTAAACCCAAATGAATCTGATTTTTATCTTCATTAGTCCAAGTGTCTTTAGAATTATTTAAAGAAAATCCATAATGACGATTATTTGTTTTAGATTTACGCCAATGAGCATATAATTCTACATCAGTATCTATACTTGTATCTTTTGTAAATTTCGTACCATATCCTGATTTAGGATTAGTAAACCAACCGATTAAAGCATATCCGTCTCTACTGGCTTCAGGTAATGAACCAATAGGACGATTTTTTATACAAGACCAAGTCTTAGATGTAGATGTACCATCATTCATATAAAAACTAACTTTTCTTGTAGGTATATCCATATATTAAGTCCTTTCTTATTTATCATAACACAAACTCAATAAAATAAAAGACTTATAAAAATACACCATTTTTATTCGGCTTAGATTCACCCGGCAAAGGTCTTGTTTTAGCATATGCAATAGCAGAGTGCATATCCTGTATATCATCCTGTAAATTATGATTAACATTAGAATAAGCTTTTGCCCATTCCAAAAACAATTCATCTCTATGTTTTAAAACATCATAAATTTCCTGTTCAATTTCATTCGACATTTTACCGCTTTTCTCATAAGCTTTATATAATACATTAGCTTTAGCCTGAAAAGCATAAGGACTAACATCAGGATGTAAATTAAACCATAAACACATTGCTGATTTGAATTCAGAATAGTTACAGGCCATAGGCTCTGTAATTTCTTCAGATGGACCATTTCTGATAAAATCAACATAATTCATTGATAATCCTGCTGTGTTAAAAGGATTACTTCCACCTATATCTATCATCCATGTAACATCATCGTTATAATTCATAAAATCATTTAAATGTGTTAAATCATCATCAGATAAATGATTATCTATCTGCATAAATCTCATATATTTTTTTTGCACATTGCGAGCCACACTTAAAGAAAGACAATCAACAAATTCTTTTGGTGTATTTGCCATAGAAAGCCTTAAATCCCAAGCTTCTTTACAGCGTCTACGAAGCTCATTAACTGATGCCGGAACTCTTGGTGTAAAACCTAATAAAAAGTCCTCGCCTGTTTCATCTGTATAATCACCATCCCAATGAAAATACTGGACTTCTTTAATATACGTCTCATTAAGATTATGCTTTTTAATTTTATATACTGTAACATTATCCTCACCACGAGTCACAAGATTGTAAGCTGTTTCTCTAAAAATATCACTCTTAATTGGATATTTCTCAATATAGATTCCTGAAATAGTTCTCATAGCTCTATTATTTGTACTTTCAGAAATACCAACTGATTTACCAAGCTCTAATATTTTATTATCAAACCATTCAAAATTATCCCATAAATACTTGATATTTGCATCAGGTTTTCTCATAGCATCATAAATCAATTCAGCATATACAACTCTTGCAACACCTAATGTTTCAGGCACATATGGTAAATAAAAATCATGATGCTGCTTAATCAAATTCACCCTAAAAATAGTAGCTGAATCAGGCTTAGCTTTAGCAACTTGAACATCAACTATTTTATTCAACCTATCTACAGTTTGAGCTTTACAAATGCGTTTAAAAGCATTTGACGTAAGACAAGACCCAACCCACATCTTAAGAACACCCATAATGATACCGGATGCAACACCATTCTCTAATGGTTTATCACATAAACCTATTAATTTTTGACAATAAATTTTATTTAATTCATTGAGCAAAAATAATAAATCATTTTCTGAAATATCTATAGATAATTTATTTTTTAACTGATTAATAAACTCAAGCTGTAAACCATTAATTGATTTTTTAAACTTAATAAGTTCATCTTTTTCTTCAGGTGAACCTATCTCAAGATTTGATTTATTAAAATCTACCATATAAGCAACCCTTTCTTATGTATTTACTTAATATTCAAAATCATCATCGTCATCAAACTTTTCATCAAACCCGAAATCATCAACAGCAGTATTATACATACGATTTCTAAAATCAGATTTAACTTTATATGCTTCAGGAGCAGCATATCTATCATCATCAGGCAATGGTAAATCTGTCGGCTTAGCCTCAAAGAAATTTGTATTAGGCTTAGATGAGTCCTGCTCATAATGATATGTTGGCATTACATCAGGCTCTTTATAATCATAATGTTCAAGAGCCTTTTGCACATAATATGGTAACTCTTCACGAGTCATATTATTATCAAAGGCTTCATCATCTAATATCATATTTTTCATAAAGCTGCTATCAGCCTTAATCTGCGGAGTAATAATAGTAAGTGCCTGTTCTCTATCATATCTATTAAATTCATCCATCATTTTATCTTCAGACCAACCCAATGTTTTAGCAACATGAATAGCACCATCATCGACATGAGTACAAAGTTCTAACTGATTAACATCATAAATAAGTTCAACATAATGTTGCCTGTTTAATCTGGTGATAATTTCACCCTCACCAAGCTCTGACCTTGCTGCTGCATCTTTTGCTAAATTTGGATTAACATTCAAATCCATTCTTGTAATACGATTTGAAATATTTCTTTGAGCTAACTCAACATCATCCTGTGTCATCTGCTCACGCAAATCAAAGAAACTTTCAACATCTTCACGCAATCTAATAGTTGATTCAAAATCACGACCAGCCTGCTCAGCAACTTCCGGACGATTCTTGATATCTAACTTAAATTCTTCTATTGAACGAACATTCATAATTACATATCCTTTCTAAAATTATAATAATTATAATACAAAACCATTGATTTATCAACATAAAACATATGCAGATTCTATACAGAATCTGCATATGCAAAACTATTATGGCTGACAATCAGCCTTTCCATCTTTAACAGGAGCATCTTTAATATCTTCAAGACTTGTCTTTTGTGATGTCATATCTGATTTAACAGGATTTGAACCCTGTCTTGTGGCTCTCTTTTTATTTTCAGCCTCAGAACGCTCAACTAACTTAAGTCTTATATCATCTGTAATCATGGATTTAGAATTACTTTCAACAAGACTATTATCAGCTTTTGTAACTTCAACTTCATCCTGTTTTGATTTTACAGCTGTTGAAATAACATGAATATCTCCACGCTTATTCTCCTGAACATATCTTTCTCTTTTAGGAGCAGCGTCTTCAACAACCTTTGTATCGCTTTTAGTAATAGCCTCAAGAACAGGCTTTTCGATATTTTTAGATTCAGTCTGTGTTGTCACAGCTGGCGTTACAACCTCTTTTTCAGCTGTTGGTTCAGGTGCAAATTTAATACCCTTTACATCAGGCACATCTTTTGCAGGCTCATTTAAGCTTGACTCATTCCTAGATAAATCTAAAGTAAGCGATTTTTCATACTCAGCCATCTTTACAATATTTCTACGAACAGATGCCGGAGCAAGATGGAAGTTTGCCTCGCCCTCAAATAAATTTTCATTCTTTTCAGCAGCATCAACCACCTTTTCAAAAGATGCTTTGCCATAACCTAAACGGTCCATAGGTGATGCTAATGCTTCAAGAGCTTCTTTAGATGTAATATCATATACTGTTCCATCAGGACTGGTTAAAGCATTTGCAACCAGTTTAACCTGCTCAATATTTACATCACCTACAAGATTCATACCATCTTTTGCATTATGAATTTCCATAAACTGCTTAACCCATTCGTCAGTAGTAAGTCTTTCAGGTGTACCACTTTTATCTCTTACAACTCTCCAGTGTTCTGAGATTGGAGCATCAGGAGCTGTATCAACGTGTTCTACTTTCTGGCCCTGCCACATAGCTTTTAATGCTCCATTAAGCATTGTATACTGCTGAATACCAATCTCAGCATCATGCTTAGACTGTAAAATACCCTGTGTCGCATTATATGTTAAGTCAAGACCATCTTTTAAACAAAGATTACGAGCAACTGCCGCAAGATTAAGTGATACCTGACCGGCAAGACCTGTACCGCTTGATTTAATTGCTACAGCTGTTTGAACATCAAGTTCTTCTTTACGAGTAACAAGAGTTTTATCTGTTTCTACAATAGATTCAGGTTTAACCCAAACCTTACCATCATCACGAACTTCAGTTTCAAATTCATAACCGGCATATCTTGCTACGTTAATAACTGCACCCGGCTTACCCTTTGCACCTGTAGCAGCAATAGCATTAAGACTTTCAATATAAGACTGTGGATTTTTCATATCAAGCACAGCTGTACCTATTGGATATTCGTCCATTAAGTTCTGTGTCCAAGATGATAAATTATCACAAAGACTCTGATTCTTTTTATCAATATCATCAAGTTTTGATGTAAGGTCATCACCACTTAAAGTTAATTTAGCTTCAGCTTTTTCAAGACCAACTAAATTAAGCTCATTCTGAATATCATTAAACTGTTCTCTAAATGATTTACCCTCTATCGGATGACCGTCAAGCTCAGCCTTTTCTCTTGCCTTATCATCAGCAACTAAAGCTGATGTAACATCCATCTTAGTATTAACTGCAAGTCTATAACCCTTTTTAATACCATCAGGCTCAGAATCATCCGGAATAAATTCTCCATTTCTATCCTTAAGATTAACATCCTTATGTATTGGGTCAAGAAGAGTATTATGCAATGCAAAATGTTCGTTTAAATCAGCTAACCCTGCCTTAGATGAAACACCATATAATCCAACTGAATCACCGTCAAAGTCACCATCCATACGAGATGCCATAAACGGATTAACAGCAATACCGATGAGATTATCATCAATATGTACTTTCATTCCTGTTAAAGCACGACCGTGTAAACATGGGTCACGCCACATAAGAACTGCTTCACCCTCAGATTTACCAAGAGTTTTTGCCATATCGGAATTCATCCAAACCTCATCAAGCTTTGCATCAGGTTCAGCCGACCAAACAGCTGTTGCTGAATGAGGAAGTCTTGCCGACATAATATGGTCACGAATAAAGTTATGTTTACCCTCAAAAATACGATTCTTAATATCACTCGTAATACTTGTATAAGACTCTGCAACAGATGACTGACATTTATATAAATCAGTTTCAAACTTCTTTTTAGCCTTTTCATCATCAGGAGCACCGGCTTCTGTAAGAGCCATATATTTTACAGAATTAGCATAAATATTTGCGTACTGATTCGTATAATCATGAACCATACTGCTTCCATCCTGAAATTCCTGTCCACTTCTAAGATAAGAAGAAAGAATTGGAAGAGCATAAGTTGTTCTGTCTTTATATGCTGACTTTTCTCTTGGAATCTCTTCTAATTTAGCACCTGATGGCAAAGTCATCTGGAAAGGTACTTCTAAGAAACCGCCTTGTGAATCAATCAAATTACGGAAATCAGCTTTATTATCTTTATCGGTTTTATTTTTTACTTCATCCGGTGATGGGAGAGTAAACATATGTCTTTCTTCACCCTGATGTGGCTGATATCCAATGCGAAGCTGACCTGTTTCACTCATGTCAACACCCATTGTAATTAAGTATTCACGATAAGTAGAAATAGATGTTCCATTGTTGCCATAACATTCATCCATCAAACCATAGGCATTTTTTGCAGACAATATCCAGTTAAACTGACCTGATGCTGAACGACCGCCACCTGACTTAATGGCTTCATCATCATAGACTTTCGTTTTTTCATCAGCCGTCTTATCAGTAATAATAATCGGCATACGACCACCATAAACTTCACGACCATCCGGAAGAGTAGTTGCAAAATTATCGTCCATTGCCCACTTTGAAGATGTAGCATTAAAACGGCCCATTGGTGCATATGGTGACATAACAACATCTACATCAGGATTTTCTTTAAAATACTGATATACAGCCTGCTTTGCCTTAGACATTTTAGCTATTTCTTCATCCGGCATATTTGTATCAACAACCATACCAACAACACATTTATTTCCGGCAGGGTCCAAAATCTTATCACCAACACCGAGAGGACGAATAACATCATGAGCCGGTTCGGAATCTGTAGCCTGAACATGTTCAATAACACCGTGTTCAGCTGCCCATTTTGCTGAAATAGGTACACCGTCATCAAAAGTATTACCACCAACGGTAAGACAAGCCACACCTGTATTTAATGCAACACCTGAAGCAGACTGTAAATTGCTAAATACCATCTGTTTTCTATCAAATGGTGTAAATTCAGAATACTTCATAATATCTATTGCCATAAGAGCAGTCTGAGCATTTTTATCAATCTCTAATTCGCCCTGTTCATTCTCTTTCATGGCCGGAATAATACTTCCATCAGGACGTACAACAGCACCCTCTACAAGATAACGAACATTACCCTGATTCTTAGCAGAACCTGTAGCATTCTTGTCAAAATAACCGTCTCCTTCAGGTCCTAAAACACTCATATTAGTTTGACCTGTTAAAGTCCAACCATCCATTCCATTATCATTTGACAATACATCAACATCTTGAGTATCACTCATTTTATGTGCAAACGCTGCGTTAAGAGAAGATGATTCTTTTAAATCAGACGGATACTTAACCTGACCAGCAAACGTCTTGAACTGAGCTTCAACAATATCTTTTGGCAAACCTGTCTGTTCACACTGACGAAGATATGTATCTTTTAATGACTCACCCTCAAGCTGCATAACAGTAATAGGCAATCTTGTTGCATATAATCCCTTATAACTGTTATTGATACTTGTTGTAGAACCAACTTCAGGATGCATGTCGGATACGTCAGAACGAATCTGAGATTTAATATTATCACAAACAATTCTTGTATAATCAACAAGTCTTGTACGCTCAATTAAATTCTTATATTCCCCGTCCTTTTGTGGCAAAATCGTAGCTTTATATCCCGGTACAAAAATCTTATTTTCAGAGCCGTTATATTTAGTTTCAACAAGACCGTCTTCATCAGGCTCAAAAATCTGACCAATAGTTCCGGAAAATTCTTCCATTACAAGTTCTAAATCTTCAGCCTTTTTAGAACCTTTTATTGGCTTTAAAATACCTCTTTTGGCTATATAATGAATTACACCATTATCGTCTATCTGAATAGGATTTTTGTCACCATCAGGCTCAGCAAGTACAGCATGGCTAGATTCCAATGTCTCTTTAATTGTCTGCTCAATACGAGACATAAATGGTGAATCACCTAAATTATGAGCAGTTGATTCATCAAACTTAAGTAACTTATCCTTGACCTGACTAACCTGAAAATAATTACCTCTACACTCAGATGCATCCATATTGCAAACAGACATAGCTGCTACAATATCGTCTGTATTTCTAAACTTACCTGATGCAGACTTAATAAAAGAAGCAACCATATCAGGATTAAAACGCTTATTATCATCAGGATTTAATTCAACAGTTCCTATTTCAAGGTCAAGACTTTCTGAGAAATGCTGTCTTATCTGTTCTTCAGGTGTACCCTCATAACGAGCACCAATACCTAAATCTTTAAATGTGTCAGCAAGCCCTTGATTTTCATAATCAACCTCAACCATGGCTTCTTCCCATGTCGTACCGGCCTTAAAAAGCTCACGCTTTCCTGATAAAACTTCCCAATAAATATTCTGTATAGGTGCAATAGATGGGTCCTGTGATAATACAGGCTGATAATCTACATCATTTGAATGTTCATGATATTGATTAATAAGATTATCAATATCCATCTTTTCTGTATAATTTTCACGAGCCGACTCTACAGCATCTGTCAAATAAGTCATAGCCTCATCGGGGCCATCAAAATATTCACGCTTATTATGATAGACACTCTCAATAATAGCGAGTTTTTTATTTCTAAAATGATAATTTCCACCCGGAGCTTTATCACCAAGCTCAATGTCCATCAAAATCTTCTGGTCAGGTCTGTCCATCCCCTGTTTACGAGATAAAGACATATCCATAATTCCGTCTTCATGAACAACAACATCTCTACTACCGTCTTTCTTACGAAAAACAGCAGCTTTACTTCCGGCAAGCGGTAAAACATCATCAGCTTGTCTACGCACACCATTTTGACCCAATGCAGGTGTCCACTCAGGTCCTTCGTTATAATGTGTTCTTTCAACCTTATTACCCATCATATATGAAATAAGACGGATTGTATCTTCTGTTGATGCAGCACCATAACCGGCTGTTGTTTGAGCTTTCTGATAATAACCTGACATACCGTCATTATAGCAACGACCAATATAATCAGCATTTGCAGCTGTATCCATGATTCTAATATCTATTTTAGAATTACCGATATGAGCCTTTAACTGTCCGGGATTAGAGTCTTTAGAAATAGAATATTCATATCCATTATCATTAAGCCACTCTAATATTTTAATAGACTTATTTAAAGCTTCTTCACCCATTGGACCCTTTTTAGGGTCATTCGCATTTCTTTCATAAAAACTGGAAATAGGCTCAGCCACAGCTTTATAATCAGCCGTTGACATATATGGACGAAGAGCAGATAAACCACAAGCATCTTCATGATTATACAACATACCTGTAGTTGCTTTACCGTTCACATTGATATCAATCGTATTAACAGGAACTCTGTCTATAATTGGCTTATTATCCTGACCCATACCACTAATAACTAAAACTTCTGTTTTTGATTCAGAGTGTTTACTTGCCTTTAACTCTATATCAAACATTATTTCAGGCTTATTATCCAACCCAATTAAAACACCGTCATTATCAATCAACTTATCAGATTGTGCCCAGTGTATAGCTCCACCTTTATCAAGAATTGTTTTATTAAAAGCATACTTCTTGTCAAAAGGCGAGATTGGAACAATATTATCTGACCCAAGAGGCATATTATCAGGATTTGTCATATACTCATCTGTAAGTACTGCATCCCAACCTGTATACTTCTCAAAACTGTTTATCATAGACGCTATATGCCCACGAGACTGTTGATATGATAATGCAACAGAATCTTCTAATGTTTCAGGATTAACATCTTTGCCCTGCTCCATTTGATAAAAGTTCTGACCGTCATTAACATCTTTAATAATATCATTAAAAGATTGACTTACAGAATTGCCAATATATCCTATATATGATTTAGATGCTCTCACCATATCAGGTGTCCACTGTGACTTATCATATATATCAACATTGCTATTCTGAGCATTAACCATAAATAAATCATGAGCCTGTTGCTGCTTAGTTGCCCAAGATGTACCTGTTGCATTTTCAGGATTATTAGAATCTAATCTTGCTTCAAATCTACTCATAAATCTATCATGAAGATTACGAGCATTGGTTGTAGTAAGCAACGAAAGACCCTGTTCTTGTCTGGCTTCATTAAAACGATGCACGCTTTCAGCAAACATAAACTCAGCCATCCAATTTTTGACATTAACCTTTTCTGCCATATTTTTTTCTCCTTATTATAATAAAAAAACTGTACATCATTGTATCCAAACTTAGTACAATGATGTACAGTCATTCCCGTTGGAATACAAATCTGTAAATCTATAAGATAAATACAATATATTCCGATGAATATTAAACGATTTATCTCTATACAAAAATTATATACCAAAGAATACATAATACAATCATTTATTAGAATTTATTTTAAAACTTCATCAAAATCAACCTCGGATTTTGATGAAACACTATATACAATACTTTCTCTAATATTAATATCAGCAAGTATCATACGAGCAATAGCAACATATGAAACACTTAAATCTGATAAATACACGTTACCCTCTGCATCACAAAAACAAATTGTATAGTTTGCATCAGTTAATAATTCAAAATCATCCATTGCCAAAAGAGTAGAAGCGTTTGGCAAAAATACAAAAGATTTGTGATTTAATAATCCGGGTGTTATAAGTGTCATAATTCTTCCTGAATTAATGCACTCTATAATAGAGCCTTTATCTTCATTTTTTCTATCTTTAAAACTAAAACCACCAACCTGTGTACTATCAAAATATAAACCAACATATGGAAACTCAGGTAATAAATCACAACACATCTGAGGACAGCTTTGCCAAGTTTCTATTACTGTTTCAACAACTGATTGATGAAATAACGAAACTCTGTTTGTAATCTGATTTAATTCTTCATCACATGGAATAATATCAAGCATATGTGGAATTAATTCAACATAATTACCATCCTCATCAAGTTCTATAGTATCAGCTGTTAATTCATTAGAAGCATACTCTGAAAACTCATCATTATCAGGTATGGCTTCATTTTCCCAATCATCATCGAATTCACTATCGAATTCAGCATCATTTGCATCATTTTCAAAACTATCAGATTCTTTTTCATTATTAGATGAATCATCAAAGTCATCAGGAAAACTGTCATCTAATGGCTCATCCGATGGTATTTCATCCAAATCATCAGGAAATGAATCTAACTCATCATCTTTAGGTACATCAACCATATCTTCATCTTTCATCATATAAAATTCCCCTTTAAGTTGTAAATATAAAATCTGATAAAATATTAAATGCACCATCATCAGTTAATGGATTATCCGGCTTATTATCCTGATATATCACAATAGTTGCATAAATATTATCAGTTAACTCCACATAATATTTGTATTCTTGAATCAAAAGACCTGTATCAATCTCAATATAACTTGTATTATAATAATCCAAAGAATATTCGCCAATAGATGATGTCTTTATATCTGAAACATAAACATCTTTTATACCTGCCTCAGTCCATTCATTCTGTTCTAATAACGATGATTTATCAAAATCATATCCTGCCTTAACAGCCGAAGCTATCATGGAATCTTTTACTAAAAAAGCTCTGATAGCTGTATTATCTAAATTAGCTTCAATTATATGTGCCTGCTCATCAACATTAACTGTATAATTCTTTTTATTTATAAAACCTAAAAATACATTATTAAATGATACACAGTACTGAATTTCTTGCTGCTCAGGTTTATCATCCGTATTAGATAATAAACCTGTCTGACCTGATACATCAGAATTATTTATAATTTCATTTGGTATTGCAACATCAGATTTTGACACTTTATTAAAATCAATTAAACTAATTTTAATATCTAAGCCATTGCCTGAAATTATATATCGAATCGGATATAAAGTTTTAGCATCAACATAAACATCTAATGTTAATTCCGGAAAAACCATATCCAATGATTCAGCATCATTTAAAATAGACTTAAAGCCTAACAACAATGTTTGAGACATTGCTGAATCCAATGTTCTTGTTATTCTATAACATTTAGTTTTATTAAAATCCACATAACCCATAGATTTCCAATTTGAACTGGAATCAGATGATAATAATAATTCTAATAAAATTGAAACATCATCTTTTTGTTTTTTAGACTGTATATAACTAAACCAACCGTCTTTTTGTTTAACATATAATACAGATGTATTATCTTTAGTAACCAAATACTTTTCAAATTCGTTATCCAAAGCATTTACCTGAAATTTTGTATAATACTCAGATGTATAAGTTTTATCATCAGAATATATAATATCAGATTTAAAATTATCTATTTTGATTTTATATTTATCAAAATCAATATCAGCCGTTATGTTAGCTTTAACTGATTCAAAATTTCTGATATTATTTAACGCTGTTTCTTGAACTGTTGTAACATCTAGTTCTTTAGTACATCCAGCAAATAAAAGCATAAATATAGAGACTACTACACTCAACCAAATTGGAAAATCAGTTTTCATAATATTTATTTCCTTTCTAATGTATATATACTATTTTACAGGATTTATACTGATAAATCAACAAAAATTTAAAGAATGCTAACCAAATATCGAGTGACAATATAAAATCAAGAAAGGATTAACGATGCATCAAGATAATTATAATAAACATGAGGGTATCAGACGAAGTGATTTATGGCATATGAATCGCTCACCCGCCTATTTTAAAGCACAATCAGAGTCAAAATCAGAACCGACAGCCAGTATGATATTTGGAATAGCAGTACATAAAATGGTATTAGAACCTGATACATTTTTTGATGAATATGCTATTGCTCCGGATGTTGATAAACGCACCAAAGACGGCAAGGAAAAATGGCAGAATTTTCTTATTGATTGTCAGCAAAACAATAAATCAGCTATATCTATTTGCGATTTCAATAAAATAAAAGATATGGTCAAGGCCATAGAAAATAATCCACTTGCCACAATGTTTTTGACAGGACAACATGAGACAGAATGGTACTGGGAAGATATTATCACAAAAGAAAAGGTTAAAGCTAAGTGTGACAATATTGCCATAATAGACAACAAAAAGATTATAGTCGATTATAAAACCACATCTTCTTGCCAAGATGGCTACTTTGAAAGTTCTATTAATAAATATGGATACCAATTTCAAGCAGGATTCTATACAGCCGGACTTGAGCAAATAACAAATGAAACATATGGGTTTGCCTTTGTTGCTCAAGAAACAGTAGAACCATATGATTGTAGAGTTTATGTATGTTCTGAGGCTTTTATTGCAAACGGACAGCTAAAATATCGTGAACTCCTAAATTTGTATCACGAATGTAAAATCAACAATAATTGGTATGGCTACAACGGAGCGATACAGAAACCTACACTTTTAATGGATATATCTGAATACAAAGCTAATAAAAGCCAATCCTTTTCCGGATTTAATAGCGATGACTATTTAGATGATAACGAATAAATATTATGGCTATATCAAAAGAAAAAGTAATTGAATATTTAACAGGCAAAGGTTATAAAGCTATTAATGAACAAGGTGTAATTGTAGTTATTTGTAATACAGAAAACACCACAGTTCATGAATGTATGATTGAACTGGAAAAAGAATTAAAGCAAATTGGCTATAATCAATCATATGGCGTAAAAGCCAAAAATATAAAAGAATATAAAGAGAAAGAATGAAAATACAACTACATTCGCATATAATATAAATATGCGAATGTAGTTTTTTTTTATTAAAGGATATTAAAAAATACTCGGGTGTCCTTATAACAATAAAACAATAAAGGAGAAAAACAATGAATAACGCACTGGATGTAAGCCGGTATATCATAAATTATTCGCACGCCAATAATTATTTCATATCTAATTTAAAACTGCAAAAGATTATGTATTTTGTACAGGCAAACTTCTTAGTAAACAAAAATGAGCCTTGTTTTAATGAACCTATTGAAGCTTGGGATTTTGGACCTGTTATACCAGTCATTTATAATGAATATAAAGTATATGCGGCTGCATATATTCCTGAAATTAGAACATATTTAGAATATGATGATGAAACAAAAACATCAGTTACAAGAAAAACATACAATAATAATTGCATAAACGACAAAGATAAAATGTTAATTAAAGCAATGGTTGACCAAGCAAATAATTATTCATCATCTGAATTAACAGATATTACATGTCAACAATCTCCGTGGATTAATGCATATAAAATCAATAGAGCCCATACAATCACAACAGATGCAATAAAAGAATACTTTACGCCTAAAAATTAATCGGGTGTTTGTTTGTTAATAAATAAAAATATAAATAGAGGTGAACAAATATGACAAGAAAACAAAGAGAAGAGAAGAAGTTAAAAGCTCAGATGAACATAAAATCTGAGAGAGGTAACACATGGACAGGGTGCTTTAATAAAGTTATGACAAATGACTATTATGCATCCCGCAAACAGCGTAGAAGAAACGCAAAAGTTGAATGCAGAAAAGCACTAGAGCAGGCTTAAGCCTGCTCTTTTTTATATTCTGATATGATATTTCTATTATGCTTCAAATGTTCTTGTCTTTTATTAAGATAAATAGCTGTTGTATCAGCACTTTCATGGTCAAGAGCCTCTTGCACAAGTCTAATATCACCTGTTGCATTTAACATATCATGAGCAAAAGTTGCTCTAAGTCTATGCGGTGTTATCTTACTCGCATTTTTAACACCACAAGATTTAGCATATTTTTTTACCAAACGTTCTACAGCTCTAACAGATAACCTTGTACCTTTATATTTGCCAAATGATACCAAAAATAAAGCTTGTTCTTTTTTATTAGTCAAATACAAAGACCTTTCATCAAGATATAACTGTAAAGCCTTTTTTGTTTCATCATCAAAATATACTGTATCGGTTTTATCACGTTTACGTAATATATTAATAGAACATTCATCCAAATCTAAATCCGATAAATTGATACCCAATAACTCAGAAACTCTAATACCTGTACGTAATAAGACCATACAGATAGCATAATCACGTACAGATGTTTTATTAAAATATCTAAGCTGCACATCTGTTAAACCATAACCTGTTTTTGATACATTTAAAAATTTATCAGTATTGTCTAAATAAATAACAGCTCTTGATTTTTTAATAGATTTACGCTCCAATAAACGCACCGGATTTTCTTTTAATTCACCTGTTCGTATAAAATAATCGTATAATGACGATATAGCTGTAAGATAATTATTAATGGTTTTTTCGGATATAGTCTTATTTGAATTATATCTAAGCCAATGGGCGAAATCTTCAAAATCGTGAATATTTAGATTAGATAAATATTTTAACGAAATATCAGATACACCTAATGATTTTATATATTTAAAAAACACAGACAGTCTGCTAACATAAATATATAAAGTTTGGGCAGAAATAACACCCTCACGCCCATTGACATATAATCCACAAAAAGACGGGAGTGATTGTAAAATATTAGCAATAGATGCTTGACATTTTGTATTATGTATATGTTTATAAATCATTATATAAACCACCTTTATTAATTTATAAACAGATTATATGTAATATAAAATATATTGTCAATAGTAGTCGCATAATTACAATTATACGACTAGATATAAATACTCTTCTATGCTATAATAAAGCCAAAAGGAAAATTTAATATCTATGACAAGAACAAGAAATAAAAAATCAAAAATAGAATTTCGAGCCGATGATTTTAATAATATGTCAAATATCTTTAAAACAATATCTAATTCTCCATATGAAGAATTAGATATTACAGATATTCATATTGGTCAAACTCTGATTAAAAAAGATAACAATCAAAAAATAATTGTGTCAGAAATTAAAAAAATAAATAATAAGCAATATGCTGTTATATCAGACCAAAATGATATATTAAATATAAAAAATCTAATGCCGGATATTAATACAGCTTATATAAAAAATCAGAACAATATGATTTTAAAGACAAAAGCCGGATACCTAATTATTAAACCCAATGATAATCAATCTATAACAGTATCTATTGCACCATTGTCTAACCAAACAGAACCAACTGATTTTGCCATATTTGATATTAATAATGAAATCATTACTGATATATGCTGTGGTCAAGATAATATAGGCAAATTCATTACAACATTATATAAAAACAAATATATATGTAAAAAATATAAAAAGAAAGGAATTTAATGATTGATTTAACAAAAGAAAAAATGCAAACTGATGAATTAAATTCGGATACACTACAACCTAATGATTTATCAGATTTAGATGAAATAGCAATCAAAGAAAAAACCAAAACAAGTAATTTATTTATTTTAATTACGATTCTAACATTTACAATAATAGCAATAACTGATATAACAAAAAGCCTATTAAACCCATGGAAACAAATAAATTGGATGTCGTGTATGACACGTATAATTCTTGGTGGAGCTTTGGTAAGTAGTGGTTTTGGAATATTATTGCACATAAAAGGATAAAATAATAAGTATGCTTCAATTTTTAAACGATATTTAACAATAGAAAGGGATAATTAATTATGGCAGAAAACAAAGATATCAACAACAATGTGGATAACACTGAGGATAACTCAACAACAGATAATTCAAAACAGAAAATAAAAGATTTTTTTAACAGTATGGGTTTAAACAATGTGGAAATAGATTTACCACCAAAAGATATGGGTATTTTATCTGAATTTATAGACGATATAGCCCAGAGAAAACTTAATAAATCTAATAATAACAGCATTTATGGTGACAATATAGGAAGTGTAGATGACATAAATCAGGCTTATCCAACCACAGACCCTGATGTATTATCTTTAAGAAATATGTCACATGATGACCAATTATATTTCTTTTTAGATGATATTGTTCCATCAGCAACAAAAGATTCCAGAGTTATTATTGCAGATGATATTGAATCTGAAAATAGCAATATACCATTTATTGCTATTCCACAGAGCATAGAAATATTTGAACAGATTGCAAATATGCCAAACCATGCAGCATCTATGTATCCTGATATGACAAAATATTTTTATGATATAATCTGGTTATATAACAATGTATACAGCAATAAAAATAATCCATATTGGTCATTAACACCGGTTTATAATGTTCCAATGCAAGCTACACAAAACTTTATAGCAGCTCGTATGGGAAAAATAAAAGCATTTATATCACTTGATGCTAAAAAGAACTCTATACCTTATAGACTCATCTATGGTGACAATTCACATAAACATGATTTTGTAGGTGTAGTTTATCTGTATTTCCAGTAAAATAAATAAAGTAGGAGGCAGTAATTAACTGCCTCCTACTTTATTTATTTATGAGCACCTATATACAATCTACGCTCTAACTCTTTAATGCCCTCTGCTCTTTTTGCAAGCATCTTCTTTTTTTCTCTACCTGCTTGCATTTTTTGCAAATGTTCAGGCGAAATAGTTCTTTTTGTTTTTTTCTTTGGCATAAATAATCACCTCATATATATTTATTTTAATACGAATATACATCATCATATTGATGCATAGCTAATACCATATTATCATTGACTTTTGGTAATCTACGACCATAAGCCAACAGTTCTTGTTCATACATAATACCCCACATTAATGCAGCTTTTGGTAAGGCTCTACGAGGACGCAAGTCAAGATTACGCTCTTCTTTGGACCCATAAGTCATACCGTCATCATAAGCATATTTTAATTTATCAGCAACCGGATAAGCATCTTTAATAATATTCGTCATCTCAGTGCGGTCTTTGTCAAGCCCATTTATCATATCATCAAATGCAATTTTATAATCTGCCAATTCTTTTGTTATATTCTTTGTTTGAGACGAATTAACCAAAAAATTAGCTTCTTTGTTTTGTGATAAATCATTATCTTTATCTACAAGATGACCGGCTAAAACAGGACTTCTCTCAGCTTGTATTGCATTAGCTACACTTTCGTCTAACATAACAGGTTTACCGTTAATTAAAACAGATTTTTGACGACCATAAGCTGTTCTACCAAAAATATGGTCTTTAACGCTCATATTTGGATTGCCTTCGACATCTAATGTTGAATTTTGCATAGCATCATTAATGGACATTGATAAATACATACCCATACTATCATTATTATATAACAAAGCCTGTTGGTCTTTTATATAATTTTCTGAAATTTTAGATGTATCTTTATTTTCTTTTAATGCCTGCTCTAATTCAACACGATATTTCTTTTCTCTCTCACGCATAATTTCGAGCTGACTCATAGATGCTTCTTTTATTTTATCAACTTGAGCCAAAAACTCTTTTTTACGAAGCTTTTCAGCTTGTGATTCTTCAAAAGCTTCAATGGATTTTTCCACTTCGATTTTGCGTCTAAGTCTCTTCTCTTCTATTTCAGATAAACTATCATGTTTTTGATTAGTTTCTTTTTTAAATTCAGCCTCTTGTTCATCCAAATTCTTTTCAGTATGGATTTCTTGCTCATCTTTTTCTTTCTCTAATTCCTGAACAGGCGTTTCATTATGATTTACCTGAGTTACCTCAAGATAATCTTCTCTTTCATCAGGTGTAACACCCATCTTTTTTAAATCATCAAATGGTATAGGATTAAGCCTTTTTGATTTTATTAACAAACCTTATCACCCCCTTTAATATCCATAATTCCTATCCGTATTTGTAGTGTCATAATTCACATTTGGCAATTTGCGATTACCGTTATAGCCACGACCCGATGTGTTTTTAGGCTTATTAGATTTATTCTGATACCTATTTTCAAAAAACTGATTATTAAATGATTTATCAGTAGATTCAGCTGATTTTTCAAATCTAGGCTTACTATTTATATCAGGTTTCACAGCATCTTTTGATTGCATAGCCGCAGACTTCATAAAACTGTTTATATCTTTATTAAACGCCGGTGTAGCACTATAAGCTGTAGTTCTAAGCTTTTCTGAAATAGTTTCAAGCTGGTCTTTATTAAAGATTTTATATTCTTCTTGTAACTTCACAAAGCCTTGAGATAAAGTTTGCATATCGGCTCTTTCAACAGACATAACATTTTGTTTATGCGTTGCCTCTTTTTTACTATCAGTATAATGCACTGAATTCGCACCTGCATAAAAAGCCAAATATTCATCCAATTTTCTCATCATATCAGAAGCAACTTCTTTTTTATCAGCCCCGACAGTTAAATTATTACTTACTGTATGCATCATATCTGATGTTATGCCAACACGAGAATATCTTATATTATCTGTTGCACTCTTCTCACTCAAATTTAAAAACGCAGAAGAAGAACTAAGATTTGCTCCGGCATTATATTGACCATTCATAAAATGATTATGAATAATATGAGATGGAGCCTTATCTGTAAAAGTCTCTTCAACTATATCAGATTTTCCTGTTTGTTCTGGCTGTGAAAATCTTGTTCTTTTTTCTACAAATTCATCAACACTTCTTTGAACTCTATCTCTTAATGGAGAAGATGCTATTTTAGTAACAGATGATAAACCTCTACCAAAATTAGTGACACCATCAACCAATTTATAAAACCCTAAATTAAACAGAGAACCTACTTTTTTGGCATTAAGATTAACATCTATATCATCAGATTTTGTAACTGATTCATGCTTATATATATCATCATGATTTGTTCTAAAATCTCTATTTGCTTTACCATAATTCATAAAACTTTCAATATGAGATTGACTTCTTGTATTAGATATATCATTAAGCTTTTCAAAATTAGTTTTGAAAGTTTTATCTTCAACATAAGATGTTGATGCCATAGCAGTCTGAATTTCTTTAATATGATGCTCAGATAAAATATTATATTTAGATTGTAAATTAATAATTTTATCCATAGCTGAATTCATCATTGTATTATTAACAGCCTCAATACCCATTTCATTTTGAGCCTTAACCTCTTTACTGCCCATTGAAGCTGACTTACCGCCTTTATAATATGCTGCTTGAGCACTTACTATCTCTATAATAGATTTAGCCACATCACTTTTATGCTCACGGTCAAGATTACCGGTTCTTTGCATTTTTTCAAGATTCTGTTCTAACTTATCAAAACCGTTAGAAAAGCTGGAACGAAAAACTTCGGTTCCGGCATATGTATTACCTGATGTAGCAACCTCAACAAATCTGTTATTTTTGGCAGCTTCAGTACCCGCTTTAAACATTCGTGTACTTAAATCATTACCTGATGCTGATAAATTAGCCATATATGAGCTTTTAATAGCCTGCACATCCATTGCAGCAAGTTCATGGGCTTTTCTATGTTCTGTAACAGATGAGTTATACAAACTTCTAATAAAAGGATGAGCATTATCTGTTGTTTGAGCAATAGCCCCCCAAACGCCTGTCATACCCTTTTCAAGTTGACCTGCTTTATGCAAAGCATGTACAACCATAGCAGCTTCAACAATATCGTGACCTGCATATGTCATAACACCAACTTGTAAAACAGTTCCCAATGTATTGCCGATATGTCCAAAAAAAGACCCGTTTTTCTTTGATTCAAGCTTTTTTTCGAGCTTTTGTGTCTCTTTTTCGTGCTTTTTAGCAAGTCTTTCAGTTTCAGCATCATTAATACCAATACAACCTGCTGTTACATAATCTGAAACAATTACACTACTTGGAATCTTAGGCTTTTGTGTAAGCGATACACAATTAGCAAAAGATGAATCCATACATTTAATGCCTTTATTTAACTTCGGCATATTTTGTAAATTCTCACAACCTACATACATTGCTGACATATCTTCAACTGTACCCGGAATTTCACGAGGTCCATGTTCAAGATTATTACATCCGGCAAACATTGCAGCCGTTGAACGCACTTTACTTGGAATTTTAATATCTGCATCTTTTAAGTTTTCACAATTTGAAAACATATATGAAACAGACTCAACAGATGCCGGAATTTTAGGAGCAGATTTAATATCTGTATCAGCAAATGTTAAAGTAAGACTTGCAACGCCATCAGGTATTTTAATCTGTTGTCCGTCTGTTTCTTGTCCAACATACTTTAATACCGGCATAGGACCACCCGGATTACCATAACCATCAGGTTCAACCATCACTTGTTCAATTTGAAACTCATTAGGATTATATCTAAAATCACCAAGACCACCCTTATAATGAATCATTCCATTTTCTTCAATAGTTTGAATACCGTCTAAATCTTTACTGTATCCGACATTATCAGCATGCAAATCATTTGTGGCATCTTCTGATTTTATATTAGATGCAATCTCATCTTCTGTTAAAGGCTCTTGTTTGAAGTCATCTTGAAGTTCTTCATGAACTACTTCAAAATCATTTTTATTCGCCATAATAATAATATCCTTTCTTATCATATTCTATGATTATTATATTACAAATACAGGCGAATACAACAAAACAAAAGACATCTAAAATAAATATTAGATGCCTTTTATTATCAACAAATTTGCTCGATTGTATTCTCCATAATGCGTACAAGCTTACATCTACAATTACTGCCTGTAGCTATGTCTGTCGTCATATGAGAAAAATTATCATCTGTTAATATATAAGCAAAATAACTGCCCTCACGCATAATTAAACTACCCTCAACATATTCACCATCTGATTGTCTTTTTGCTCTAAATCTAGGTACTTTATCTATCACAAATCACAACTACCTTTCTTAAATTTATCAGCCATAGTCGGATTATCTTTTGTAAGCTTTTTAATGCTTAAATCCTGAGCCTGTTTATTTGCAGCAGATAAATGCTTAGTCGATACAGTAAGAGCATCTCTCACTTTTTGTAAATAATCTATCGTTTTATCTATATTTGTAATAGCGTCATTAAAACGCTGTTCAGCTAAATTATAATTACGCCCAAACTTAGTCTTAAACTCTTCAAGATTATCCATAAACTTAACTACATCAAAATTCTCTTGCTGAACTTTTACAAGCTCTTTTCTCACACCTATAGAAGCCATAGATGCATTTCTAAGCATAGTAATAAACGAAATAAAAAACTGTGGACGAATGACATACATTTTATCATATCTATAAGATACATCTGCAATACCTTGATTGTAAAACTCATTGTCGGATTCAAGCATGCTAACTAAAACAGCATACTCACAACCTTTTTCTCTGCGGTCTTTATCAAGCTCTTTGAAAAAATCTTCGTTTTTATGCTTAGATACTGTCGTATCAGACTCATTTTTCATTTCAAACATAATAGATAAATATTCTATATTATCTATTACATCCCTAAAAATAAAATCACCTTTTGAACCTGACTTAGAAACTTCGTTATCTTTTTCAAAATAAGCTGTCGGAAATGCTCCGGCACGATGTTTATTAAATTCATTCCAACAATATTGCTCTAAAGACTCACCAACCATTTTTGTAGATTGTTTAGCCTTAAAGTCTTTATAATACTCTATTTGCTCGTCCTTAAGCTTAAGCATATTTTCAAAGGTTTGACGCTGAGTATCAAGTTCACTCTTAGAATTCAAAAGCTTATAATTCATTGATTCTATTTCAAGCTTTTTATCAGATACAGCTTTTTCAAGAGCTCTCTCATTTTCAAGCTTCAAATTATGAAGCTTATTTTTATATTCAATTTCAGCCATATTAAATTTAGTCTCTAATTCAGACTTAAATAAATCCACTCGTGCATTTACTTCAGCATCAAATTCTTCTGTACGAACCTGACTAAGAATTGCATTATAATCTGATTCATCTATATCTATTTTTGTATGACAATTTGGACAAATAATACTTCTCAATTTAAAACCCTCACTTTTATATAGACTATTATATCATCCATAAATTAGACCTGTGGCTCAGAATTCATATTTGTCACATTCTGATTTGATGCAGATGTTTTAAGACGATTTGCTAAGTTCGTGAAAAACTGAATCTGACCGTTAATATCATTTGGCAGAACATCAGCAAATAAATGCTTAACTGTTTTTCCAAGCTTAATATAATCTGCATTTTCAAGCTTCTCTTTTTTATCTATTAACTTTTGCATCTTAAGCTTATGCTCTTCTATCTTAAGATTTAAAGACTCAACAGACTCTTCCTGATTGCTATCTTTTCTAGGTCTACCCATAACTATTATTTCCTTTCTTGATTATCTTAATTGAATTTTGATTGAACTATCTTAATTATACAATATTTATATTCATAAATCAACATTTATAAAAAAACCACCACTATTTTAGTGGTGGTTTTAAGATATCAATATTTATTCAACATCTTCTGTTTCAGCCTGTAAATTCAATGCACATACAGCCTTTATATCATCAAGAGTAATTACATACTTAAAGTCTTCAGAATAATCATTATTCGAATATTTCATAATATGTTGCTTCTTTGTTTCTTCCCAGAAAGACCTTATAAATCTGGCATTTCCAAAATGAGGCTCATTTACTCTTGTCTTTAAATAAACCTGTAAATCATGCCATACATTATTTTCAACATCAAAGCCATCTTTTTTTGCAAGTTTCTTCATCATTTTAGCAAGCTCAAAAGGTGAATAAGACTTGAAATGAAATGTCTGAGATATTCTTGAACGAAGACCTGAATTTGCACTTAAAAACTTACTCATTTCTTTTTCATATCCTGCAAAAATCACAACAAATGATTTACGATTCTTTTCCATTGCATCAAGCAGCACACCTATAGCTTCTTGACCGAAATTATCACCCTTATCATCCTGTTGCAACAAATATGCTTCATCTATAAATAGCACCATGCCTTGTGCGTATTGTACTACTGCTTCTGTACGCTTACCTGTATGACCTACATACTGACCACGCAAGAAATCACCGTTAATGTCAATATACTTATTCTGACGGATAATACCCATCTCGTATAAATATGCTGTCATAATACTTGCAACGGTTGTCTTTCCGGTTCCCGGAGGCCCAACAAACACCATATGATGACCCTCTGCTTGAATCTTCTCTTTATCACCTTTGTAAAATTCAAACTGAGCCTTTAACTGCTTGATTTCATCTTTTACTACATCAAGACCAGTAAGTCTATTTAAGTCCTTATCAGGATTAGTTGAACCGTCTTTTGTACGAGATTTAAGCTCTGCAAAACTTACAATAGAACTATCAAGACCCTTAGAGGCCATAAAATTACGTGCATCTTCTGCAAGTTGTTTATTACGTACTTCAATATAGTCTTTAACATCAAGTTCGGTAAACACAAACCTATCTATTTCAGGTATATCACCTTTCATAAAATGGTCAGCATGTGTATCCATAATTCTATCTAAAGCATTTCTAACAGCTCTGGCATTACCGAATCCTATGCCCATTCTCTCATGGTCAAATTGCTTATATAAAAGATGTTCAGCTTCCGAACTTAACATATAACCATTATTGCCGATATTGCTGCACATAGCATTAAATATTTGCATTAACTCATCTGTCGTAAAATCTTCAAAATAAATCTTTTGTTTAATTCTTGATGCAAACCCCTCATTAAACGCTAAAAGCCTATTTACATCATCTTCATATCCGGCAAAGATTACAACAAAGTCATTTTTGTAATCTTCCATGTATTTAAGCAAAATACCCGTTGCTTCAGTGCCTGCACTTGATTTTGTATCAAGCATCAAATACGCTTCATCAATAAATAATACACCACCTAAAGCATAATTTATAATTGCTTCAACCCTTGGTCCTGTTTGACCTACATAAGGTGACTTAAGATAAGTACCATCTATCTCTACGCATTTATTTTCTTTTATATAACCAAAATCATATAAAATACGAGTTAAAATCCTTGCAACAGTTGTCTTACCTGTTCCAGCTGCACCTAAGAAACACATATGGTTGCCTGATATCTTATCAGATGCTGAATTACTTTCTTGATAAAAAGCCATACGATTTTTCATCTGACGTATCTGATTTTTAACATTATTAAGACCAATAAGATTATTTAATCTTGCCTCTGCATTGTCTAAACCTGCATAAGTTTTCGACCTTATATCATCCGGTAAATTTGGATTGGCAAGTGCCGGATTATCAGATGATACTTCATAAAGCCCTCTATCCATTGCTGTATCAGATGTTTCGTTATCACCATCAAACCCTGTTCTGGTATATGGTACATCAAACAAACAAGCTATTGACCTACCTATAGATTGACCATCTGATAATGGTAATTGTGCCAACCAAGAATCTACATTTTCAAGAGCTTGATTAAAGGTTAATACACCTTGGAAAGTCATATAATCATTAAATATATAACCTGTAGCAATACTGTTTCGATATTTAGGTGGCAAATACGATACAGATTCTTTAATATCATTTTCAAGCTTTAATAAATTTCTTTTAAGTTTTTGGACCTTAAATTTTATAAATAAATAACGGGATACAAATCCTATCAACCCTGATAAAACGGCTGTAAATATTGCATACGGTATAGTAGCACCTATATTTCCTTTTGATATGATAAACTTAAAAATAAAACTCATCATAAAACCGATAAACATAGCAAAAATACTAATACGTATCATTTCCCCAAATCTATATTTTGGGAAATCAGGAAAACTTTTATAAAATCCTGAATTATGTGGCAAAGCATATTCTTCACATTTTTGCTTTTCATCTTTTGTAGAATATTGCAATGAATAAAAATCCCACATTATATCTTCATATTTTGCAAGATTATCTTTTGCTGTATTACAGTTATTAAACCAGTCATCCCAGTTTCTCATTAAAATTTTAGCAGACATTAAATAACGCTCCTTTCTTATAATAAATAAATTATATATCAAAAACGCTCATATTTCAACAAAAAAGCTGTTTGCTATAAAAACAAACAGCTTTTAAATAAGAATAATTTAAGTGATTGTGTGTGTATATTATATATTAATCAAAAACATCTAACCCATCATCATAATTCTCAGATGAAGGTGAATAAGGCTTTAAAATCTTAGATTTCTTTTTCTTAGGCTGTTCAATATTTTCTTCCGACATTTCATCATTATCTGCCACATCATCTATCCAATCTGAATCAGCGAAATCAAAACTATTTGATTTTAAATCATCCGGCTCCACATCTTTTTCAGTCACAACTGTTAAATCAACTTTATCTTCTATAATTGATTTAACAGCTAAAGCAACACCTGTTGCTATACCTATACCGATTGCACCTATTAAAAATTTAGCTATTTTTCTTGAATGCATAATTTAATCCTTTCTATTGTTATATATAACATAATACAGCAAAAAACCTCAAATATCAAGGTTTTTAATATCAAATTTTAGATAAATATTTTTTATGTAATTTATCATATGCATTAGTATATATACGCTTTTTAGATGGCAATAAAGTTTTATCACTCAATGCTTTTTTTAAAAAATCAGCATAACCCATTCCAAACTGTCTTAAAATAACTCTTTCATTTTGTGTCATCTGGATTGCTTGTTCAGGACCGTTACATAAAATACGATAAACATCTATTGGAAAATTTAATTCATTTAGTGAATCAAGTTTAGCAAAATCATTATATAAAATTTGACACATATCATCATGTATTGTATGACAAAGCTTTTCACTACTTTGCGTTTGAATATACATATGATACTCAATGTTATATGCACGAGCACGAGCAATAGCAGAATATGCTGCATCTTTCATAGTCTGTGTTTTTTCAGCACTATGTAAATGTCCTTTATTTTGCTCCACCTTATCTATAATATATTTTAAAGAACCTTTATCCATAAGATTTGTTCGTCTTATAGTATCCATTGGAGCCTGCGGTAAACCTCTCTCAGCTACAGGTAATATATCATAAACTGATACATCTAAACCTTTGAATTTATGCTCTAATTGATGCACTTTATTCATAAAAGCTGAGTAACGCATCTGATACATATCATATTTAAGTGATGTTTGTTTACGAACAATATCTTCGAAATCTTTAATAAAAGATGCTGAAATATTATGACGAACAACCACATCAATACCTGCTCCCTGTTCATCAGCAATAACAAAACGCTCATCCATTGTAATATAATTTGCCAACCTGCCATCAGGAATGGCAAATAACTCACCACTCTTTGGACTATGAAATGCATCATACACAATACTGTTGCTTGATATATTGTTATAAGCTGTTTGCTGGTCTACCTCAGATGTTGACCATATATCAGGTATTGCTGAATTAGACTTAACAGAATCTCCTGCTGATGCCCCAACATAATTACCATTTTGAATAGAAAAAGTAATAGATGTATGATGTTCTGATTCCGGCACTGTTTGACAATTTATCGGATTATCAGGAAACACCTGACTTAAAAAAGATAAAGCCCACATGACATCATTTTTTGCACCACTAAGATGTAATACGTTAATATCTGATTTTTGCCATATAACATCAACATATGATAACTTAAATACTAGGTTTCGATATGCAAATATCAAAGCTTCTTGTTTTTTCCAATCTGCTTTTGTTAAACGACTCATCATCAAATAAATCATATTACCTGCATTAAATGACATATTTACTTTATCAACTTCACTTAATCTTCGTTCATAATCTGACAATTTATACGTAAACACAGGTTTCTGTCGAAACCAATGTTTACGCACTATCACATGATATGTTTGCATTTATTTATCCTCACTATCATTATATACATCCATAAGACTTTGTAGTGAAACTATGCCTTTTCCACCTCTTGAACCGGCATAAATTTGATTCACTTTATCACCAATACCATGAAATATTTCATTTACTAAATTATCAACATCAATATCATAAATTGAATCATCCACATCAGACTGATTCATCAAATTTACATATCTATGAAATGATTTATCATAAATAAATTCACCCAGTTTTGTATTATGATATTCATATGGCTTAATAACACAAGACATAATTGCATCAGTATTACCAAAAAGTGTTACGCTTGATTTTGCCCTTGTTACAGCCGTATATAACAAATTTTGTGTTAAAATTCGTTCTTTAAAAAAAGAATTAGCCAATATGTCAGACATAGTTACCAACACATGCTCAGCTTCACTACCTTGGGCTTTATGAATAGTAATGCAATAAGATAATGCAAATTCGTCAAATTCTTCGACAGGTATAGATGCATATCTATCATTATCAAACATTATACCAACACATGGAGACTCATTCCCTGATGCAAAATCATAACGAATAATAGTACCCATATCACCATTAAAAATACCTTTTACTTCATGTAAACGTGTACTTAAAATATCGTTATTTTTAAAAACATAAGTAGATTGGTCAGCATGATTTTTTGTATTAATAACTCTATCACCTACTCTAAAGCTTAATCCTGAATTTTTTTTAGCAGGTATGGTAAAGCCCCTATCCATAACAAATCGGGTAGAACCGTTTGTCATAACATTAGGATAATTATTTTCAGGATTAACAAGGTCTTGCATTTTTTTATTAATTGCAATAACACCTGCTTCGCCTGCCTTAATCGGCGATAAAACAAGTATGTCTTTAAAATCATAACCGTCTGCCAATAAATGTTGATACTTATAAATCACATTATCAATAGTCGTAGAATCATCAGACGGCATAATCATAAAATCATCAGTAAAAGTAAATGACTTATCACCTGCAATAATCTTATCAGCATTATCAGATATTTCTATTGACTTTGAACGCATATTTTCATCCAGTTCAGCAACAGCTACAGTGTTTGATGCCAATAATTCAGCAAAAAACGGACCAACTGAAATGGGTGGTAACTGATTCTTATCACCTACAAAAATAAAACGGCAACCATGTAATAAATCAAGAAGCTCAGCTGCACATTCAAAATCAATCATAGATGCTTCATCTATTATGACTAATGTATCACTACATAATTTTGTTTTAATAGAATCTTCTGTTATAACATACAAACCAAAATCAGCATTATTTGCATCAAACTTATTACGATACATAAATCTTGCAATCGTTGATACATCATTATAATCAGTAGCCTCTTTCATACGGTTTACAGCTTTTCCTGTTGGTGCAAGCAAAATAACTTTATGTTTGCTTGATGATTTAAGCCATATATCTATGATGTTTTTAATTAAATGAGTCTTACCTCGTCCCGGACCACCTGTCACACAAGTTAAACGATTTTCAAAACAAGTAAGTAATGCTTTTTTTTGCCCTGCATTTAATGACAAACGATGCTGTTTATTTAGCTTATTATATAAATTAACAGCCGAAACAGCTTTATTTGACTTACTAAATAGATGACTATTTATTTCATCAACTATAGTTTGCTCATGTTCTCTTACAGTTGATAAATACAAATGTCTATAATTGTAATTTGTATCAAGATAAAAAGTATTATCAGCTATTAATCTTTGTATAGCATCAGCAATAAATGTTTGATTAACTGATTGCTTTATTATATTAACAAAAATATTCTCTAATAATCTAAGATTATCTTGACTATTTAAATCCAAATAAGTACTTCTATTCTCTTCTAAAAATGACTTCATAGACATTTTTAGTATTTCGTTAATGCGTCTAAAATCATCCCATGATAATTGACAATCAAGAAGAGCCACTTCATCAACTTTTTTAAAAGTTAATCCATCTATTTCAAGCAATCTATATGGATTAAAATTTATTTTAGCAGCTATAGTTTTAAAAGAAACACCTAATGTTCTATTTCGAATAATTTGGGTTACAGCTGTTGCACCAAGATGTGGATACGCCTTTTGTAATTGATTTTCAACACTATCATCAACTATACCTGTTGTGAGTATAGCCATTTGAGCATCTGATAAATGACATGTTGCTTGAACAATACTCGGATTCATAGTTAATGTACTGATTGTATCAGTACCAAAGGCATCAACTATTTTTTCAGCAGTAACAGCTCCGATTTTAGGGAATCTGGCACTTGATAAATAAGCAATTAATGCTTTTTTAGAGCCTGTATTCACCATTACGGTTGTCGCCTTATATTGCTTACCATATGATGAATCATATAGGTCTGCAATAATATCAAGATGTAAACCAATATTAACTTTAATAGAACAAGTTCCTGTAACACTGACTTGACCTAACTCTTTTGAATATAAAAGTCCACCAAACCAACCGTCAGGCTTAGGGCAATTTTTAAATAATGATATTAATTTACCTGTAATCTTAACATCTTTTTGTAACAATATATCGCTCATAATCTATATCTATCCTTTAATAATTCACTGATTTATAAGAATATTATAGCACAATAATGTAGATATATCAACATATATGAAATAAATATAATAAAAAAGAGCCACTTATAACAGTGGCCCTAATTTATTAATTCTCGATTCTATTGCTCATTAAGATTTCAAACTTACCGTTTGCAAAATCCCATCTATCACGACTCGCTAAGAATCTGATAAACTCATCAGTTACCTGATAAGATGCGTGCTGCTCGATATTACTATCAGCATATACACCTGTAGATGCATCCTTTGCAGCCTGATTAAGAATCTTTAAATCATCGCTATTAGATGTATTCTGAATATACAATGTTCTGCCATCAGCTGAATACAAATCACCATTATTAAATCTAAAGTTTTCAGTATCCTGTCTGAAAGCTCCTATTGCATCAACAAAGACTGTAATAATGTCTTTATCCAAACTGTGATTTGCCTGTCCTGCAACAGATGTTAAATCTGCCGGTGAAATCTTACCCTGAGCGAATTTCTTTCTCTCATGGGCATCTTTTCTTTGTTTAGCTGCATCAGCTTCAGCCTGAACTTCCGGATTATCCATCATATCTGCCATCCAATCACCTTGATTATTATAATCAAAGCCAGTATCTTCGTTATCGTTTTCTTCTTCGTTCTTTTTACGAAGATATGCATTGATAATGCTCATAATATCATCAGATAAAACATCAGGGTCTAATTGTGACATCTGATAATCTGAATAACCATAAGCTGTCTGATATGCTGTCTTAGCTTTGACTGATATAATAGCCTGCTCCATACGCTTATTAAGCATCTGAGTAAAATCAGGCTGATTCTTACGAACATCAAAATCAAGAGCTGATGATAATGTAGGAATAGTCTGTAATGAATACTCGTGACCGGCATGTACTATTGTATTTGTAAACAATCTCCATGACATTGGAAGCACTGTCTCATTACGATTCCAGATAGGTGCATCTCCTGCTCTGAAAATAATGCTGTTACTTGGTGATATAAATGCCATATCATTATAACTGATAACAGGCACTTCTTTTGTAGTCATAGTATATGATACTTTTGACTCGTTTTGCATAAAGATTCTTTGCTTATCACGTGTAATAGTCTTAGAATCTGTATATGACCTATGTGTCGTACCGGACATTTTCTGCAAGGTATCAAGCATAGAGTCATCTGTTGATTTAAGAAATACAATGTTGCTCGTATTATGTGTTGGAATATAATCATCTGTGATATACATATGTGATTCATCAGCAACACTGATACACTGTACTTCATCATCACGAAGATATGTGACTTTACGAACATATTTAAGTGGTAAATCCCAACGTGAATTATCAAGCCTCAAAATATGTTTCATACAATCACAACCAAATGGAAGAAAATTAACTTTTCCTCTTATTTTAAACATAGAACCTTGCTTTTTAACAAAGCAAACTCCACCTAAAGAACGAATCAATGATTGTATATCTTTAGATAATCTTTCACCTGAAACAATAAATACCAAATATGATGAATCAAAATATCCGAATGAATCACAAAGACCAAACAATAACTGTTTTCTTTGTTCTATTGACCCAAAAATATAATCATTAGGTATAAATTTATCTGTTTCAGCTATACCCAACAAACCTAAATCACTAAGTTCAGCATGCAAATCCATTTGTTGATTTACATTATACCCTAACTTATAAAATTCAGTTTTTAAAGTTTTATCAACATCAGAAAAATCAAATATTCCTGTTGATAAATCATATCTGCTTGATAAAATAAAACCTAAAATAAAAGGGTTCAATACCAAACATTTTTGTTTATATGCTAACGGTTCAACATTAGATAAAGAAACTCTAATATCATTATAAATATATGATTTCAAAGTATCTGTGGTTACAACGCTATTAATAGACTCATCATCTTCTTTTGCAATAATATCCCACAAATGTTCATTACAAGCTTCTGCGTGTGAACCATCACAAAGTTCAACATCATATACAGGGCGTTTGCCCTTTGGATAAACACCTGTAACAGTAGTTACTGTTCCCTTTGGTGTTAAAACTTCATCCCCAACCTGTATATCTCTCATAAGCTTCCAACCAGTAGGTGTTGCTATATGAGAAGTTAAAGGCTGAGCATTACCTTGAATAATTTTATCCACCGACTCACTATAATCATAGATTAAATAAATCCGTGAATATTTCCTGTTTCATTTGTTCGCAACTCAAATTCTAGGTCAATTCCTAGCACTCACATTACATGAAGTGGTCTGACTATATGTTAATCCTGTACTGTTATATATAACAGCCATCGAACCATCTATTTTTCGGAACACCATTTGCTTGTGCCCTACGCTCTCGCCAAGAGCTAGTCGATAAACCTTACTCTATCAATTAATAAAGTATTGGTAACTGAAGAGATTCTTATAAATATCAACTTAGGACCAATATCAAAGATATCAGCTTTTATTGCACCTTATTGACATCCTATAACTTTTTTCTGCTTTCGCTCTATCGCACTTATCATTTCTGATTATGCTGTAGCATATAGGCTCTTAAAATCCGTCCCAGTGTTTAACTGATGTAAAGGTACGCACTCATTACAAGTACGCAGCGACTCGATTTTTTTTCGGATAAAATCATTACGCCATATACGTCCCTCAACGAAATCTTTCACTTGTTCGCAACACAAGCTCTATGTCAATTCATAGCACCCTCATTACAAGGCGTGTCGTGACTATATGTTAATCCTGTGCTGTTATATATAACAGCCATCGAACCATCTATTTTTCGCTCATCCCATACGCTTGGATAGCTAACGAGGACGCAATCCTCTAGTCGATAAGAGTTACCCATAATTTATTATGAGCATTCTCAACTGAACAAACTCTTTTATTAGAACCAAGATTTCAATAACTGAATAACTAAATCATATGTGTTTGCTGTATATGGTATATACAATAATGGCAAATTATGTCGAATTGCATAATTTAACTTCAAAAGGTCATTCTGCTGTTGTATTTTGAATTGCTTTTCACCACCAAAATAATCAACTGGCTTATAATGTTGTAAACCTTGACACTCAATCAAAACATAAGGTTTATCATTTTTATAAACCAAAAAATCATAAGATAATGGATAACCAGATTTACTCTTTAAGTCTGAATAAATATATTGAGTTTCGTAATAAACATCAATCGAATCTAAGTAAGATTTCACATTTTTTTCTAAAGTTGAAAGTCCAAAACCTTGTGAAGTTTTTTCCTTTAATCGTTCATATTTATAACAACCACATGATAAACTATTATTGGATTTTAATGTGCCACCCCTAATACTTCTTTCTTCTCCACAGACACACCTACATCGCCACATGGGAACAATTCTACCACGAGGTTCTTTTTTACGACCATCCTCATGTAAAACAGTCCATCTACCAAAAGTTTGACCTGTCAAATCCTGTAATCCTATCCCCATTGCACCATCAACATGAGCACAACCACATGACCGTGTATGCCCACTTTTTAAAGAAGTACCCCTTGTAATAATAAAATTACCACAAGAACATTGACAATACCATTGTATCATGCGTTTCCCATTTTTTAAGACATAATCATCAGCTTGTCTTATAACAGTCAATTTACCAAATGTTTGTCCATCCAATATTTCATATTTACGATGTTTTTGACCACAACCTTTAGTATGACCACTTTTTAAAGAAGCACCTCTAGTAACAATCAACTTTCCACATTCACATTTACAAAGCCATTTCTTAATTCGATAACCTTTTGATGTGATTTCATCATCTGCTTTATCTATGACTGTTAATAAACCATATTTATTACCGATTAAATTTTCCAAAACAATTATATTCTCCTTTAACATCACTATTTAATTAATTATACCATAATAGATGTATATTGAGAATACACATATGTAATTATTCAATTATCAAGGTTCTAATTGATTGTTTAGGACTGATACGATAAATATCAGCTTTTATTTCACCATGCAATCATCCTGCAATTTCTTTCTGCTTTCGCACCATCACACTTATCGTTTCCAATTATGTTGTGGATAGCAGGCTCTTAAAGTTTTTCCCAGTTTTAACTGATGTAAAAGTACCCACTCATTACAAATAGGCACAGTTTCTTATATTATTAAAAAATATAATTTTCTGCTGGAGAGTCTGAAGTATTAATGTGAACTGTTGTTCTTGTCCCAGACCGATAGACAAATCAGTCTGTAATCCTTGTATACCATGTCCTTCGGACTGCAAATTTCCAAGCTCATCTAACATAAATCTTGTCTTATAAAGCTAAACTACCCTCGGTTTCCCGATATTTAAAAGGGGGATAGACTATCTCTTCACATGATAAAATATCATATGTTACACTATTCAAACGGTAACTCATCTTTCCGTCTTACATTAAGGACAATGTGCCCGCCTCTCACGAGGCTAGTCGTTACACCTATTTTATTAAAAAAATGTGGCACGGTATTGCCTGCTATCCGTTACCGGACCGTAGGGTCTCTTAGTCAGCTGCTTCGTCGTTTTATAATATTGCATATCCCGTTGCAACGCCTCATGCAATCGTCTTATCCAACTGATACCGTTAGCCTTATAGAATACAATCCATAAGACACCTCTGAGTTATAGAGTTTACAGTAAATGCCCCATATTGTTTAATTTAATATGAATTAATAATCTGACAACCGTTTTCAATCCATTGATGAAAATCCGATAAATCCTGTTTCCAAAATACAATATAATTTAGATGATTTTTCTTTGCCGTTTCTCGCTTCAAAACATCACGTTTGGTCCAAACATCAATGACAGCTTGATAATAGTCACTTGTTTTAGCTTTTTCAATCCACATATTTGCTGTAAGCTTATCATCTATATTTGTTTCATCAAACCAATGACGACCATGTGACCAATGAAGATTCAACTCCATAAATACATCCAATGATTTTATATAAAAATCACATATAAAAGGATATCGGTCATCTAACTTATATTGATGAATCACATCATCTTTACCAAATTTATTACACAAAACATCATATGCTATAATTTCAGCTTTTGATGAATTCACAGTATGATTTTTCTTTTTTGTTTTATATATTTTATCTTGTACAATTTTTAATCTAGTAGGAAATAAAACACCATATTTTGCAAGATTTGTTGTTTGTGTCTTATTTTGTACTTCATCTGATGAAATAATATCTTGCATCTTTTTTCTAAAATCAGGATTTGACCTAATTTTAATACTCTTTGCACGACCTTCGTCACTGTCAAGATATCTTTCAGCACCATATCGTTCCAAACAAGTTTGCTTTATCTTCTCTCTTTGTTCAGGCGACCACGAATGGTCAAAGTTATGATTATCTGATTCTAAACCACATAATCGGCAACCGATTCCACGAATATGAGAATCTGCGTTTTGCTCAAACTCGCCATGAATCGGACAAATAATTTTGACTTTTGTACGCTGATTAACATAAGTAGTCAAGCTATAATCATACTTGTCACCATGAACTTGTTTAGCTCTCTCAATCCATTCTTCTGTGGTCATACCTCGTGATTGTCGAGCCGAGATACAATGATTTTCTTTATGTGCATCTGTCCATTCTCGTGCACATTTGGGACAACCATTACCTTGTAAATGACTGGATGGTAATTGCTCAAATTCGCCATGAACCGGACAAATGATTTTTACTTTTGTACGAGAGTTAATATATTCAACCTTTGAATAATCATACTTATCATTATGTAATTGTGTTCCTTTTTCAATAAATTCTTTTGTAAATTGTTGTCTTTTTTCTAATCTATTCATAAATAGATTATATCATATTAAATTAAAAATTTCAAGGTTTTTGACTCGATTTAGTCATATATGACTTGTCGAAGTTCAGGTCTACAAGCTGTTTAATTAATATCAAGATAAGTTTCGCATATTTCATCAAATGTGGTGGAGTCACAAGGAATATCATTTTTGGTTTCTCAGAATATCTGACCGTATTCTGGATAATAGCACTTGTATTTACTCTTTCTTTCTTTGTTGATGATAATACGTCTACTATCTTAATTTGCTCAAATGTGCTCTTCTTTTTATAGAACTTATTATCGTCTTTCGACTTCATAAGTTCCACAAGGACACCGTTCTTAACTAACTTAGTTCCCTGAATCGGGTCCGTAATATAGTAACGGGCATCAAGCGAAGTCATATATGACTTCCTAAACTGGAAGTAAAATGACTTTATGAGCATACCTGTTTGTGGATTTACTATTTCAAGTTTTACATATGCCACTTCTCTTGCATATTTGCCCTCGAAATAATATTTTGCCCAACCCTCACGAGAAATCAAATCCTCATGATAAAACTTTTTTCCCAATGGTTTTGTAAAATTCTTATCATCATAAGACATCCATTTCGCTTGCATACCAATCAAATGGAGCTTCTCTAAGAAATGACTATGGAATCTTACACCCAACATTCTTGGGAAAGATAATCCGGCAAGGTCCACGTTCTGTGATGGTGTTCCTGAAGTAAGTGTCGAAATTGTAGGGTCAGTGAAGAATGACATAGCTGTAATTGCTATTCCGAAAACCGAACTTAGCATCTTCTCAGCACCAGCTATAGCCCTTAATGCATTATTTGCATTGGCTACCAGTCGCCTCATAGAGTTAACAGGTAAAGCATCTGTTGCATTAAAGTATAATGTCAACAAATCTTTCTCAGGAGCATCTTCCCACAAGACCGACTGAGCTTCTACTTCAGCCAGTTTTTCCTGATAATCTTCTTCAGATAAGCCTTCAAACTCACCTGCTTTTGCTTTCTTAGTAAATTCAACAGCAGGATTTTTAAGCTTTTTACTTGTAAGCTGTACGAACAACTGATATGTATTATAAAGAGTAACTTTACCCCACATAACATCTATCTTAGTTGCAAGCACTTTTTCATCCATCTTCGTTTTTTCAGCATATGCAAGAAGCTCTTTTTCTTCTTCAAGATAATAGTCTATAAGACCGTATGCAGCTCTCTTAAATGCGTTATTTGCTGCGTTAGGCCATACAGGGTCGTCACCACCATCTACAGGGAAGAACACTTCTGCAATATTTTCTACATATAAGGCTGCCTTTGTGAAATCACCCTCACGAGCAGCATCTGCTGCAAGACCAAGAGGATTATAAATATCAGTTTTCATTGCATTGATTAAGTTAAACTGTACGATTTGGAAACCTCTTACAGTTCCTCTTACATAAAACTTACACAAAAGCTCGCCTTTTGGGTCATTGATGACCATATTATTGGGATTTCTTTCACGAGTCCACATATCAAGTGTAGGCTCAATCACGGTTTGACAAGTATCTTCAGTCTGTTCGCAACTTAGACTATAGCTTTTTAGAAGCATAATACTCAGATTATGTGTTAATCTTATATATTGTTTTTATTTAATAAGTGTTTGCTTTATGAAAATCTTTAGGATTAGGACAACCAAGAGATTTCCATTCATAAAAATCAAATAAATTAGGCACTTGTTTTTTATTATGAGAACGAGAACTACCATCCCAAAAAACTAAATAATTTAAATTATGTTTTCTGGCACATTCTCTTTTCTCTAAATCTTTAACCGTCCAAGTATCAATATACTTTCTATAACGAGACTTTTTATTAGTTTCAGATTCCAACCTAATCATATTTTCATGATAACTATTTACAATCTGCAAATCTCTTTTGCTGTTTTTATCAAACCAATGTGTATTATGAGCTTTATCACCATTTAGCTCTATAAATAAATCTCTTGATTTGATATAAAAATCCACAGAATATGGATATCTATCATCAACTTTAATATTTCTGAAAACATCATCTGTTCCAAATAAAATAACAAGTTCTTTATAAAGAACATCTTCAGGCAATGATGAATTTAAAGTATGGTTTTTTCTGCGAGAATCAAAAATCTTATCACGAATTTCTTTTGATTCTACACTATTTTTAACACCATATTTTTTCAGCATGACTTCCTGTCTTTTTTTAGAAGACTTCATAGCGATTTCAGGGATTTGCATTGCTGATTCAACACCATATCTATCTTTCATAGTTATAGTCATAGTTTTAAGCATTTGATTTTTAATATCTTGATTTTGTAATGGTTCAAGCACGCCATATTTTTCAAGCATTGTTTGATTACGCTTTAGTCTACCTGATTTAACAGCCTCATCTGAAACAAAATCAGAAAAAACAGATTTCTCAAAAACATTAGAAACACCATATTTAGCTTTAACAGTTTTTGTCTGTTTATTCTTCCAACAAACATTACGAATTTTGTTGTACTCTTCTTCGCCTAAAAGTCTTTTAAAAACTATAGCATGTTTTCCAAAACAACAACCTAAAACCATTAATTGCTTCTTCTTTCCTGCTAAATATATATCATCAAATTTATCAGAAAGACTTTTATAAGCATCTATAATCTCCTGCTTAGAATATCGAGATTTAATATAATCAGTCTGATAATCATAAATATCGTCTTTTGAATATCTTTCGCCAATGCTTAAAAGTTGTTTTAACAATGATTGAATACGAATACCTGTTCTACGATATATATATTCGCCTGAAAAACCTCTAAGATAAAAATCCTTTGCTTTATCTAATTTGCTCATATTATAATACCTTTCAATTATTATAGTTTGTCCTTTACACACTATAGTACTACAATATGAACTTGATTTCAACACTTATTAAATTTTCAATGTACAAGACCTGAATTTTTCTTCCGTCCTTTGCTTACGGTTTTACTCTCTCACAAAGAGATAATCGTTGAACCTATCGCATAACATTTACTGTCGTAGCGATGTGGCTGCTAAACATCTTATTTCAAGAATATAAATTCTAATTATTCTTTAGGATTTAACCATAGAATAAACCTTTTTTACTGTTTTCAGGCTTTCGCCACCCATTATTATTATAATAACGCTTATGCTTTCGCATTACGATTTTGGAGAAAAAAGGTATTAAAGATTTCCTAGCAATTAACGCATATAGCTGTTACTCATCACTGAATAACAGGGGTTGTAATTCCCTTACCTGCTCTGGTTATAGCGAGAACCATTGTATTAACTGGAGCCACGTCCACAAGATATGCCCCACCCGGACGCTGAGGTTCATAATACGGGAACTCCCAATCGTTATTGATTAAGTCCGCCACTGTATCATAAGGCTTTTCTTTGTTTTTAAGTTTATCTCTGTTTTTATTACCCGGATTATAAGGTATCTCTGTTGCATCATAATACTTACGCATTGCCAAATCTTCAGGTCTCTCATCCGGCATAAATGAAGCAGTAAATAAGTCATTGGCAAAATCTGTATCAAACATAGGCTTTTCTTCGAATAAGATGTTTCCATCATCATCATGAAGAATTTCGCCTTTATATAATACGATTTCACCATCTTCACCTTTTATATCAGCTTCAGCTCTTTTTGCAACCTGAATATTCTTGATGCCTTTATTTTTAAAAGCCATATGCGATATCATAGATGAAAAAACCACATCAGATGTTGCACCCACATCAGGAAAATAATCAAACTTTCTCTGAATTTCTTCCGGTAAAGCTATATGCTGGTCATTATGATACTGATTAATATCTGATGTATCAGCAAGTGCATTTTGTACATTCAGATTATGCATAAGTAATACATAAAAAACCACAAATACAATAAACACTGTGAGTAAAGTTATAAAAAACTTTATAGGTGTAAAACCGACATAATAACTAAACCCAAGGTTAGCCGGGTCTGAAAAATTCAAACCTGAACCGCTATGCCCATACAGTGCATGATTAATCATAGCTACAACAGATGCAAACATCCACATAACCCAGCCTGAGAACAAAGCTATGGCAACAGCAATGATAATGCGAGATGTTGGTGACTTTCTTGCCATCACATTGCTTCTGTCAAGCTGCTGGTCTTCATAGACATCTCTATACTGCATCTTTTTCGAGTTGTCTAATTCGGACAGCTTTTCCCAGTTTGTTTTTTCTTTTTGATTAAAAAAAGAATCAAACATCCCCATATTTTATTTCTCCTTTATAAAATTATTAAATAAATAGAGGGAAACCATGAAGTTCCCCTCTATATTATTTGCTCATATTAATTAGCAGACTCTATAGAAACTGAAACTTCAGTTGATTCTTCGTTAGATGGGTCAACAGGTTGTGTATCTTCTATTGTTTCATCAACAGTTTCTGTATTTGCAACAGTCTCAGATTCACTTGAATTATTCGTTGACTCCGTCTCATCTAAAGCATGCTTTATATTATACTCATCAATAAGTTTCTGAGCCTGATTATCAGCGTTCTTATTAAGATTTAAGTAAGAACCGCCAACGAAGCCAATAGATAAAGCTGCAATAGTTGCTGCAATAACCAGATAAGCTGTAGTGACATTAGTACGATGCTGCATATAATGTGTATCATCCAGTCTATCACGAAGAGCCTGAGCTTCATAATCTTTAACAGCCATTCTCTCTTCCATTTCTTTTTCAACAACTGAACGCATATCAGCTTTTTCCTGATTCAGCTCAGCAATACGCTTATTTAAAGCCTCATTCTGTTCCTGAATCTTAGCAACTCTTCTGTCTGCCTCTTCTTGTAAATCCTTAATACGAATTGAATTATCTTTTCTCATCTTATCAATTTCAGCATTAAGGTCGTCTCTCTTTTTATTCCATTCAGCTCTATAATTATTTAAAATCTCAGTCTGCTCTGCAAGGACTTTATCGGCTTTCTGTGACTGATTAAGCTGCTCCTCAAGAACTTTAGTACGAGCAATATCATTACTTCTATTCTCTTCGATAAAAGCTCTCATATTCTCTTCAAGCTCCTGATAACGAGCATTCTCTTCCTCAAGAATACCTGTATACATATCGGATGCCTCGTTAAGAGTCTCTGAGATACTTAAATCAAGAAGCTTAGATGCTTCCATACGTCTGCGTTCATTCATTTCATAATAAGCATCATTATATTCGCCATCAATCATTGAACGAACATCCATCTCTATATTTGCAACATCTTTTGCATGCTGGTCCGAATATCTTGAACGATATGCCTGTTGTGCAGCCCTTGCTGCATCCTGACCTACTTCCTGAAGTTTTCTCTTCCAAGCAGCTTCTAAGTCATCTACCTTATGACCGACTCTTGACTGAATACCTGCAAGTTCATCATCACGATTTTCACGAAGCTTACTGTAAATCTGACCATACTGTGTATCAGGATTATTAATGTCAAGGTCCTGCTGAATTCTGTCACAGCTCTTTGACAAAAGACTAAAATATCTCTCACGAAGCTTAAAAAGCTGAGTCTGATGAAGCTTCTTAAGTTCCTGATTGGCGAGCCTTGACATTTCATTAAGCTGGTCATTCATCCAACTTGACGGCCTATTTTCATCAAATAATGCAGGCGGATTATTCTGTAAAAACTGAGCATCAAACGGCTCTGTTGTTATTTCAAGACCTAAATCATCAGAATAGAACTTTCTAACAACAATATCATCAACCCAAGCAGATGGTACATCTTCTTCAGCCTGTTCTGTTTCCTCATTAAAGATATATGAATTATCAGATACATCATTTGGAATAGAAATATCAGGCTCAGATATAGATTCAGTATTGACCTCAGAAATAGGTGTCACTGTATCTGTATCAGGCATATCTTCGAGATTATCATCATCGTCATCCATATCATCTATATCTTTTATATCAGAATCATCATCATCTTCGATATCATCATCAATATCATCAGATGATTCAAATAATTCATCTGATTTATTTGCATCTTCATCTACAAATAAATCATCAATTACGCCCTCATCATTAACAATAAGCTCTGAAATCTCAGAATAAGTCATTTCAGTTTTAGGCTCTAACGGCTCATATGAAATCTTATCACCGTTAACATGTATTGCTACAAGCGTATACTTAACAGGCTCATTTGTAACTGGTGAAATGTCCAAGATGCCGTAATCAAGCATTGCTGTTAATGTATTTGCATCAGGAATAAGAATCAATTTATTGTCTGCCATCATATCAGATGTAATGACAGATTTTAATGCTCCTGAATTTAATGCATTAATAAGTGAACCCTTATCCTCATCCTTTTTTGATTTAACATCAAGGCCGCCAATATCATCAACATTTAACAGCAAACCTACATATAAAGATTTATCACCTATATGTCGTATAAAAGCTTCGTTATAAATCAACTCAGCTTCTACCGTTGCAGCTACAGATTCCTGTAAAACAGCTTCCATACCTTTGCCGGATTTCATCTTAGATTTAATCTTTTTTGGAGCTTCAGTTTCAGGTACATCTGTTTTGTTCTTCTTAAAAATACCAAACATTATTTCTTTTTTCCTTTCTTATGTGTTATTTCGTTCTCTGCTTGACAGTTATATATGCTCTACTTTCAAGCTGATTTTTATTTTCAAAAGCCATATCCCCCTCAACATTAACGATAATTTCTTTAACATCAGGATGAGCATTGATAAATCGTGCCACTTTTGATGTGACCTCTGAATTCATTTTATTAATTGCCGCACGAGCACCACCAGCTGAAGCTTCAGTGTCAAGATTATCTTTTACAAGATAATCAACTACTTTATTGTGTATGGCAACATCTATATTATGCTTAGATTTAACTTCTTTACAAAGCTTATCAAGCTTAGCCCTTACAATATTCATCTGAGTTGCCTCAGATAAAGGCTGAAAAGGAATAATACAGTCAATACGACCAAGTAACTCAGGTGGAAAACGATTATCACCTGTTGTTCCGGCAATAGAGTCTCTTATATTTTTTTCGTATTTTTTCATTTGTAAACCTGAACCGCTATCATCAGATGCATATTGAGCAATGCTCTCATAAATTTCCGAACCTGCGTTTGTTGTCAAAATGATATAAGCATTAGTAAACACAACTTCACGGTTATTCTCATCCATTAAACGACCGTCATCAAGAACCTGTAATAAAACTCGTGTAACAGGTGAACACGCCTTTTCTATCTCATCTAACAAAACAATAGAATAAGGTCTCTCCCAAACCCTATTCGTAAGTTCTTTTCTGAAACTATCAAGAGAATCTGGATTCGCATATTCTGTCATATCAAATCTGATAAGTCTTTTTTCATCCTGAAATAAGACTCTTGCAAGCTGTTTTGTCATTTCCGTTTTACCCGTACCTGTCGAGCCAGTAAATAAAAAGCTAGACATGGGCTTTGACTTATCATTTAAGTCTGCTACACACACTTGCAAACGATTCTCAAGCATCTGTGTTGCATACTCTTGTGCAAAAACATGAGCATCAAGTTCTTTTTTTATACTTGTAGCATCCACTCTAAATGCAACATTTACACCCTCTGCTTCATAAATAACATCAGCAAGAAGTTTTAAATTCATCTTACGCTTTTTGTATTTATACCAACCTACCATAGAGTCTAATATGATAATTGACTTACGAGGCTGAGAGTTTGCCGGAATATATCTATTCGTATATTCATAAATCATTTCAAACAAATGGTCGCCATGAATTTGATTATCAACTCCGTATCTCTTTGCCATACTACGTAAAATCTGAACTGTTGTTTCTTTATTAGGCTGAGACAAATTAATTCTCTGAAAACGCTCAACCAATGGCTGATTAGGCTGGATAAATTTTCTAAACTCTATATAAGTAGTTGCTGCAATTACTCGCACACCTCTGGTTCCTGAATCTGCAAGAAGTGGCTTTAAAGCCTCTATTGCGGCTGCTGATAACTGTACAATCTGATGAAACTCATCCATAAAAAGTACAATCTCAAGCCTTTGTGATTCACGAAAATTTTGAGTCTCTGCAAAAAGCTGTTTTAACTTATCTGCCATCTGATTTGGGTCAGTTAAATCAGCAATCATCTTAGATAAATTAACCTCAAGATAAAGTCTATCTGAATCATGAAGCATAGTTCCCTGCACAAGAGCTGTCTTACCTGTACCGGCCTCTGCTAAAAGCATCACATTACAAAGCTCAGCTCTCATAAGAGCAGCTAAAACACTATCCATTTCTTTTTCACGACCCACAATAGGCCTCTCAGCTTTTTTAACGGGCTGTGTATATAATGACAAAAACGGATAAATCAAATTACCATTTATATCTTTTTGTGATGCAACTAATTCAGAATACTTTGATGTTAGATTGTCAACTGCATCAACCTTTATGGGTTCATCTGTTTTTATATAATCACCAAAAATAGATGCCATTATTATAATCCTTTCTGTGTATCATTATATCAATAATACACCATTTATGTTCAAATATCAATGTTTTATTGCTTGTTCATTCATTAAAACATTGATATATCAAGCTATCCAAACAAACAACTTAATATGTATATCTATAACCATTATAGCAGTAAAATGCTCATATATCAACTAAAATATATAAAACAAGATATATACATATCTTGTTTTACATAATCAATACATTTCTGAATCATCATCAAACTGAATAGACTTAACGGTTGAACTGATAACACTTTTGATATCAATATCATAGTCTTTGCCTAAAGCCACAGTCTTATGTCTGCGTTTTTCACCGGACTCTCCCGTAGAACCGGTTAAAACAGGATTAATATGTAATCTATCAGCATAACTTTTCATAAAAACAACATCATTTTCAGGAAGTTCACTTACAGGCTGATGTGTTTTTATCATATATTCACGGGCTTTCACAAATAAATCATACCTCTCATTTGCCATATCCTCAAAGGCACGAATATTATTTTGTGATATCTTAGCATCATATGGAAAATCATATCCTAAATGGTGTAAATCTAACGCTTTTACATCATCAAAATCATACATTTTTTTACGAGTAATGCCTCTTCCATCATAATCAAAACCATTATCTCTAAGCACAGATATAAATTTTTCTTCGTCTTTTAATATAGTATCTGTGAAGCGTTCAATACGGGCGTCAATAATATCACTCTGACCGTTTATCAAACGGCTTGCACCTCTTTGATTATAAACAGATACACCATATGCTTCAGCTGCATCAGTATTTTTAAACTTTTTAAATGCAGGGTCATCACGCATATTCTTTAAATCTTTGAGCTTAGATTTTTTATCTATTAAATCTCTAAACTGAGTCTGTATATCTTCATCAGGAGGCAAAAATGACAAGAAATACTGATACTTAACCATCAACATTGCATTATAATCAGCTTCAAATTTACAAAATGCTGCAAGGTCTTCAGAACCCGGCTGCTTATTTTTAGTCTCTTCATATGCTTTATGTAAATCATCAAATTTATGATAATTCTTTTTATGATGCTCAAGCCTTGATGAATAAGAACGAAGCTTAAAACCAAACTCAAGCATAGGGTCCTTTGTTACGATTGCATCATAAGCCAGATTTTCATAATCAGTTGCCATTACATCAAGAAAAGGTGTCTCAATTTTGAGTTCTTCTTTAGGTATACGCTTTAATACAGAATAAACACCATTCATACAATCAGTAATAATACTTTCTTCACCGTCACGAATAAGTTTTTGATATTCTTGCAAAGATAAGTCTTCGTTTTTACGCCTATAATTTGCATATTTCTCAATGCTGAGTCTTGCATCGGTATATCCTGAATTTTCATCACTAAGAACTTCAGTTACAAATTCACGAACAATAGAATTTGCTTTACGCATTTCTTTTCGATTTGTACCGGCTCTCCAAAGATTTCTATCTTCAGGTAAACAAGCAATCAAAAACTGAGGCTTACCTTGTTTTGCTAAAGTTTTAAATGTAAACTTCTTGATAAACCCTAATGCATTTTGTTTATCATACATAACAGACGAAGACATCATTTTCACATGTTGTTTTTCATCTAAATAAAGGTCAATACCTCTACGAAGCTGCATCATTTGACGGTCAGAAAATTTGCCCTTTTGAGTACCATCATGCATTAGCGTACCTTTACCTTTATCAACCATTGCAAGATGACAATGTACATGTTTTGTATCAACCTGAATTACACCGACATAATTGAGGTCATCATAAGAACGACCAAGCCTATCAAGACCATTCATAATAGCCATACGAAGCTTTAACTGGTCAATATTGCCACGATAATCACCCTCTTTTAAAAGCTCAAAATCTTCGTCTATAATCCCATGTTCTTTAAGATATTCTTCTCTAAATGATAAAACAGTTTCCATTACAGTATGACCTTTTTCAAATTCGGATTGAATATCTTTACTTACAGCTAAAAGCTTTTCATCTGACAAGGCTACATCACCATAGCCAAAAGCAACTCCACCTTTTTTCTGAGATTTACGCATCTTCATTTTCATTTCAGGAACATTATCAAGCGTTTCAGACGCTTCTTCTCTGGCCATATATTTAGTAACATATGTATCCTCTTCTTTAAGCTTTGCAGGTGTAATATTTTCTGTGGCTAATGGTCTTGACATATATCTTAAAACAAATTCTCCGGGCGTAGCACCCCTTGTACCACCGGAAGAACCTGTTTTATAGGTAAACCGATTCTTAATAACTATACTGTCTTTTAAACCCATAAAAAATCACCTTATTTTTTATCATTATGCTTTAATACTACACCAAGAAAGATATTATCAACTTCTATCTCAGACATAGTCTTATCATCAAGCATTTTATTTATAACTTCCTGTGATGGCGGTTCTATCTCACAATCTCGTAAAATCTGCAATCTATATTTAACATATTGTTTACGAGACCTATTCTTATTGTTAGGACCCATTTATCAATAACCCTTTCGCAATTTATTTTTTTCCTGATTTATAAGAAAAATACGCTCTCAGCTTAAACTGGGAGCGTATTGTCAAAATTAATCATATGATGCAACGTCTTCATCCTGATTCTGTCTATCTGCTTCATCAGCGATATCCTGTAATCTTGATGAAACTTTAGTGTTTTTCAACTCTTTATGCTCAGACTCTTTTACAATATCAGACTGAATATCTATGGCAACCGATTTTGCAGCATCAAAAGCTTTAGCTTCGTCAACTTTTGCCTGTAATCTGGTATCTGATACATCTGCCCCCTGTGTATCAGCCAACTTATTCAAATCATCTTCATTGTTTTCAAGTCCGGCAGTATTCTCAGCCTTTTCTTTCTGCTCCTGCTTTACTACAGAATTTTCAAACGGATTTAAATCCATTTTAATTTCAGCAATCTGTTCAGGCATATCCGGAGCAATTTTCTTATCTGATTCATTTACTCTTTCATTTGTATTATCAGATTGTATAGACTGTGCTACAACAGGGTCATTCTTAATATTCAAATTCTGCCCTGTAACAGATGCCAGCAGATTTGTAATATCACCTGTTAACTGAGAATCAAGCTCAACAGGTTCAACATCTTTTTTCACAGTTATCTGTTGATTTTCAAGAGCCTTACGTCTTTCAGCAATTCTCTTCTCAATATTCTTATCAGCTGATGCAATAAGAATATCTTCATCAGTAAACTGATAATCATCTGTAAATTCAATATGCTGTTCAGCTTTCTCTTTTTCAACAGTTTTTGCACGAATAAGTGAATTTTCCTCTTCAGGACTAAGATAATAATCCGCTGTATCTTCTTTTGAAGCTTCATCATGTTCAATTTCAGGCTCTGTAACATAATTCATTAACGGTGGGTCCGTATATCCTGACGATTCAGCCGTTAATACATACATCTCATAATCAGAATCAAAATCTATGCCATAATAGTCAAGCAACTTGTCATTTTTCTTATTGACACCTGTACCAGCGAACTCAACATAAAAAACAGGTAAATTTTCTTTTTCTAATACAAAATTAGCTGAATTATATGCCGTTTCATCATCAGGCTTAATAATAGTTAAATTGACTCTTACAGGAAAATCATAAGCATTATTTGTAAGAACTTTTGGCAACTGGAAATGCTTTGTGAAATATTTTCCTGTCTCTATTAAATGCGAAAGTTCTGATGGTGTTGGAAAATATAAAATGTCTTTATCAAGACGCTTTGCTGTATCCTCATCAAAGACCAATGTTGTTACATTATATGGAAAATTACCATGAAGCTCCAAAATATTGCCTTTTACATGCAAAATTGGCAAAAACTGGTGTTGTTCACTTTCGTGTTCCAGCCAACCATCGCTGGATATAAATTTCATTTCACATGGTACATCTTTTAATACCATAATATTAGCATTTTGCTTATATGCCTGCTGCAATCTTGTTTTATGGGTATCAGCAAGAAAAGCTTTTAATCTTAAACTCATTAATGAGAATCGCTCCTTTCGTGATTGTAAATCTCTTCATAAATCAGTTATTATAATAATAATACACTATTTATATATTTTTTTCAATAAAAATTACTGTTTCATCACGCTAATCATCCATTTAGCTGTTTTCTTGATTAAGAAAGATATAAAACGATAATGCAGCATAGCTGTAACTATAATTAAAAAGACAGATGGAAATATAACTGTATATAAACTTACATTAGCACTAATACTACTATTTGCTGACTGCACTTTATCAAACATTTGATAAAATGATACAGTTAAAAATGGAATCACATATCCTGCAAATGTCATTATTTCTGTATAGCAAAAAGCTAAAACAAATATAAATGCAAAAACTGAAATGATTTTAGCTGTAATTACAGCAGGTTTCTTTTGGCTATTAAATAATTTCATAAATAAGTCCCTTTCTTAATTAAATTATTCTACAACAGTATATGCTGATACATTTGATAATACTCCATCACCGTTAATCGTATATGTTAATACAACTGTACCAACACCTGAAACAGTATGTGTTTCATTTTCTGAATCATTATATTTAACATCAGATGTTACTTTTACTTCTGTAAAATATGTATATGCATCATCAACTGAACTGATATCAATCACATGGCTTGTTAGTTTATCAAATTTTAAATTCAAACCTTTTGTGTCAATAGGATTTGTACCATCCTGATTTTCTTTTATAACCGGAAAAAATATACTCAAAAAGGATGAAGACACCTGTTTTTCATATTTTTGAGAAATCTTATCATATGCCTCTTGATATTCAGCATATGAATGCCAATTTAAACATTCATTTAAAAATTCAGTGATAATTCCATCATCTGTCTTAACACGAGATGTATTAAGTCCTGAAACGTTTTGTTTAATTTCTGTTGCTTTTTCTTTTTCATTGACTTCATTTACTTTCTGAGAATTCTGAAGCTGTGCGATTTTTTGCTCAGCATTTTTAATTTTCTTATTTTGAGCACCAACAATATTTGATGTTATGATAAGCACCAAAAACATTATAATGCCAAGAACAATACTAAAACCCCAACGTTTTATAATATTCATATCAATTTCCTTTCTAATTTATTGTATCAGACACACTCTCATCAGATGATACACTCTCAGCTTCTGTTTCATCTGACTTATTTGAATCATAAGCATCTATTGTTTTATATTTATATCCTTTAGATATAACACCATCTTTAATGCTCACATTCCATACAATAGCAGGTAAAGATGCAAAATTATATGCTGCCGGTGTTGATACACCTGAGTTCAAAGGTTGTCCGGAATCATCTAATATAAATTCTAAGCCAGTATAAGTCATATAAAACTTTAAATTAGAAAATACACCTGTCTTTGTATTAAAATCAGCAAGCATATAACCATTAACCTGTGATACATCTTTATTTGTTTGTAAAAACACAATAGGCTGTAATTCATTTTGATTTGGAAAATCATAATTTGTCTTACAATACCACTCACCACCTGAATCAATGCCAAAATACCACTGTGATGCAAAAGATGCATCGTTTACATCTAAATATTTCTTCATGTTAGATGCTATACTATCAAGATGTGATTGTATAGTATCTTTTTGTTTAGTTGATTGAGCCAAATCAACTTGATTCATAAAAGATACATATTCATTTTCTAAATTAACTAAATCAGTACCTCTTACCTTTGCAGATGCATAAAAAGAAACAGATTCAGGCTTATTCACATCAGCATTTGCCTGTGTCGCTTCTAAATTCTGTTTAGAAGCCTTATAATAATTTGCAAGACTATTATACTTTAAAGCTGTTTGTACTGAATGAACAACAGTCATTAATAAAGCAAGTATAATAATAATTAAAGGAACACGAGTTGATATTTTTCTTGCAACCGACTCAAAATTTAAATTATTAAAGTTTTTCATAAATGATATTATCACCACCTTTTTTATAAATTTTGCCTCATTTATGAGTATATTATAACACTATATCATAAATGAGGCAATCTAAAATTTAATATGTTTTAAAACCGTCAGGCTTTGTATTTTGTGTATAAGTAGTTGCTATAGTTTTAGAATCCCTCTCTAAATACAAAAGATTCTTTAAATCAACTGTTTCATATTCCAGTTTATAATTATAATAGCTTTCCCAAGCAGCTTTTAAGTTTTTAATCGTTGTTGATAACTGTGTAGCTACTTTATCATCAGGATTTACAAGCATATAATTAAATGCAGTTCCGTCTTTATAATACCATTCATCAGAAATTACCAATTTATTTGTTCCGGCATCTGACGCAGATTTAAGTTCAGCTTGAACTTTATCAAAATAAGAATCAATAGATGAACCATTTGTAAGTTCATCAAGCCAACCCTCTTCTACAGTACGTTCCTGCCATTTAAAATCAAAACCACCCGGAATAACATCTTCGGCTTTTAAATACATATTATATTTGCCGGTCTCATAAACCGCAGGTTTTGCTTCTTTTGAATTGGCTTCTACAAAACCGTTTTGAGATACAGACCACTCAAGCATAGTCATACCATCTGATGATTTTGCTGTTAAAATATCTCCTGCAACATACTTAGGTACAATAGGCTCTTGTAATGCTGCTCCAATCTGTCCTGATGTCAACGAATCCGTATAATTAGCCATAAGCCTCTGCTGTATGAACATATTAAATAAATCAGAATTTAACTTGGCATGTATTGTTTCTTCTTGAGGAACAATAATTGCTTCTTTATACATCTTTGACATATCAAGTTCAGGAGCATCTAAGAATTTAGCAACCTGAACACCTTCAGCTCCCGGATTAAAGTATAACTGTATTTGGTCAAATTTTTTAAACGAAGACCCGCCACCAACACCTTGAACATCTGCTGTAGCATTATTAAGACCCGATACGTCCTCATTATTTCGAACAATAATGTCTAATATCTGATTTGGAAACGGCTCATTATTAATTAAATAAATACCATAATATCCTGTAGTACCAAACACATATAAAGTACCGGATACACCTGACTTTAACTTTTGTTTTTTTTGCTTCGGCGATGCACCTGTAACAAAAACAGTATAATCATTTGCATCAGCCGGTAATAATGTCATGTCTGCCATATGAAATAACACAAAAGACTTCTTTTTATCCGAACTTGACATAATAGATACAACGTTACCTGTCACTCCACTATGAGAAAATGCAACCTGAGTTGTATAAACCACTCGTGTCTTTAATGTTCGATTATCACTTGTGATTTTATTAATGACAATCGTAGTGATTAACACTAACAACAAACTGCTTAAAGTTATTAGCATTACACCAAACTTTTCAATCGAATGATGCTTGCTTGTGAAAAACTTTAACATATTTTATTTTATCCTTTCTTGATTTTAATAGTATATGATTAGTATAGCAAAAAAATCCTTGTATATCAACAGATTTTAAAAGAATCAAAACATAAAAAAAAGACCTTGTGGAATTTATCCACAAGGTCAAAATCTGCTGCTTAATTAATAAATGGTAATACGAAACCACCAAGAGTATTGATAGTCTCCAATGAACCATTAGAAATATTTTTAAGCATATTCCATCCACCTGTTGCCATGAACGCACCACCGACAATCAATAAAAGAATTGTTAAAGCCCAGTTAGTCTGACCTTTACCCTGAGACAAAAGACCCTTACCGATATGGTATGCAGAACCGATAACCATTACGGTTCCGATAATCATGACAACTGCTGCACCCCATGAGCTTAAAGAGTTTTGAAAATTAGTCAAGAAGCTATTGATTGACCAAGCAGCATATAATGAAAAATTCATGAGTTTCTTTCTCCTTTCGTTCGAACTTTTTCACACCAACAATTTGGCATATATATATACCAGATAAAACCTAGTGGAAAAATCCATCTCTTTTTTATCCTGTGTACATTATAAAAGAGGTTTTAATATAATGCAAGTGTTTATATAAAAATATTTTTAAAAATAATATATTCATATATGTGGGGAATAAACCCCACATATATTTTATTTATTATTATTTCTATAGGTTTTATCATCCGTTGCACCACGCTCTTTCATTGTACGACCAGCGGCACCAACACTCTTATCATCTTTTTTAGCACCATCAGTTGCAGATACATTTCTTACACTCTTCTTACCTACACTATCATTTACAGATGGTTTATTAAGAGTTGACTGTTTAACCTGTGATGTATCATCAAATTTGGATTTATCAGACTTCTCTTTAGTAGGCTTAGCCTGATTCTGATTCTGACTCACATATGTATTATTTGTTGTATTACCATTTAATGGCGTTGCATTTGCTCCTGTATTAGAAACATTAACATTAGCCCCTGATACATTTCCTGTTTGTCCTGTTAAATGATTTATATTACTTGTATTAGTTCCGGTATTTCCGGATGAAACATTAACAGAACTTCTAACAGAGCTTGCTCCACTTATATTATTAGCCTGATTAACATTAGTTTGTCCTAATACACCTGAAGCATATGAACTTGATGAATTAGTATTATTCATAGACATAGTGTTGCGTGAATTGGCTGTACCATCTTTTCCGGCAACACCAGATGCTCCTGCTAATCCTGCTGTTCCTGATGCTCCGGTATTACCTGATTTACCTGTTAATCCTGTCTGATTCATACCACCAATTACAGTCGATGCTTCGGCCTGAACAACCTTATTATTTAAGTTATGATTAACTGAACCATAATTAGAGTTATTAGATGCACTAGAATTAGCATTACTTGATGCACCTGATGATGTACCCGAATTTGACTGTCTATTATTGGCTGCATTAGTTGTTCCATAATTGCTATTTATACCAGCACCTACACTTGCACTTACAGATTGTGCATTTTTATTATTTGATGCATTGTTATTCATAGCATTATTTAAACTTAAATCTGATGCATTAACATTTGATGCATTATTTCCAACAGAATTTCTGTATGCTGCACCTGCCGAATTAGAATTAGAGTAGGCATTGTTACGAGCATTATTGATGTTCTCAAAGCCGCTTCTATTAGATGTTGATTCACCTGTACCTGCTGATTTGTGACCATTTATTTCAGTACTTGATGCTTCACGAATACCGGATGATATTCCTGAAACATTACGAGCAAATGCATTATTTGTTCCAAATTTATTTGATGCTCCTGAAGAACTGTTAATATCAGATGAATTAGAGGCTGAACGCATACCATTAGAATTAACAGAACTATTAGCCTTTGCATCAGACTTATTATTAGCACTATTATTATAAGCACTATGATTATTAAGACTATTATTAGAATTATTATTCATATTGCCTACAGCTCTACCTACACCAAGACCAACAGCACTTGCTCCGGCTATACCGTTCGCCTGTATAGCCGCTGAATTTATAGCTCCCACAGAAGCACCTGCTCCGGCAGCACCAACGCCTGCACCAACACCTGCTCCGATAGTTCTAGCTGTATTATTCAAAACATTTGAGCCATTATTATTGGCAGAATGATTATTTAAAGCCGAATTACTACGAATAGAACTCATGTTTGCATTATTTGAATTCATAGAATTTGAATTCATAGAACTTGCACCGGACATTCTGCTATTTGTGTTTAAAGCACCATTATTAACATTATTATGAGCACCCAATCCATTAGTTACAGATGATGCACTCATGTTAGATGCATACGCACCGGCCTTATTTGATGCTCCTGCTATATTTTTTACATCAGAACCTGACATTGTATTATTTATATTGTTAAATGTGCCTGATGTATTATTGGCTCCATTCATAGAACAATTTGATGCCATATTAGTATTCATATTTCCTGATGAATTCATCATAGATGAACCTGCATTATGACTTGCTGCATTATTGTTTGCAAATATACCTGATGTATTATTATTTGATGCACCGTTTGTACCAAACTTATTTGACGCACCGGAAACACCCCTAACATCAGAATTATTAAATGCAGCCTGCATATTAGAATTCATATTATTAGCATTACTTCTAATGCTTGATGCAGATGTATTTGATGACATATGTCCATTTGAGGTCATATTCATGGCATTTGCCTTACCGGATGCACCGGTCATATTATTTGAATTTACTGACATACCTGCTAAGCCATTCATAGCTGTATTTGTCGAACCAACATTTACATTTCTTGTATCAGATGAATTCATGCCAACAACATTTGACTCATTCTTACCTGAACCAATAACACCGTTCTTGGCATTTGCCATACTACGAATACTTGCAGCACCTGTCATATTTGCAGTATTGCCAGCCACATTACTGTTTTGCATAGCATTACTTGAGGAATTACCTGCAATAGTTGCGTTATTATTGCCAAAAATATTAGATGCATTTGCAAAGCTTGTCGCACCGGCTCTATTCATAGAGTTTTGATTTAAGCCTGACACACCTCTAACGCCATTCTCAAAACCAGATATATTAGCAGCCGCACCTGTACCAATCACACCTGATTTATTATCAGCATTAAGTGTCTTAGATGAACTCATGCCATTTGATGTTGCACTGTTTACAGAACTAAGGCCTCTAATAGTATCACCATGGGCGTTAGACATATTAGATGTGTTAGACATCATTGATGCATTTTTAAATTCTGCACCATTCATGTTATTACCACTCATTTTGCCTGATGCTCCGATGTTATTTGCATTAAAACCTGTCATATTTCCTATGGAAACATTTTTAATGCCTGCATCATTAGCTGACAGATTCTGATTTGCAATCATATCTGCATCAGTCCTATTGTTTGAACTTGGAGCACCTGTAAGACCTGCACTGATATTCTTTACACCTGATGAAGAATCATTCTGCATCTTATTATTACTCATAGATGCCATATTCACACCTGTTGCATTGATACCATTCATCTTACCGGAAGCACCTGAAATTTCTTGAGATGCTACAGATTTAGCATTTGCCATATCAGATGTTAAACTATTGGCTTGTACATTATTTGCTTCAGTATTAGCTGTACTTCCTGCTAAATTAAGAGCAGAAGTAGAAGCAGAAACATTCTTACTGCTTGCACCAAGAGAATCCTGTTCAAGCAACTCTCTACCATAAAGCCTTGCTTTCATATCAAGCTTTCCGGCATCACCTCTAACACTGTTAATATTGGCATCAGCATCAATATCTGAATTAGATACAGCATCAGCTCCTGTCATTACAGCACTAACACTATTAGATGTTGTTCCAAATGTAGACGCATTTGCTGAACGCTCAGAACCGGCTTGAGTTGCATTAAAAACACTGGAAGTAGAATTTGCTTCAGAAATATCACCTGTTCCAAGCTCACCTGAACCTGTACCAACTTCGGCTCTCTTACCACCTGTAAGCTTTCCTGCAAGCATTCCACCGCCACCGGCAACTGCACCACCACCAAGAATGGTTCCCATTCTTCCAAGAGAATTCATTGTATGTGCGGCTGAATTAACAGTATTTGTAGCCCCTGTTGCCATACCACTCATACTTGGTCCGCCACCACTACCTGAAGCACCGGAACCGGATGCCAACGCTGAACCTGAAAAAGAGGCACCCTCTTTTGCTAAAACAAATTTATCAACAACATTTTGAGAAGCATCATTTAAACTGCCAATAATACCTTTTCTCAAACCAAATGCAATTTTACCAAATGCGGCTAATGCCAGTGTAACTATAATCATCGCTGCAATTTGAGCAGCTTTACCTGTAAAAAGGGCCGTTGATAATAAAAGCATATTAAACCACCTTTCTTATAACTTGTGTTTCAGGCACTAAAGCCTGAAACACAGGAACAAGCACATCATTAAAGTTAAATACAGGTATATCAAACGGATATGTGTTTTTATTTAATAAAATGTATTTATCAAATACAGGCAACATTTCTTTAAATGTACATAATCTATACACTCTTCTCCATACATATTCATAACCATAAAAATATGCTCTATTATATTTTAAAACAAATGATGACATTACTATCATAAATAATATTTCTATTATAAGCATTAAACTTATGCCAACATTTGCATCAGTTAAGCCAAATAATTTAAACTGTGAAGCAAACAGAATACTTGAATATCCTGTAATAGTTGTATCTGTTGCAAATGCTTCTATCATTGTTGCAAATACCATAAACAACTCTGATATAAAAGAATACATAAATGCAGTACCGATAACTTCACATATCATTAAAACTAAATATACAACGACTTGTGCAATTCCTTTTAAAACACCAAGAGCTGCCATAGGAACTGCAAGCAATAACTGAATACCTCTTTTAAGATTCGATATTGCCATCCCCAGAGAATAAGACAAACCAATCAAAGCAAGCACTCCAATACATACTATCATATTGGCCCAGTATAAAATCTTTAATGCACCTGAACCTATAATTCCTACGTTATAATGCTGTAACATAGTATGCTCAGATACAGAATTAACACTTGAATAAGTAACAAGCGATGTAGGCTCAAAACTTGTTGATAAATAATTATACATAGCAAGTGATGATAATCCACCACTACCCCAAGTCATTTTACCGGATGCATCAACATTAGCTGTTAATAATCCATTTGCAAGAATATTAACAGGTTGGTCAGCCCACTGAATATTTGTTGTACGGCCCTTTGCCCAAATAGCTGAATTATCTAATTGCTCTCTATTCATCCAGTCAGAGGCTTCATCCGTTGAAGCAAACATTGCATTTGCTGTATTTTGAGAGGAATCACCGTTATATCCAAGCTGACCTGTTGAGATTAAATATTTACCCATTTTTGTTGACCAAGCAGCAGGACTATAAAATGAGCCTTTCATATATCTTTGTAATAGACCAATTACAGCTTCGTTTGGATTATCAGTATCTACTTCAGCTTCGGCTCCACCAAAACCCTGACCTCTACTTGTTGCATTCCAAATACCGCCTGTTAATGAATTATGAGCATCTGTACCTGTAAAACCAGATAATCCGCTAAAACCTGCATTATTGATTTTATTTAACGATAAAGTCGTTTTTCTTAATTGCTTTAACATTTGTGCAGACGCTGTTCCACCATCATTTGTAGCACCATCAACGCCTTTGGGTGATGATTCGATAAAAACATCAGGGCCAACAGGACTAAGTCTTGATGTATCAACCCAACTTTCAAAGTCAATAAAACTTGCTACGATAAGTCTGGTTGACGGTGTGTCTTTTGTAAGCATCTCACCCATATTATCAAGAGTTGATGTATATAATACAGCTGCAAGAGGAATCCCAAGACCTATAAAAACAACTCTTTTTACAAATAACATAATCTGAGAGCTTGGCTGCATACGAAGTAACAAAATATTAAATGCCATAACAGCTATTAATAAAGGTACTACAACAGTCCAAGAAATACCCATAATCATTCCAAATATGCCACTGACAAAATTCACAAGACCATCAGCTGTATTCATAATGCCATAAATGGTCGGATTAGCTGTTCTTGCTTGGTCAGCTGCCGCCTGAAAAGCTGTATGAGCAATACCTGCACTAACATTGCCGAGTAATGCAAACGGATTAAACAATTTTAACATCTTTAAGGCAAATCCAAATAACAATGGAATAGATTGAGATAATGCATAAAAAAGCATTGATAAAATACCAGATATAAATCTCAATGCATCCATTGTTGGTGCACCTGTTTCATCAAGTCCTGCATCAGCCAATGTTCTACCATATCTTACATATTGATATGCTAAATCAGGATTTCCGTTTATAATACCTTGCCAAGCATCATATGTAGATGATGATGCCCCATATGTGGTATTTGCTGTCACAAACGATTCAAAATTTTGAGATTTCTTATCACCATAACCAACCAAACCACCTGCATTTCCTGCGTTAATTACATTTTCTACTTTATTATTGTTATGCTTATCATTTGAGTTTGCACCAACCACATTATTAACATACGCCGTTAATGCTGTAGATACATCATATAATGATGTACCTATACTACTGGCATCACCTGTTGTTGATGTTGATGTAGCTGATGTAGCGTGTGCTGTTGTCGGTGTAAGCATAAAAATCATAGAAAATGCAAGTATGAAACGATATAATTTGCATTTAATTCCCATATACTTAACCTCTTTTTCTTCTCTTTAATGACTTACTTAAATCCACTTTATTATTCGTAATACCAAGAGCAAGGTCCTGCTTGAATACAACATTATCAAAACCTCTTCTGATATAACAAATCAAATCAGATTTATTTGTAATAAGCCTCGATAAATCCGGTGGAATATCCTGTCCTAATTCCAGCTGATATTTGGCAATAGTTGTCTCTGTCATATTGCCAAATATAGAATAATCAGCTTTATCAAAATGACAAAAAGCTTTATCGCTTAATAACTTATCAGTGTCATTATAAATATATACAACACGTCCACCTTTTTCGAACAAATGAGCGAACTGAGTTTCTATATATGGCTTAACAGCATCATCAATTAAATCTGAGCCATGTATGATAACAACATCACCTGCCCCAAGATTACCTACAGCAAAACCTATAATATTAATAAGCTGTGCCATAGCAACACCTTTACCACGAAGCATTAAGCCGCCAAAGTCATATAAAACTCTTTGACCTGTTTTTGCTCCATCAATTTCACTTGATGTTATCATATCAAACAAGTCACCATTATTTGATAGCAAGTTTTTAAAAACCAATCTAAGTAGTGACACGGCTGTTAATTTATTATCATCTCGTGCTGAAGAAGCCACTATTTTTTTATATGCTGTATCAAGATAGCTTACAAACTCTCTAAGCATAGGAATTTCATCATGTGGAATATTTACGACTCTTAATTTCTCTCTATTCTCTTTAGCGTTATCATGCCACATACGCCTATCTACATAAAACTTTGTAACTATCTCTTCAAGAGAACCGGCAATAATAGATTTATCCGTCTCATTTGCATCATATGCCTGCTGAGCCATCAATATAATCTTTTGCATCTGTGATGCGAAAATAGATAACTCATCTCCGACATCACCAAACATCTCAAACATATTTACAGCACCTTGATTCATATCAAGCTTATATGTAAGTGATTCAAATTTAGGACCTATCTCATCCATATCCACACCATCCATCAAAATATGGACTACTCTATGGTTATCAAGCATAGCTGATTGAGAAATTTTTGACCCCCACATATCAGATAAATGTACACGATTTAACTTCTGATGAAATTTTTCGTTTACAACAACAGCATGATGCTCAAAGCCGTCAACATCAAATAACACAGCTGAGTTATTTACATCTCCGACCATATAGCCAACATACTCTCCGGCTGCATCTTCCATTCCATGTGTTACAAGTGAATACGAACCAGCAAGCTCAGTTGATGTAAAATAATAACCTCTACCTGTTTTTTTAGCGTTTTTTGCAAACAAATTTGCAAATTCCAATCTCTGATTACCTGCATACGGAGCAGCCTCTAATGTACCGAATCTGTCTATATACATTCTTTCTATCTGATTAACAGCATAATCTAAATCATTAAGAGTTGGAGCTTTTACTAAAAGTCTCCAATGAACATTTAAATATGCTGCACCGTTTTGAAGCTCTTGTGCAATAATCTGAAAATCCTGAGATTTACGAGAAGCCTTATTTTTAGATGTTGAAGTACCGGAACGATTCTGTTCGTTCTCGTTTATGCTTGCAACACCCTCAGCTCTTGTTTGATTCTGCTGAAGCCACCCCTCAGTCATCTTTGATATCTGCTCTATAGAAACAATAGATACTTTATCAGATAAACCTGACGGAATTCTGTTTATACCCCAAAATGCACCAAAATTATCAGTAGCTCCATCTTTATGAAAGAAAGATAAAATACAACCTACCTGATTATCTATATCAAAATAATCAGAATGAAAAACATATTTTTCTCTTGACCTTATTTCATCTAAAAACGGATAATTCTTAGAATTAACCTTACGGTTCTCACGCTTTTTGCGTAAAGCCTTTTCTTCATCTGTCTCTTTATTTTTATTCCAAAAAGCCATTTAAGTTTTAAATTCCTTTCTTATGTATTCTTTTGATATATATTCTTATAAATATCAATAACATCATAATATTCAAGAGGAACACATTGTTTTATCATTAGTGCAGAATTTTCATATTCTGATTGCACAATATTATTTGCAATATTTAAAGCCTCTTTATTAGCTGATTTAATCAGCATATACTGATGTATAGACTTAAACTCTTTACCGACATAATCTCTAAGAATTCTAAACTGCTCTTCTGCAATATTACGCAAATCTTTATCAGAACTCTTTAAATTATCATATCTCTTTTGAAGATTTGCAACTTGATTATATACTTTCTGAGATTCTTTATTTGTCAAAAACATAATCTCTGAATCAGCATGCCACTTCATAAAAAAGTTATCAACTCGTTCTATAATAGCATCTCTATCTGCATCAAATAACAAAATAGATGCACTTCCGACAACTCGGTACCAATAACCTACAGTGCCGTCAAAAAACTCTACAAGACCGTCATCATATATAGCTTCTATTCCTACAAGATTAAAAAACGGTGTAATATTTCGACCTGTTCTTGTATAAATATATCTTGCCTGTTTAGGTAGATAATTAAAAAGTACAGGAACAAGTTCAACATTCATACGCTGAGTGGTGTCAGCTCCTGCCAATAAAAGTGTCAAACCAAACCACAAAAGAACAAATAAAATTTTTTGTGGAATGCTTGACATAGTGCCGATAAAAGTATTCATCATAAGATAAAAAATACTCATAAGACTGCCCACGTAAATAATTAAAACTTTTAATGGAAAAACTCGACCAATCGACCCGTCTTTCGTATTAAGAGATATATTCATATCTAAGTATGACTCATTTAAGCCATATGGAATTTTATATACCTGCTTCGCTGCCATTATATCAATGCCCCTTTCACTAACAATTATTTAAAAATATTATAGCAAGAAAATGCTCATATATCAATATGAATATAACATAAAAATATCACTGGCTATAAAGCCAGTGATAAATTTGTTAATTAAATTGCGGAATAATACCTTTTTTACCGTCTTCTATATAATCATATCTAACATTAGCAGCAAACACATTGCCTTTTTTAGATACAAAGCCCTCTATATATACTTCTTTACCGGCTTCAAGTAAGATTCTCTCATCTTCAGTAAAAACATGTTCGCACCATTTCTTTGGTACACTGTCTTCAAATTCAGCCTTGAAACCAACGTATTTGATGTCTTTACCCTCTGCATTAGTAAATGTCTGCTCCTGTAATTTACCAACAACATCATATTCTGAGCCTTTCTTAGATATCAGCCCCTTTAAATGCAATGTTTCACCTCTACATAAAGCTTCACATTCCTCATCACTGAATCTGCGACCTGAAAATGCTCTCACAAACTTAACAGGTTTTCCCTGCCATGTACCCTCATATCTTTCTTTAACATCAGCCATAATAAACATCCTTTCTTATCTTTTAATGAATTTATTTTTTATTAAATGTCGGCTCAAATTTACCGTTTTTATATTTAAGACTACAATTAAATTTATTACCGTTCTTAGAAATTGCACCGACAATATTGATTGACTTTCCGGCCAAAAGCTTATCTTTTTCTTCGTCTGTAAATACATGCTCACACCATTTATCAGGAAAATCATTTTGCATCTTAAATCCTAAAAATTTGCGACCCTGATAAGTCTGAACTTCAAGCTTGCCCTTACAAGTAAACGGATTACCTGTATTTGAACTGACAGCTGTTATTTCTATTTCCTCGCCATTTGCAAGACGGGCACATTCATCATCACTAAATCTATAACCTGACCAAACCCTCTTAAATTTAACAGGCTTAGATTTCCATGTGCATGTATAATAATCATCAGGATTTGTCTGAACAGGTTTCTGTATAGTGATACCAAGTTTCTGACGCATAAGCTCACCATTCTTTGACATAGTATCAAGGTCATCAATAATGAGCTGCTTTACTTTAGCCAGAAGCTCATCCGGATTAGCTTCACCTTTTGCTATAGCTTTCATATCAGACATAAGCTGCACAGTAATATCAAGATTTCCGATGTGAGTATTTGGAAGCAATAAATAACTCATCTCTCCAAACTCACTCATAGAAAGCTTACCTTTCTTTTCTATCAAAAGTGGATATTTAGTCTTCGTACTTGTCACATCTGCATATGTACTTGTTCTTGTAGCACCTGTTCCAACATCATGCTTCTCAAGCTGTTTCATAAGCCACTTCATGGTCGGTGCCACCGGCTTTGGCGGGAATCCCTCATGAATAAACGGACTTGCCATTGTTCCTAATCCTTTATCCGAATCATCTTCAAGCGTATCATCCGTATCAGAAAATACAAGTTTCCACCCCATCTTTTTTGGCACAGATGCTGTACCTGAAAATTCCGGATATTTTTCAAGATGACCTTTCCATGCTTCATACTCATAATCTTCAGCAAGCATAGCAAGATAATTCTTTGCAAGAATCTTATATATTTCAGGACCTGATGTACCATACTGCGTAAGTGATGCTAAATCTTTAGGAACATTCAAACCCGGTCTATTTGCACCATGAGCCATCCCTGTCTTAACATGAGTGCTTCTAGGTGTTCTATGAGTAAGTAAACTTACATCAACACCAACTACCCCAGCTATCTTATCTATATGTGGCAACAAATCATTAAACTGTTCAGGTGTAATACACTTATCTTCTGTTCTTGGATAAGATACTATCTGAGCCTCATACATCTTCTGATACGTCTCAAGAACAGACTTTGCTGTATATCCCATTGGTGCAAGCAACGCAGACAAAGAAGCTAAATCAAGAAGCTTTTTTGGAGCAGTACTCTTCATCGTTCTTGAATCAACAATTACAGCTGAATCTGTATAAGTTTGAGGCACCTGATTCTTATCAGGATACATAGGCTCTTCAGGATTCGTATAAACAATATTATTCTCATCTCTGAATCTATTCTGATAAAATGGCACAGCTTTATAATTCTTAATAGCCTCAAGCTGAGTGCCGACTATTAAAATCATTGCTGATTTCAGTCTTCCCTGTCTAAGCACAGCTACACCGTTTCCATTCTTACTTGCAATTCTTGTCCACTGCATAGACAAAAAGTCCCACTTTGAACGATAATCAGCTTTAATATAATCCATATCAGACATCATAGACTTAATAGGCTTACGATTAATAAAAGCCTTTTGAATAGATTTTTCTGATTCATCATCAAAATAAAATCTGCTATATTTTTGAGGCTTAAATGGCAAAGCATCAAATATTTCCCAAGCTATCATCTCACCCTCGCCTGTAGGGTCATCATCTGTTGCGATTGCCCACTCAGCACAATCAATTAATGTATCTTTAATTGTTTTTAAAGTCTGAGATGTATCTTCTTTTGGTTCTCTTTCCCATGAAAAATCTTTTTCATTCCATGGTAAGTTCTTTAAATCCCAAGACTTATACGAACTTGCAAGCGAACCGGATACCTGCTTTTCAGGGTCTTTAAACTCATATAAATGACCTCTTGCAGGTACAATAATATACGATGTATTATTAAAATTACCTGACATTCCGCCTAAAGCTTTAGCAAAGTTTCTTGCCTGAGACGGTTTTTCACACAATATACCTAAATTATATTTTGGCATAATAATAATAGTCCTTTCTTAAATCATATAATTAATTATATCACTCTAACATTAAAATATCAACATATATGTGTATAATTAAAGAATATTAATTATCTTTAACCCAGAACTCATATATGATTTTCATCTTATCTCCCACAAGATTAGTACTGACTCCTCCTGTATCAAAAGATGCTTGCTTTTTATAACCATGTCTTGAAGCCCAAAGAATAATAGGTGACGTATCTCTATCTATAATACTCGTAAAATTATACTTATCCATTATTTGTTGCATCTCATCTGATGTAGAATCAATATTCTTAAGACGAGCAACATCAGGCATTCTGGTTTTAGAAAACGGGTCATAACGGGCATCTATGAAAACAGGAATATTATAATACTGCATAATAGAACCTAAATCATAATAATTATAAGGTCTATCACCTGCATACTCTTTAATCTGATTAAAAAATTTTGATTCTGCAAGCCCCTCTGATTTAAAACTTATAAATTTCATAAATACAGCCATAAGCAATACACAAACCACCGTTATAATCTTTAAAAACACAGGCTTTAATTTAATATTTATAAATTCATTATCTGAACAATATTTAGGTATAATTAAAGCAATTAAAGTCAGCAAATATATAGCCATCCTGATATGCTTTAATGTTAATAATAAAAACATACCCAATATTAAAACATCATAATATTTAATATTTTTAGCCTTACCAAACACAAGCCATATTATAATACTCAAAAAAGGTATCCAAAACATGATAAGACCTGATACATCATTGAAGTTAGGTGATTGCCATTCGGATATTAAATTAAGCATCAAATCATCACCCATTGATGTTATAGGATACATAAATCCTTTTATACCATGTGGTGTTAAAAACACAGATAAAAGCATTGTACAACCTGTGTAACTTAATCTGTTTGTCAAATCCGAAACATGGCTTGTATCAAATTTATCAGAAATAAATTTAAACTTATCTGCCAAAAAATAACCAAGCAAAAGACCCAGAGGAATCAAATAACCAAGGATAGCAACTCCGGCATGTATATTTGCCCAAAACACACCAAGCATAAACATATAAGCTAAATACTTATACTCACGCTTTGTATTAAATAAATATGCTTTTAATAGCAAAACATAGCTAATTAATATTATAACACTTACAGTTTGAGGTCTGGGCTGAGCAAACGCAAGCATTATAAAAAACGCACAAAGTATAAATACAGTCAAACCTTTTAACTTTGTTGTTATATTATTTGATAAGCCTGCAAAAATTCCAACAAACATAAACAACATATAAAACAGTAAAAAGTTTAAAGTCCAAGCAACACTCATATCTTGATTACAGCTTATATATAATAAAACTTGATATAACCATTCTTGAGCTACCCAAGCCAAACTTTCGCCACCCCAAGCTCCGATAGCATAATCGGGAACAGCTTTATGTTCAACCATCCATCTGCCCATAGCAATATGCCATAGTCCGTCATTTAATATAGCACCTCTATATAATACAGATAAGGCTATTAAAAATAAACCTGTAACTATAGCTATATAGAGCCATAAACTTTTAAGCTTATCAACACTTAAATTCTTTTTATTTGTCATTCTTTCGGTCTACCTGCCTTTCTGTTTAAATCCATACGCAATTTTAATACAGAATCATCTGCTCTTTTTATAACATCCACAATACCGCCAATAGGTCCTGTATAATCAAAACTGATTCTACTTGGACTTAAACTGGCATCATTAGACTTAATCCAACCGGCTCTATCCATAAAAGTATAGGCATCAAGCAATCGTACAGAGTCCATCTTTTTATCAAGATTTTGTAATTGCTTCTCAATACGATTCAAACGTTCTGTATCAGAGTCTATTGCATTATGATGTAATGCCTTAACAACTCTAAGCTGATTATCATTTAATGCTACAGCAAGCTTTTTAAGAGCTATAGCATCAAGTTTAGATGCCATCCACCCAACAACCATATCTGTTTGCTTAATATCATGAAGCCCGGCAGCTCTTAATTCAGCTTCGATAAAATAAAGAATTGCTTTCGGAAAATCCTTTATCGTTGATTTCTTATCAGCATCAAAAAATGATAATGCAAAATCTTCAGACACTCTTGATGCATTCTGTAAAGCTTTAGTCTTATCAGATACAGGACGACCAATATTTGTATCTCTTACAACCGGTCGCTTTGAACTGCGATTTTTGTCACGCAACTGTTTGTCTGCTATGTTAGCAAGCTCATCATGATTAATATTGTTATTTACAACAGGCTCATTGTTAGAAACAATATCTTCAGCTTTTGTATAAACTCTAGGCGATTCCTGTACAGGCGTTACAGGTTTTGTTTCTTTTACAGGTTGTGCAGGCTGAGATTGTGTTGCCTTTGTTGCTGCATCTAACGCTTGCTGTTCGTTTACAACCTGTGACTGATTAGTGGCAATAGATTCATGAGACGATTCGTTTATTGCAGGAGCAACCATACTTTTAATAGAATTATCCTGCACAGGTTTTTTGGCAATTTCTTTTAATTCAGGATTTGTAACAGTATGCTCTTGCATAATATCATAGCCTGTTTTTTCAGGAACTTGATTTGCAATTTTTTTTTCAGCTTCAGCTTGCTTCATTTGTTGCTGGGCTAAAAACAACGCAGCCTTATCTAAAGAGTTTTTGTTTTCAGACACAAAATCACCCCTCTCTCAATAAATTAAAACTCACCATCTTCATGACTATCCAAAAGATAATTATCACCTTTTGTAAGCTGAGTTAAACTTTCAAATCCGGCACTCATAATTCGCCCCTGATTTTGAATGTCAATAGATAAGCCCTGTATTACATCAACTAATTGATTAAGTCTTTTTTGCTCAAGTGTTTGCAGCTCGTAATTACCGTTTTCAATAGCTATCCATCTATCAAGAATTATAGGTATAAAATCGTTAATGCTTGCATTTAACTTACTGGACCAATATTCAAGCCTCTCAAAATCTTTGCCGGTCAGTCTAAGTGTAAGTCTGTGATAATCAGGCCCTGTAACTGTCTTTGCCTGCTTTGCCATAATATAAATCTCCTTTTTTATAATTCATCAGTTTTTGTGACGCAGATATGACGCACAAAAGTTATATATAACTATAATACTCTCATTTATCAATAATTACAAGTATTAATTACTGCGTCATCTTTGCGTCATAAACAAGCATAAATGCTTTATGTAATTCTAACCTGCTGTCGCAGCGAGAGTTACTATGATACTAACTCTCAGAAAGGAACTGAATATGACAATAAATAAAGATAATATATTCATCGTTACAGGTACGATTGTAAACAAACCTGAAATTAAAAATAATATTGACGGTTCAAAACGTGTAACTCTTAAAATTAAACCTAATGACAGCAACGACATTATCATCCTTACAGGTCTGATATCAAAAAATCTAAAATCATTAGGCCCATATCAGTACATGAAAGAAAACCAAATAATACAAGCTCTATGCCACTTCAAAATCAAACCACTGGCATACGGCAATACATTAATAAATCAAATAGACTATATACAGTTCAATTCTGTAATTAATACAGACAAAGATATTATAAGACAAGTATTATCAGACCTTATTAACACAGAAAAAGAATCTGATACAAAACCCAAAACCAATAGTCTTGAAAAACAAGATACACAAGAGCTATTACAAATCCTATATCAAGACGCATTTTAAAAAAAATGTACCACTTTTTTGTACCGAGTTTGAAAAACAAAAGTGGTACAGGATTTTGCCGATAAAATACGGGGTTTTAACACACCCACCTATTTTACAGGCATAAAATATGGTGATTTTAACACAAAAGTGGTACGCAAAATGTTCGACTAATTACGGGTAAAACGTATTTTGTACCACTTTTGAACTTTATAAAAACAAGAAGTGGTACGCAAATTGTTCGACTAATTACGGGTAAAACGTATTTTGTACCACTGTACCACTTTTTTATAATTTCCTATATATAAATTTTAAAATCAAACATATTACGCATATAGTAAGGGAAGACTAACTAAAAAATTCTATATTAGATTTTTTTTAAAGTGGTACAATGGTACAATTTAAAGATTTATTGGATTTCTTCGGTAATTTCCTGTACCACTAAAGTGGTACAAAGTGGTACAAAGTGGTACAAAACAACTTTTGTTCGGATTTCTTCGGTATTTTCCTGTACCACTTTAGTTTTGACACTTTTTACTGACGCAGATGCAAAAGCTTTAAAACTCGGATTTATACGTTACTTTTTGAATTATATAAAAATTTGCGTCAACAAAAAGCTGTACCACTTTTTACAAAAATAGTGGTACAGCTTATATTTTATGTATATTAATATTTAATTATATAGATGTATCGTTATCATTGTCGTCTTGCGTAACACAAGTTTGTCTAATAATACCTCTATAAGAAAGAGCCGGTACAGGACTGCATGCTCTATCTCTATCTTGTGATGTTCTATATCTTGGATTAAACCATTTATCAAGATTATATTCATCAATCAAATGTTCTGGTTTATCCATCATATTTCCAACACGTACTTTGACACTTTTACCTTTACAATCCCACTCAGGATATTCTGATAAATTATTCAAAATATCTTTTATAAGTGACGGTGATGATTGAGGTTTTTCACTTGAATAATTACGTTTATACCATGATGCGTATAAATCATGCAAAAATGAAAACGGTACAAAATCCCAAGCAAATTCGCTAAACATTTCAGCCATAAACTGCCTAACAGGGTCATTATATTCTCTGTATTCAGATTGAGCCTGTTTACAAGACTCAGGAACGGTTAAATTATAATAATTCATGTTTAACACTTTTTGTAACACATATTCAAGCACTTCAGGTCTATGCAAATAATCGGTTTTGATATATTTACGCTCATGACCTGTAAAACACTTATGAAACGGAATAAATAACTGTCTTCTGAAAAAAGAATCAGACTTATCTTTTGTTCTTGGCATTTCATTTAAACACTGTATCATAAAACCTTTAAACTGATATGCTATAGGTTGCTTAAACTTTCTGTTTATCTGTATTGTATCCCCTGTAATAACAGCTTTTAAGTTTGCAGCTCTATCAATATAAGTACCTACGTCATTCTCATCTACGATAATAGCTGATGAATGTGTTAAAGGCTCAAGCATAAAATCCTTAGAAAAATCTGCTAAAGATATAGATGCGTAATTACCCTCACCTATAATATGTCTCACTAATTCACAAAAAGTACCTTTACCGTTATTTCCTTTTTCACTGAAAAGCCATGCTGAAATATTCCATGCAACATTCGGCCTTATAACAGCTCCTATCATCTCCCATAAAACATTAACTACTTCAGGGTCATCTGATAATTCATTCATCCAAGATTCTACATCCCAATCTGTATTGTCTTTCGGATTATGTATAATCACATTTTTTGCTTTTGGATTATAATTCACACTTGATTTGGTTGTAAAAATATAATCCGGTGAAAAATCCAATAATTGTTTTGTATCATAATCAAAAATTCCGTTGTTTACTGCCACCAGATTCTTAGTCCTTGTCGGTAATACCCTTGGAATACTATCTTTTAATACAGCTTTAACTTCATCCAACTGTTTTGTAGTAAGACTGCGGTTAAATTTTCTGAATAAAATTCTTAATGCTCTATCTTCTGTAAGATATATTCCCATCTTCGGACCGTCTTCTTGATATACCCCTATCAAATCATAATCAGACTCAGATGTTAATCCTGCTGATGCAATAGCAACCACATTATATAAATGTGATACTATCATTGCAATTTGAAAAGGCTCAAGAGCGTCAGCCATTTTCCATTTCTTACCTTTAGCCTTTATAGAATTGACTAAATCAAAATTAGTATCTATAAGACTAAGCAACTCATTTTGTATAATTGCCGGTGTTGGTGGATTTGTTAAATCAACGGAATTCAAATAGCCTTTCGTAATCTCATATAATGCCTCAGACCTTGACTCAGTAGATGTAATACTTATACTCACTGATGTTGAAGCATCATTTGACTTATCTCTTACCTCTGCCATATGAACTCCTTATATTTCATATTGCAAAGCTTGACGTACACCAAATTTTATAGTATAATCAATTTATATCAAAAACTGATTAAACTTAAATGTAAACAGCTTCGCAAAAATAGTATTCTGTTAACGCAGGATACTATTTTTTTATACTTTTTCATGAGAATATAAGTATTTAACAAACTTCTCTCTCATAATTACACACTTTTTATCCCCGACCTGTAACACAAAATCGCAATCAGGTTCTTTCATCATTTGATATATCTTATCTTTGCCTATCGAAGATAATTTTGCAGCTTCTAATACAGTAATTCCAACTTTTTCGTTAATCTCACTAATTGATAATCTCTCTGCCATAATATTTATCCTTTCATGTGTATAAATCAACATCTTTTAATAACACAATTATAACATATAATAAAATAATAATCAATATGTTTTAGAATGGTTTAGTATAAAATTATTTTAAATTGGATTTTATTACAAAAAAATACACGAGACTTAAATGCCTCGTGTATTGGAAATATACTCTTCAAATTCTTTTCGTTTTATTTTGATTAACCTACCGACTCTTAAAACAAAAGGACAGTTATCCTGTTTTGCCATATCTCTAATTTTAGCTTCACCAAGCCCTGTTACTTTAGATGCCTCAGATATAGACCAAATTAACTTTTCAGATATAGGCAGGTCAAGTTTATCTTTATTCATGAACTTAATCCTTTCTAATTCGATTATAGCCTCTAAAATGCCCCAGAATTGATTTTAATTAGATATTTTATAAAATATACTAATATTGATTTAAAATGCGTCTACGGGCATTTTAGAACGTCTACGGCCTATATTTATTTTGCTGGTACTTCAGTCTTTTTATTATTTTCAGCATCAGCCTGTTCAGCAAGTCTTCTTGCAATAATATAAAGACCATGTCTATTCAAAAATCTTGAATATCTTGAGTCTAAATATAAAACAGGGAACATTACATCTTCACCACCAAGAGACTTAACCGCTTCGATTAAAGCCGGATAAAAAATATCTTTAATAGGAGATGCTCCACCACCATATACATATAATACTTCAACATATGCACCGGCACGGCTCATAACTTTTCTGAACTCATTAATAAGCTCCGTAACATAACCTACAGTTTCTTCTGTTACTATGCCCATTACTTTATTATACATAGCTTTCTTTAAAACAGATGGCTGTGTTGATATAAATTCAGATAAAGACTTACGGGAATTAAATGCCATATTCATAGCCACAAGTCTTTCACGAGCCTGCTCTAAAACAGTACCGTAACCTTTTCCGAATGTCATAGATGCATCAGGATTAAATCTACCATCCTGAAATACCGGAAAGTTTGCTGTACCCTCGCCAATATCAATACCTATCGTATTTTTTGCAGCCAGAATATCCTTTGCTGTAACACCCGGAAATTCAACACCATGACGCTTTAAATCATCAAGCATTGTCTGCATAAATAACTCAGGATTTTTATTATAACTAATAGCATACTGAGCTGATGCACCCTCAGCAAGTACCTGCACATCTTCTATTGTGATTTCGATTCTAACAGGTGTTTCAAAATTATAAATGCTAATCATATGATTTGTATCTTTAAATTTTGCAGCATATACTTTTCTATACTGCTTATACTCAGTAATAGGCAAAGCAACAGAAATTCTTGCAGATACTTTAATAATATCAGTAGGCAACTTTTTATTATCACGCCAATATGCCTGTAAAGCTTTTCCTGCAAGTGTACCTAATACCAAGATACCTGACAAATCCTGACAAGCCTTTGAAAGAGTCGTTGACACATCAAATTCATCCATAGATTTGCCTGAAGATATAGCTCTCAAACCAAACAGTCTTTTTGTCTGATTCTCTATCATTTTAGAATCAAACGAAACTTCCATTTCGTTAAAAATATCGTCTATGACACTACCTGCTTCACTTTCAGGTACCAAAATATCATGGCTTGCTGTCTGATATGCAACGCCTGATAGAAAATCTACACCCTCTTCCGGACCTCTATTAACATCCATTAAGGCTTTAACATAGCCGTTTCCAATGTCAAGACCTGCTGTAATATTATACACTTTATTCATAATTAAACTCACTTTCTTATATTATAATTTAAAAACCATTGAGTAACACTTCAGGGTCGATAAACCCATCACTGTCTGTGTTCATTTTTGATGCTGATTCAGCTTTAGACTCTGTCGCTAAAGGTGTATCAATAATATCTCTTGATTCTGATGAATTCTTTGAATTATTGTCATCATTATCTGATTTTGCCATAGGTTTCGGTAATGCTGTATTTATCTTATCATCAAATTGATGAGGATTCACTAAACTTAACTCACCATTTAATTTAGACTCTTTTGGTTTTGTGACAATCAAGTCATCAGGTATATTATCCGGCATACTATTTGGCACAGTTTCATCACACAAAATATCTCGATATCCGTTTTTGGCTACATCCAAATGTATTAATCGCCTAATAGCCATTGACATATTGTCTTGAGCATTAAACCAATCAAAAACAGTTTTGTCATTTTCAGGAATACTTAACTTAATTGTCTTTCGAATGACTTTGCTCATTGTAAGTCTCCCCCTTTCATATTATTTAATCCAATTTCGTTTGTTTTCGTCTTATTTGGTTATGTCTTAATTATAAACCATTGATTTATCAATGTCAACACAAAATTTAAAATGCACAAAAAAAAAACACCGACAGAATATTCTGTCGGTGTTACATATTATGCCATTAATCGACTGCCTGCATCTCTTTATTCGTATTTGGCTTCTCAGTGGGCACATCCGGAAGCTTACGAGCAGTCTTATCAGCAACAGGCTTTTCAGCCTCATCAGTCTTTTGAGCAGACTTCTCAGCAGCCTTAGCCTTAAACTTATCAAGCAATGCATGAGATGCATCCTGAACATGCTTCTGAAGCTCAAGAGCAGTCTCTTTGTGATATGCAACCTTACCTGACTTAGATAAAGTCTCATTCTCTTTAAGTACATCATTTTCACCAAATGAACGGCGTACTGTATGCTCGCTCTCCGGATTCAAACGTACTGAATAAGAACTTGCTTTTGCATCAGGTGACTTTCTGTTTGCACGAACATCCTTTGGATTAACATCAACATAGTTTGTCTTTCCGTCGCCATCTTTGAATTCAATCTGTGTAACCTTATAAGTGTTACCTGTCGGTTCGCCCTCTTTGTTATAAGCAGGCTTCTCGACATTGAATTTCATCATGGACGGATTGATATTTCTCATGACAATGTTCTTTGGACCCTCTTTATCAGATGTCTCAGGTGCAGCCTTAGCTTCAGGAGCGGCCTTTGCCTCTTCTTTTGCCGGTGTTGCTTTTACATCCTCTTTTACTTCAGGAGTTGTAGTAGTTGCTTCTACTTCTTTCTTCTTTCTTGGCATATAATCTTCCTTTCCGGTACATCCTCTCACGGCATGACCTATACGATAAACAATTTTGTTATCAAGTTAACAAGTTCTGTTCTTGTAACTAAATACAGTATAAGCATTAAAATAATATAATGCAATATATTTTAATATATTATTTTAATATGGAATATCATCGACATTGTATGTTAAATTTGTTTCGATATTCTTTTTCTGTATATCAACTCTTTTTGTTTGTAAATCATTATCTATTATAGACTCATCTTCATAATTATCATCTTTAATAGATTCTTGATTTATATATGTTGTTTCTAGTTTAGATTTTGTAATAGATTTAAGTAAGCTCTTAATATCAGTATTTTCTTTATGAATTTTACTAACATTTTGATATAATGACTCTCTATATTTTAAAACCTCATCTTCTGTATCAATACCATCCAAATCATCGTCATTTAAAATCAATTCCAAATCATCATCATTAGGATTAATAGTCACAGGTATTGTATACGGATTTGCATTATATAGTTTATCACCATATTTATGATTAGGATTATTTGGCACAGTATCAAGCACATCAATAACTGTACCAAGCTCACCGAATATGTTTTCTTTTATATTAAGCTTACAAGAAACAGCATATACAGATGCATACTTATTTTGCAAGTTATGAATTTCTATTTTTTCACCACGGCATAGGCCTGCACATTCTTCATCAGTTAATCTATGACCTCTGAAATCCCTTTTAAACTCGCAAGGCGAATTATTCCAAACGCCTTTGTATGTTTCTATATCAAGAACTTTATTTCGTGATTTGATATCAGAATATCTTGTTTGTATCATATATAAATTGCTACTAAAAATGTATTAAAATATATTTAATACACTAGATGATTACTATTTCAACGAGTATACTTTCAATAATCAAATTATCTACTCATAGTTCCTTGTACTCTCCATAGTCGTAAATTCCCGACTAGCCATCGGTATATATATACATTCTCATTTGCTTTATTAGTAGCATCTCCTTTTTATTTTATTTAAGAATGTATACTTTATTTTAATTATAACTTTAAGCTATAATCTTATATACTTTTGCTTTTTCAAGATTTATACTTGCATTGTAATCTCTATCTATTTCTAAACCACAATTACTACATTTATAAATCCTATCATTAAGTTTTAATTCTTTTTTAATATGCCCACAACAAGAGCAAGTCTTAGAACTTGGATAGAATGTATCTACTAGCCTTAGTTCTATATTTCTCTCTTTGCACTTGTTTATTATTTTAGTTCTTATAGAAAAGAAATTTTGTTCTTGTATAACTTTTGATAAATATTTATTTTTAATCATATTAGAAACTTTTAAATCTTCAATAGTAATATATTTTAACTTGGTTCTTGTTATTTCATTTACTATTTTATTATTATAATCGTTTCTAATACAATGGAATCTATAAAATATTCTTTGTATTTTAAGCTTTTTCTTATTAAAGTTCTTTAAATCTTTTAGTTTTATCTTATTAGATTTAGAATATTCTATACTTCTTGATAAGCTTCTTTGTTCTCTTTTGAGTCTTTTTTTAAGCTTTTTTATTCTTTTAGTTTTATTAATATTTTTATAAACAGTACCATCAGAACACACTGCTGTGTTTTTAATACCTAAATCTATTCCTAATCCTTTTGTATTTGTGTTAGCTATAGGTATGATATCTTCAACTTCCATAACAAGTGATAAAAAATATCTATCAGCTATTTTAGTTATAGTACCACTCTTGATATTTGCATTTTCAGGTATATATCCGTATTCTTTAAGCCTTACAAATTTTAAAGTAGGTATTTTTATTTTATGTCTATAAAATTCAAAATCCTTTTTATTGTTTTTTACAAAATAGGCACCTAATTCATTCTTACCTTTCTTTTTAAAAACTGGAAAAGAGCTTAAACATTTGAAAAAGTTTTTAAAAGCCTTTTCTCCATAAATCATAGCTTTTTTAATAGATTTAGAAGATACTTCTTTTATCCACTTCTTATCAGAATTGTTAGGAAGATAAACATGATTAATATACTTAGCAAAATCAAAAGCACTTACAAACTTATCATGTAATCTATATTGTTCCTGATTATATTTAATATATTCATTATATATAAATCTTTCAACTCCGATAGTTTTGTTTACTTGTATCTTTTGTTCATTTGTTAGTTTTAACTCTATCTTTAGTGCTTTATACATTCTTTCACCCACCTTTCTATATGTTTTTATATGTTTGAATATAATTTAGATAACTGTTTTTGTGCTCCTTTCAGGCTTCATAAAAAATTTGGCAGCCTATTTAGCTGCCAAATTTGAAAGTATTAATTATAAATTCTATTAAATGCAGCTTAGCTATTAAGTTCACAAATATCATAACAACGGACCAAGCCTTAATAAAGGTCACACTTAAAAACCAATGTAAATATAATATCCATTCACATAATTTTGTACCAACACATAGTTGAGCAATAGACTCAAGCACGTCATATTTAAATATTTGGCCTGCAAATGGAAAAATATTTTTTAATCCGGCTTCAGATACAATATGCCCTATCTGCATAAATAAAATCAAAGAAATGGACCATCTTATGGCATCAGTTAACCTATGCACAAATCTTGATATAATATATAAAATTAATAAAAGTGTTATTAAACCTTGAATAGAATCAGGCGACAATATTTTAGGATTTAATTGATTTGTAAAATATGTAATATCATAATTTGTTCCGGCTATATCATTCAAACCATTTGTTATATTTTGAAGTACATCTACAACCAAAAATGTAATACCCCCTTTCTAAAGACTAAAATCATCAGATGACTCAGAATTTATCATATCATCAAACCCTGCAAAAGGATTATAATCTCTTGCCCTTTGAGCCTTATCTTTTGCAGCTTTTGCTGCATTTTCTTTTTGTTTAGCCTTTGTATATCTGTCAGCCTCAGCTGTAGTCATCATGCCAAGATTAAAATAACCGCCGATAAGACTGTCATCTCTAATAGGCTCAGACATTTTCTTTCCTGATTTCATTTTATAATTATAAACAGGATTATTATTCTTATCTGTCTGAAAATCTATATGACTTACAACATTAGATTTTGATACACTTTTAGACATATTTGTAAAGCAATCACCAGTTACAGGATTGCCTAATTTTTTACTCATAATTCATCACCTTAGTTCCTTTCTGTTTTTATTATATATATAATTTTATCTTAATACAATATAGTAACCAACTTATTTTTATATAGATTATACATCAAAAATATTCATTAATATATAAATTTCGGGTGCTATTTTAAAACAAAGGAGCTTAAAAATATGGATTTAACACTACCATATCTAATATTAAAACTAAAATACATAGAAAACGAACATAATAAACCGATATTATGTGAAAAAACTGATATTCATACTTTAAACTTCCCAATATTCAAATCGTTTATAACATCTTCTCTCACAGGTTTATCTAAACTTAACAGCGGTGATATCTTAGATATATGGGCTGATTTATCAGAAAAAATTAAAACCAATCAGCCATGCTTTGAACAGCTATATGTAATAGGTGTTTCGCCTGTCAGCATAGACACTATGAATACAATCAATCCAACTTTGGCTCACTTTTATAAGAATGACATAGATGAATCATTTTATAAATCAATATATTTGATTAGAATAACATCCAACAATGCAAAAACCATACTCAAAATGTATGACATTACACAAAATATTATTTGTAATCTTGATTTATTTAAAGAATATTAAAGGAGGATATATCATTATGAAAAACGCATTTAAGCCTTTTGAAACATTATACGAAAAATATATTGCAAGTACATTGCCTATTAAAACGGCATATTGTAATAGAGGTACAAGCTCAATCTATGAGGTCAGCGAATATTTATTAGACGAATTGTTTAAAAACGTCAAAAATTTCAGGTCTGATTTTTTAGTAGATTGGGAAAATATATCTAATAAGATTAAAAATATAAACACATGTGAAACTGCCTTATTTGTTATAGCCTTTCGAGAAAACGGTGTAGACAGCCATACATATATCGGACTTAGAGCTGAAAACGGAAGAGAATATTTTGATGAATTTTATGGCAATAAAAAAGTCTTTATGCTTGCGTGTATGGGTATGGATAAAGCAGAAACCACTGTTAATCTATATAACATCTATGACGTTATCATCAATCATTTTGATGTATTTAAGGATTATATTAAAATTCATCACACATAAATAAAAATAGCCCCTGTATATACAGGGGCTATTTTTATTTACAAAATCAATTTTCAAGTTCTATTTCATCATCATGTACAAATTCTACATTATCATCAATAAAACTTTGCTCACATGCTTTTTTAAAAATATCAAGAGCCGAATATCCATCAGGCAATAATGAATTTAAGAAAACAACTCGTGATGCAATTTGTATTAAACTCATTTCAGGTTCATTATTCCAAAACAAAGATAAAACTTCTATTGCAGACAACTTTGAACAATACTGTTCTTCTGACAAAGAAGCAAAAACACCTGCCTTTGCCTTTTTTACAAACCATCTAGCTGGATGAACAATCTTCTGTTCCAAGCTTAAATTATCCATGATAGGCAATAATGCTTCATAAACAGGAGCAATAGTATTTACTACTTTTTTTCGAAACTCTATTTGCTTTTGTGTAATCATTGCATTTATCTCATTGATATTTATGTCGTCCATATTGTTATCCCCTTAAAGTTATATATATTTATTATGCGTAAACCTTTTCAGGTTTATTTAACGATATTATAACATCATATACATACTGACGCAATACCCATACAGGTAACATAAATTTTATAAAATTCAATGAGTTAGCTCTTTCAAGAACTCTTGTATCTATTAAGCATGCATATAACTTATTGTTATATAAAACAATAAGTTTATTAAAACCTATAACATATGTTTTTAACAACCATATAAAGCCCAAACATATTAAGCTTGATATGACAAAATTAATTATTAACATCAATTCATTTGTATTAATTACAAACGAATTGGCAAAAAAGCTTAAAATAGTGCTCTCGCTACCAACAATACCTGTCAAGCCCTCAAACATACCAACGAATACTGATAACAGTTGTGTCACAACAGCATATGTAAAGACAACACCAACAACTTCAGCAATCATTGTCACAACAGTGACTATCATACTTGTAATAGATTTAAGTACACCTAATGATGCACCCGGTATTGATACTAAAACGCTTATACCTTTTTTAAATACGCTTACAATCGTCCCGATTGCGTAAAAGACACCTATTAAAGCAATCACGAGCATTAATGCAAGTGCATTTAAATAATATAACACATGCATCACGCCTGAACCTATAAGATTAATTGCATGATGTGATAATCTACTTTGGATGGTTCCTGTATTTTTATTTGAATAAGTAATTACCCCATCTCCGTTAAAACGTGATGATAAATAATTATAAATAGAAAGTGTTGACAATCCGCCTTGAGTAACAGTATCCACACCGTTTGCATTTAATCCTGTAGAATTATAAACAGTCGTTGTACCGTTTATAGCACCGATGTTTCCGCCATTGCTGAATATATTAAATCCGGCCCACTTAGTACCGTTAAAAATATCAGCATTTGCCGTATTATCTCTTCCAAGCCATTTATCAGCTTTAGCTGTTTCTGAGAACATATTATAAACAGTATTTTCACCCTGTTCTGTATCAGGATTAAATGTTGTACCGTTTTCAATAATACCCTGTCGTCTGCCTTTATTAATACTTGCATTGTTGCTCATAACACCCATAACATCAGACTCCCAATCAGACGGATAATAAAAATTATCAGCCATATAATCAGATAATAATCTGAATGTATCATTAACAGATGCCATATTAAGTGACGACCTACCTGTTAATAATTCTTTGTTCCATTCCAGTGTATTATTTCCTAAAACAGAACCTATACTTGTATTGACCGCACCTGATGCTTTATTTATTTCAAGAACAGTTCTTCTTAAATTTCTTGATGATTCAGCCGTTGATTCGTTTTTGATGTTGTCATACACAAGAGTACCTCTTGGGTCTAATCTCATATTCTTTGCCCAACTTTCAAAATCAACAAATGTTGATGCAATAATTTGTGTAGTCGGACTATGTGTATCATCTGTAACAGTACGCATGCTTTCAAGCGTTGATGTATAAAGAATACCCAACACAGGAACACCTACTGCAATAAATGCAACTCTAATAACAAATGCCTTTAATTTCGGCAATTTACTTACTCGTTTTCCAAGAAGTAATGCTGTAATTAAAAATGCAATCATTAAAGGCACTATTACAAGCCAAGATGTTTGTGTTAAAGCATTATAAGTGCCACTCATCCAATTTATAATCGGAGAAATCACAGGTGTTGGCATATGAGCCGTATTTGTTAAATCAGACTGCCACTTTCCACCATCTATATTTTGCAAGAACTGAAACGGATTCATGAATTGCAAAACCGTTATCATAAACGACATTGCTCTCTCGGCAAACATTGATAATATGAAAAATAACATCATAATACCACCGGAAATAATTCTTCCGTTACCCATGGTCGTTTTCACACCATATTGGTCAAGTCCAAGGTCAGCTAATAAGCTGCCATACCTTGCATAAATTAAAGATTTTGTAGTGGATGGATTATCAAGAGCCGAAAAACTTACAGCTGTAGCTGCTTTTCCTGCTTCTGTTGATAAAAAAGCACTGAAATCAAAATCACTATCGCCATAACCTATATAAGCTCCCGCATTTCCAACATTACCGACATCAAAAGCTGTATGTGCATTATCTTTTGAATTAGGACCTAAAACATTATTCACATAAGATGTTAATGATGCAGAAATAGAATATAAATTCGTATCTATAGCTTTAGCACTATGAGCCTGCTCATTCTTACTGTAAATAGAATTTAAAATAATATGATAAATATATTGCAATGTCTTTATATCATATCCCCAGAACGCTACATTAGAATTTGCTTTTAATAACTCATCTCTTGATGCTGTAGTATATTCCATACCATAGTTATTATCAGCATATTCTGAATTATCACCGAAATTAATACCACTGTCTAAACCATTAGATGACCAATCTGTAGTCATTTTTGAAAAGGCTTCTATTGGGTCGCTTCGAAGTGCACCCTGAGAACCGTCATCAGCAGCATGTGGTTTATCACTAATAATAAAGCTATGGTCTGATTGAACAATTTGACGCTTAAATACACTTCCTGACGGTGCATTTGTTGTGCCGGAAATCTTAATAGGAAATGCATCATTCTCAGGATATAAAGCTTCTCTTGCCCAACTGTCGCCATATACAGGACTTTTTGCAAAGTGATTAATTGCACCGTCAGTTGCAGCTACACCACTCTTTCCGCCTCTGTCTTTATCAGTATCTGTATCTCCATCCCATCTGTTATATGGATTCTCTTTACCAACATTAGTAGCATTACTTACAGCTGATGAAGCAGACTCACCATCTTGAATAAACCAGATTCTATCTAATCCCAGTGCTTTATCTTTCCAAGATTTACCAGCGGTTGATGTTGTTGTTAAACTTGTAGACGGTTGGAATCCAAGAGTATATGAAGCATCTGTAAAATATGGCTTATGTTCAAGCACTGTACTGTTAATATCAAGAAACGTCACATTATCAGGTAAGTTTGCCTGAAGCATAGAATTAAACTTGCTCTGCCAATAACCATATGTACCATCTTGTGTATATGTTGGAGAATCATATCCTCTTCCCGGAAGCATACCAACCCAATATACACTTGCATTTAACTCAGACCAAGCTGTTGTAGCCAGCGATAAATCTAAATTAAACTGCTCAGGTGCATTTCTATGGTCAACTATATTGCTTTGATGCTGCCAAATTGGAATATAATCCCAATAATCAGCATGATAATGCGTACATGGTCCATAAATAGGGTCATCATCTTCATCATAACCTATAATATCATAGGCATGCTCAAAATAAGCAGGATGATACTTCCATTCATGCTGTAATCCCGTATCAACATCCTCGTCATGTCTTACACTCGTAATATCATTAATTTTGCCCATACCGTAATAAATAACAACGGCTACTTTTGTATCAGGCTTTCCGTCATGATTTGCATCCGGTGCACTGGCATTATATTCTTTAATCGCTTTTGCAACTATATCTGTATCGGCATTATAAACTGTAGCATTAAAATCAGAAAATAATGTTTCTGATTCAGATGGCATCCATTCAACATTCATAGTTTTAATATTATTAATATCGCCTGATGCATATGCTGTATTCACAAGCTTTTCATATTTATCTATTGCCCTTAATCTATTTGAAGTATTTTCGCTTGAATTATACTCAGCATTACTTGGAAACTTTTCTTTGTATTTGGCTGTGATTTTTTTAGATACATAATCAGACATATCTTTATGACCGATTGCACCCTCGTACCAGTCAACTATGCCATTATGATTTGCATCATCGAAAAACCATCGGTTGATTGGAATCCCTGTTGAATCTACACCATCAGCGTCATTCACACCATAATCTGAACGCCCATAAGTATCACTCTGATACTCTTGTTTAACGGCATTATACATTTCTGCCACCAAACTGTAATTACCACCTGTCTGAGAGTCACCTAATATAATCAAATGCTCAACTGTTCCATTCTTTGGGCCTGAAACCTGTGATGCAAATATTGGAAATGTATTACTAATACTTGATGTTAACGTTAAACCTATGGCTAAACCAAAAGACACTATCTTATGTTTAATCTTATACATCTATAATAATTACCCCTTTCTTATAAAATTCGCTAACAATATTCTAACCTAAAATCTAATACATTTCAATTCATTTACGAGATTTTTTGATAAAATATCTCTTGTGTTTCAAAAAAATATATGCTATTATGTGTTCGGGTAATATTTTGAATATGAGTGGGTTTACAGCAAAGAATCTAAAATAATATCTGGTAAATATTAAAACATCAAACCTACTTATTATTAAAAGTGGACACACAGCAAATAATAAAATAATACAAGGAATATGTAATCCAAAACATTTTATAGTCTACTTTAATTTTAAACAAAAGCATCACTTAAAGGACTTAATTATCATGATTAAGTCCTTTATTTTAACTCAATCAATTTAGAAAGGATAACTATCATGACATTTTGGGATAATTTAACAGAAATTAACAATCGCACATTTACAGCAAACGGCTCAGAGGCTTACAGTTCAACAGGTAGTTATCTGGTTGATTTTGTAGGTAAAATTTCCAGTTACAGAAAGTCATCAGAGGATGATATCGTCAAATGGATGGATTTATTATATGATGAAAACCCATTAGCAGCAAGAAAGCTCAGCTTTTATGTGAGAGATATCTTGCAGGGCATGGGTGAAAGAAGAATTGCAAGACTTCTTTGGAAGAAACTTGCATTTATCGACCCTGATAACATGAAGCTAAACATCAAAAACATTCCTGAGTTTGGTAGATTTGATGATTTGTATGCTCTTATCGGCACACCTGTTGAAGCTGATATGTGGTTGTTTGTTAAAAACCAGTTTTATAAAGACATAACCAACATGAATCAGAATAAGCCTGTATCAGGTCTTGGAAAATGGCTTAAGAGCCCTAATTCTAAGGTTAAAGCTACCAGAGCTATGGGCAGACTCACAGCAAGCCACATAGGTCTTGAAAATAGAGCTTTTGCAAAATCCCTTACCAAGCTTAGAAAATACTTAGATGTTGTTGAGCTTAAAATGACAGACAATAACTGGAACGAAATCAAGTATCCGAATGTTCCGTCAAAGGCTGCTCTTAATTATAAAGATGCATTTAAGAAACATGACACAACAAGATATCTTGCGTTTCTTGATGATGTTAAAGCAGGTAAGTCTAATATAAAGGCCAACACATTGTATCCGTATGATATCGTGAAAACATTTTTCAATCATACATATGATGATACAGCTGAGTTATTATGGAAGAATCTTCCGGATTTCATCACGGATAAGTCCAAAAATATCTTAACCGTATGTGATGTATCAGGCAGCATGAATAGTGATAATTATACGCCATTATCTACTGCAATAGGTTTGACTTTATATTTATCCGAGAGAACGGAATCTATTTTTAAGAATAAGTTCATCACATTCTCTGCCAGACCTGAACTTATAAAGATTCCAGATACCTGTGATACACTTGCATCAAGAATTCAGTTTACTAAGTCACGACACTGGGGATATAATACTGATTTAGCCGCAACTTTAGATTTAATAGCTGATGCTTGTAAATTAAATCCTAAAGATTTTCCTGACAGCTTGTTAATCATCACGGATATGCAGTTTGACAGTCATACAACAGATGGCTGGAATGAAACTTTATATGAACACTACAAGAACAGATTTGAAAAGGCAGGTTTAACCATGCCTAATATCATATTCTGGAACACAGCAAGTCATAACTATAATGGAGCATTCCAGACAAATAAAAGAACAGCAGGTGTACAGTATGTATCAGGTATGAGCCCGGCTATCTTTCAGAATGTATTGAAAAATCTTCAGAAGACACCATATGAAGCTGTTATGGACATCATCAATTCTGAGAGATACTCAATAATTGCATAAAACAATTTAATACAGCTTGGATACTCATCTAAGCTGTATTTTTATATGAGAAAGGATATTACATGAATATTTTAGTTAAGTATTTCGATAAGCCTAATTATAAATGCAAGAGATTAGAAAAGATTTATAAGGGTGACTGGATTGACCTTTATGCATCCGAAGATACCTTTGTATCTACGAATACAAACAAGCCTACTCTTGTACCCCTTGGTGTTGCTATGAAACTACCACCCGGATACGAGGCTCATGTTGCACCTCGCTCTTCTACTTTTAAGACATGGGGTATTATTCAGACCAATTCTTTTGGGATTATAGATAACTCTTATTCCGGAGATAATGACCAGTGGATGCTGCCGGTTATATGTATTAATCCGAAAGACATTCAGGGCACATTAATTAAAGCAGGTGATAAAATCTGTCAGTTTAGGATTATAGAATCTATGCCTGAAGTTAATATCACAGAAGTAGAACATTTAGATGACACAGATAGAGGTGGATTCGGTTCTACGGGCAAGAACTAAAATACAAGACCAAGGAATAATCCTTGGTCTTGTATTATTTTTACATGTTAACCCACACAGGTATTCTAAATATATATATTATTAACCCTGTTACTATATATGAACATAGCATAATTGCAGCTCCTGTTGTTGCAATCTCATCTCTTTTATTGAGTTTATACAACACGGTTATTCGTAAAATCACACAAATACCTGATAAAATACAAATACTGGATATGAGCATGAAAAAGCCCCACATAATCGTATAAAACCATCCCCACAATGCAGGCGGAGGTTCAACATATCCATTAGGCAAGACAGTTGCCTTAGTATAAATATAAGTTAAAACTTTTGCTCTAATATATCCATAGGCAAATGCAGCCATAAATATACCTGAGAATAGACTTATTATAGCATTAATGCGTATTCTTATCATTTCAGGTGTAATCTTCTTTTTATCATCACCTATATATTCATTAGACTTTACACCCATAGTTGTTTTTACAAAACCACTACCAAAATTATGAAACCCATTACTTATATTTGAAATAAACTTATCAAGCCTTTGACCAAGTGTTTTTCTTTCTTTCATGATAATATATACCTTTCTTACAATATACTCATTTATCAATATATTATAATTGAATTCTTATCAAAAATCCAGTATAATATCAAATATAGAAAGGAATTTTAATTATGCTGACAAAACCAATATTAAAAATAATAGTGCCATGTTATAACGAACAGGATTTATTACCTGTATCGTGTAAAGAATTTAAGAAAATCATAAATGACTTAATTCATGAAAAACTTATATCCGATAAAAGTTTTATATTATTTGTAAATGATGGCTCTAAAGATAAAACATGGGATATTATAAAAGAACTAGCAAATAATAATAGTATTTACTCAGGTATATCTCTTGCTAATAACAGAGGTCATCAAACAGCTTTACTTGCAGGATTACTTGATGACTCAAGAGAATATGATATTTGTGTATCAGCTGATGCAGATTGCCAAGATGACTTATCTGTAATAAAAGATATGGTACTTGATTGGTACAATAATAAAAAAATAGTATATGGTGTAAGAAAAAAAAGAGAAACTGATACTGTTTTTAAAAAATATACAGCTAGATTTTTTTATAAAATAATGACATATCTTGGCACAAATACAATTCCGGACCATGCAGATTTCAGATTGTTAGACCGTTCTATTATCGAACAATTAAGAAGTTATCCTGAACACAGTATATATTTTAGAGGTCTCTTTCCTAATATTTTAAATGACAATCAAACATCTATTATTTATTATAATAGAAAAGAACGTCAAATAGGAGAAAGCAAATATAGCCTCAAAAAAATGATTAACTTAGCCGGTGACGGTATAGTCAGTATGTCAAACGAACCATTGAATTTAATATTTAAGTTCAGTATATTATTTGTGTTTATAACGGCTATTTGTATACTTGCAAATATTATATCTGTTATTATGAATCATACAAATATAATATTTATATTGATAACAACTATGATGATATGTACTTGTATTATATTAATAGCATTGTCAATTATAGCTCAATATATTGCACGCATTAACATTGAAACCAGAAATAGACCGAGATATTGGATAAACGACAAAACATAAAATATAGCTGCCACTTTAAGATTTTACTTATTGTGGCAGCTATATTTTTTAATCAGGAAAAATAAATATTGTTAAAGATGGTTTCCATCACACAATTTATTATAGAATAAAAATTTTATAATGCAATCCTGATTATTTTAATGTTATTGTCCCATCATAATTAACCAGTATTTTATAACTGTCTACGCTTGATAATTCATACCCGTCTGAATTCTTAGCATAATCAGACTCAATCAAATTTTGTTCGTATAATTTGACAACAGCTTCTCCAAGTAACCTTTCTTTTTCTTTTGAATCAGCCATAGAATATTCAGAATCTGATAAAACAAGTTGCAACTGTGACGTAATATTCTTGACAATATCAGATTCACCTGTCACTGTATTCTTTTCACTATCAGTATCATTCATATGATTCCAGCTGATATTAGATTCTTTTTTCTTACAAGCCGTTATACTACACATTATACATGCAACAAGCATTACACCGGCTATAATTCTTTTTTTCAT